CTGTGAGGGCTGCTATATGTTCCGCTGCTGGTTCCAACTCTCGAACTTGAAACTCATCATTAATAAACTTGGGCGGTACGCGCAATGTGAATACGAGCACGATACGCTTCCCGCCTTTCAGTCCACCAGAGCGTCGTATAGGAAAGGCAGGAATCGAACCTGCGACTTTTAGGCTCTACCACTGAGCTACATCCCGACTCTGGTAACTTCAAACTCTCCTGCTTTGGTACACCCGGAGGGAATTAAACCCCCGACCCTCTCCACGTCAAGGAGACGCTCTATCTCTGAGCTACGGGTGTAGATTCAATCAGCTTACTCCAACCTTCAGCCATTTCAGGACTCACTGAAACCGTGCTGCAACATTTGAAACTGGCGGAGACGGCGGGATTTTCACCCACACCAGAGCCGCAACAAGGCCCCGTTCTAATGATGCTCACGTTCGTATACAAACGCCACACCTTGACACTACATCTCACACTTGGCGGGGATGACGGGGTTCGAACCCGCGACTTTTCGCTCGACAGGCGAATACTCTGACCGACTGAGTTACATCCCCAAACATTAGTACAAAATTCCTCGATATTCATTAGCCAATTCCTGACGGAGACGGATAGTCTTCACGATGGCAGGTATGGTCTCTTCCTTCATCACTCGCTCAAACTCACGAATGCCTTCCTGCTCTTCTGCTGTCAACTTACGCCAACCGTTTGCTTCAAAGTCAACCATGTGCTTCCTCTCGACAACGCTTCACATTCAAGTCAGAAAGCGTTGCATGACTCGCGATGAGGAACCCGATAGGGTCGTCACCGCCGCCAATCGTTCCATTGGTGAGTTCAACTAGGTACTTGACTACTCGCTGCTCATCCGGTGTGTACGGCTTCTCATCGAAGTTCCGCATGTCCGGTGTAAACGCTTGACACATACTTGTTTCCTCATCAAAAATCCAGTAACTGTTGCCACTTCTCCGCCCTCTCCTCTGATACTGCGATAAGTGCGGTATTGTTCCTTACATCCTCTTGATTAAATACATAAGCCGTATCTGTGTACAGGTCGTAAGCCACAATAAAGTCAAATTCATTTTCCGTGTACCGACGAGTGTTGTGCCTCCCATCCGAAATTCGAAGTGAGATAAAAGGTAGCCCTTTTCTAGCCTCACGCGCCCACCTCACTTGTACCTTCATAGTTCTACCTTGTGCATTCTCTACTACCCAATCGGTCTTATCACCATCAAACGGGGAACCGTAGGGGGTCAGACCATGAAGAGCCAACCGAAATAGAATTGCAGATTCAGCTATTCTCCCCTTACGAGATTTTGTAAGTTCCTGCCCGTCAACTACATTAGAAAACTTTGACCTATCCCCCCGAATCTTACGCGCAATACCTTTCGTAGAGGGGGGTTTGCGAGTGCTCTTTTCTTGCTCCGATAGAGGGTAACCTCTCAACCATAAGGAGCAACTACTCTGAGATACACCTAACTGTTTAGAAATAACTTCCAATGAGAGACGGTGTTCAACACGTAACCTGATTGCTTCTTCTTTCTCTTTCTTTTTAGCCATTATCGAACCCTTATATGTATCAGAAGTGACTTACATATAAGGGTTCTGTAGTTGAAAAAATGGCGGTGCTGAAGGGAGTTCAACCCTCATAAGCTCCCTCGACAGGGGAGTTCATTGGCATTATGATACAGCACCAAACTTCGCGTGGCACCAGCGGTGTTAGCTCACCGGCTGACGACGAAACTGTGTCCGTACCACGAGTTCAAACTGTGTTCCGCAGCTTTACTTCTATCTGCAAGCCTATTGCCGACACGCGCCTGATATGCGGTGTGCGCTAGTGCTACCCCAAACTTGGTGGACGTGTCGTGCCGCTTACGCTGCCATTTAGAGACGTGCAGTGTCTTTTAGAGAGCCAGTGAGCCGGATTGTGTCACCGTTACCGGGAACTTTCCAGTTTTCCATCCTCTTCTAAACTGGTGGACAATAAGGGGCTCGAACCCTTGACCTTTTCCATGCCATGGAAACGCTCTCCCAACTGAGCTAATCGCCCTTTGAAACTTGGAGCACCGAGGGAGAATCGAACTCCCGCATTAACAGGGTTGCAATCTGTCGCCTTACCGTCTTGGCTATCGGTGCATGAATCTAAACTTGCGGTTTAGGTTATCCTCCCGCACCATTACCCTAGAACCGTACCCGCCTTTGTGCGTCAGTATTGGGATGGCTTGAACTTGGAGCGGGATAGGGGACTTGAACCCCTGACTTCAACTTGGAAGGATGACGTGTTACCACTACACTAATCCCGCAGCCCGGTGCTCTCCCCGGCGTCACACCACTGGACTCAGCTTCGGAGCATATCCGCTTGCCTACACCACACTCACATGTGGAACGTCCTTGGACAGGTGTCGTCCATCTTATTTGAGTGCCGATGGGGTTCGAACCCATGACTTCTTCCATCCGCTAACTGCTCGGGTAGGCCGTCCTCTACCGCCCCGATGGCAAACATCGCATCGGCGTTCACTGAGGTACGAGCACTCAAAACTTTACTGCACCAGAGACTTCTATAACCGGGGTTCTGTTCCCCACCTTTCGGTGGTTCGACAATCATTCGTCTCGACGTTGTGTTACCACAACGCTCTAGCCCTCAACCCGCCGATTCATAACGGTACGAACAGCACCTGTCGGCCTATTTGAAGTTGCATCACCTAGAAGTTTACCGCGTTTCACTCCTCACTGAAGAGGCTCGTCTCTGTGGCACTTGTCGTCAGTGATGTTCCACTGCGTGGGCGTTACCCACTAGGTTGTTCTATGATGCCCCGAATTTCCTCGAAGTGAGTATTGCGCTCACGTCGCGATTGTCCGAAGTCTCTGGTGCAATCTTTTCAACTATTGGATTCCATTGTATTAGCTAACTTAGGAGAAGCAATGGAATCCAAGCTGTGTTCTAAATGTAACACCAACCATCCCGCCTCAAAGGAGTATTTTGGGGTTCGTACCAGAAGGAATAAGAATGGTACTACTATAACCCTTAATTCATGGTGTAGAAAATGTACCAACCACTCCTCAAACAATTATAACAAAAACCACAATTCCACCGAGTTGCTACAAGCAAAGACGGGCTTCATCCCCTTTGTGCACCCAATTTGCAAATCTGGGACGTTGCAACGTGGACGTTACCACATTTAGAGCGTTTTTGGTGGAGCCGAGGGGATTCGAACCCCTGTTGACACGGTGCAAGCGTGTTGTCCTCCCACTGAACGACGACCCCAAAATTCAAACCTAAATTGTCAAATACCTATACATCATCGAGTCACTGAGACTCTAAACTTTTGGAGCGGGATGAGGGATTCGAACCCTCGACCTCTTCCTTGGCAAGGAAGCGTTCTACCACTGAACTAATCCCGCATACATCTGAACATCTAATACTGCGAATCTTGGTGCGGAGGGTGGGACTCGAACCCACGATAGTCGTCTTGTAAGGGCGATGATTTAGCCGCTAATCTACCCCCGCATTTGTTGCCACCAAATAAGAAAGCCACCCGGTTAGGGTGGCCTCGGTTGGTTTGGATTCTAACTTAGTTAGTTTCCACCACCCAAGGCCAGCATCTCGCCTCCCGCGCAATCTTCAGCGGCGGCTGCGACACGCACGACGCCGACCGCTACTGCGGGGGCTACGGCTACGGTCGAGTTGGAGCGAGTGCTGTTCATGTGAAAATGTCCTCTTGAATAAGATACTACAAATTGGGAAAACTGCAACAACTATTTTTCGAATTTCTTCAATTAGCTTTGTGGGTCAGTCCGGGTTGCTACCGTTCCCTGAGTCTTTCGTCGGCTTGAGGGGTTTGCTGTCCCCGGTGCCCTGACAGTGCCAGCTTCTACTTCCACAAAGGGTTTCCGGGGCCTTACTCCACATCGACCCCGTAAGTCTGATACCTCGAAGCTGTAGCTTGCTAAGCCAATGTGGTATGAACCTATAATACACGGTTGTCAGAAAAACGCTACACTTTTCTTTTCTGATACTGCACACCGGCTGCGACGAAGAGCAAACCAGTGCCCATCAGCCACAGGCTTCCCGGCTCAGGAGTGGGGGCAAGGGGCGACGAGGGGATGAGCGTGGGCGGTGAGGACAGTGCAGTGAACAGCACAGGCGTCAGGGGCGTGTCCGGAGGCGTGTCCGGCGTAGTGTCGGTTACCACATCAGGGGTGACAGGCGGAGGCTCGACCGGGGTCAGGGCCAACTCAATGGTGGGCGGCGAGACCGTATCCAGTTGAATCTCTGGCGGGGTCACATCGAGAATAGTAGCTTGGCAAGCGAACTCTACCTTAGCTACAGCTTCCTGAGTCGTCATCTTGTACTTTGGTCTAACGACCTTGGGATTGGGCTTCCAGTTGGGGTGGGCGATACGCCACTTCGCCCAAGCGTCTGCCGTGGTCTTACTCACACGGTTCTTCACCTTGGTCACGGTCGTGGTCGGGATGAACTTGCTGCATGTCGGGGCGGCAATGGCGGCTCCTACCACTGCTGCACCAATCCAGAGTAGGGGTAGAGCCTTCCACGTCCGGCGTCTCTTCAGTTTACGTCCGTACCTATCAAATGTCATCAGTCAGACTCCTGTCCGGGTGAGTGTACTACATCTTCAGCAAATAAGGTAGAGTAGTCGAAGTGGCAGATACCAACTGCTTACTCCGGGGTTTAGCGGTCTCGTATGGTTCAATCAACGTCAGGTATTTGGCAACGGCTTGTCGTAGCCCGATGAACGCCTCATAGGCTTCCAGTGCAGCCTCGCACCCTTTACATGAGCCAGTGATGGCTCCCCGACCATGAGCAGGGTTGTACTTGGTGTGCTTGGAGCACTTCAAGGTGGGCTTGCTACGGCTGAGGGTCTTGAGATGACCCTTCATGGTCTCGTCAAAGCGAGGTTTTAGCATGTTACCTCCAGTATACCGTCGTCGGTCGTAGTTTGGTCAGTGTTGTTTTCCATGCAGTCACAGCCTTCCGAGCAGAGTTGAAGGCAGAACGAATCTACCATAGTCCGAACATCAGCAGCGTTTGTGCATAACCGGCTGTGGGTTCCATCGCCCAAGTTGAAGCCATCCGGTGCGGAGACCTCGTAGTCGCCTACACTACCCTCCAGTCGAAAGCCTCGTGCTTCGACCCACTCACCGAGGGTTTGACGGAAGGGGTTAGAGTTGACGACTCGGGGAGTCTCCCCTTTCTTGGTGTAATACTTCACCTTAGCCGCCCATTTCTTGCGGAGGGTGATGGCACGCTTCTCCCGCGTCAGTGCAGCCTTGAGCATCTTCTGAGCGTGAGTAAGCTTCAGGTCAACCGGCTTCTTCCTCGACTTCTTCTCCACTCGTTCGAGGGGAAGGTCGTTGGCCCAAGCATGGACTTCACGATAGCTGCCGACACGGCTGTAGCGGGAGTTCCCACGCATCTTATCATGGTTCATCCCACGGGTGTGGGCAAGCTCATGAGCAATGACATGACCAAGTTCCACCTTGTCCGGGGTATGCTTGCTGAGTCGGATGTTCATCCAGTTTGAGTTGAGGTAGGCACAGCCGGAGCTATATGAGGAACCAGCACGTCGGGTGTAGGTGACCTTCACCTTCAGGGCCGGGGCTCCACGCTTGCACAGGTCGGGACGCTCATCCTTCAGTTCATGTGCAATGAACGCCCGGATGTGGTCTGACCGCCAATGAGTCTTGTTGTTGAACGTTATCTTCATACCCTCTATTATACAGGAGGGTACAGCGCAAAGTGCTGAAACCATGAGGTTTCAGGGAGGTTTCAGGGAGGTTTCACCAAGTTCCCGGCGACAAGTCCTTTGATTTCAGTAAATTTTTTCTTTGAAAATAGTGCTTGACATGTGGAAAACCATTTTGGCGGCTACTCGGTCTCGGAGTAGGTTTCTTCCATGTCGTAGCACTCGTCATAGAGGCGGAGCCTGAGGATGCCGGGGGCTGGGTGACTGGCAAAAATGTCCGCACCTTCCATCATCTCAAACTCCCGCTCAGAGAGGGTGACCTCACCACCGAAGCGTTGAACGAAGACAGCCACTAGACGAAGCAGTTGTTCTTCACGAAGTTCCTGCGGGTTGACAATCTCAAGGTTCTCTTCCATGGTGTATTCCTCTGCTAATGAGTCAGGAAAACAAAAAGACCGGCACGGTTGCGACGTGCCGGTCTCCATTTTGTTCAACTACACTTAGACGAGAGTAAGCTTCCTGATGCCGTCCGCTGCCTGAGCCGCACGAGCGGTGTCAGTAGGTGCAGCGATAACCAACGAAGGAATATCGCACTCAACGAGTTTAATCTGACTGGCGGGAGTGAGGGTGACCTTATTACCGTCCTTCTTCATAACTCCTACCTGAGCATATTGAACTAGAAGCTGCTGAATAACAGCCTCCACCTTATCCTCAGGTATAGTGAACTGCTGCTCAACTACGCCGCCGTCCACCTTGGTGATGTAAAAAACTAAGTTAGTTTCCATGTAACCCTTTCCTTTTGGGGTTTCCCAGACTGAACTCATCATGACTAGACAAGAAGGCATCCACCTCATCTATAGGGAGCTTCTTGGTCACGTTACCGTCTGTAACAAATTTAAAGCGTTTACCATACTGTGAGTTATTACTACCGTTTGCGTTTTCTGCTCGAATCTTTCTAAGGATAGTTGTCACCACCCTCCCTTTGTTCTTTAGGGAGATAGATTTCTTAGCCTCATCAGTGTGGGTCTTTCCAAAGAAAGGATTTGTCTCACCGGGATGGCTAGAAAATGGCACCAAAGCAAATCTACGGGGGTCTTTGAATAGTCAGATAATTAGTAGGTCAAAGTTGTTCACTGAACCCCCCTCTACATAAAACTACACACACCTCCAGCGCAAGCTACCGTGTCCTGAATCTTGGTGTTGTCTTCTTCTTCGATGAGGTCTTTGTAGTCTACATCGACGTACTCACGCTGAAGGTCGCACCAATACTTCCAGTTGTGAACTTCCTTCAGGCAGTAACTCATGAGCTTACGGTCGCCCTCGAAGTAGCGGTCAGAGAACTGATGAGCACGACGAATCCAGTCACGCTTCACAGCACACTTGAAGACTTCCTCACGTTCAGCCATCTCGATTTCCGTGGGGTGAATCTCATTACCGTTATCGTCAACAACTGCCACCGGTTCCGGGCACTCCAGCTTGTTGACACCGTTCACGTAGTCGCAAGCCAACCATAGGTTGTTATCGAACGCCGCGAGGCCATCGACAATAAGACCCGAAGCCATCAAGCTTCCGTCGCCATACAGCTTGACGATTTCAGCCGGGGTGTGAATGGCACTGAAGGGAGCCTGAGGATAATCAAGGTCACCCGTGCTAGAAAGCAAGGACACACCCGCGAAATCCTGACGGTGCTCGTAGATGTAGGCTTCAACCTCGTCCCATTCATCAGGGCGGACGTTGATGGTGTTCGACACGTTGTGACGAAGATAGGGTTGTGTGCAAAGCTCAGCATTGCGGCCAGCTTCCACCCAGTTGTTCTGCGTCAAACGTACATGCTCAAGCAGCTTGATGGCGGTCATATCCTTGCGGGTACGAGCACCTTCAGCCGTCTCGATACAAAATGCAATCACCGAGTCGGTGCCATTCTTCGACCACACGCTCTTCTCCACCGCACGCGGGTTCTTCTCAGCCAAGAACTGGTATGGAGCTTCCAGCATGTTGGCTTGAACGCGGCGGATGTAACGCTTGGAGTGGTGAGCGTGAATACCGCTCGATGTGCCGAGGATGCAGGACGTGGTTCCGGCTGGCTTCACGCAAGTGCAACGTGCTGCCTGACGGATACCAATCTTCGCCGCGATTTCCTTGTTGGTGGCGACAACAAGCTGTGCCATCTCACGCTGAATTTTAGGGTCGAAGAGAATCTCCGGCGAGTCCATCATGCCGGTGATGCTGACACCCAGAAGGGCCTCACGGTCGGCGATGTTCTTGGTAGTCTGACCAAGGTATTCGAAGTCGGTGTAGCCAGCCTGTGCCGTGCCGATGATGGCAGCAGCCCTAGCAGCGATAGCGAAGTCTTCCTTGGTCTTGCACTTCTTGCCATTGATTTCGCAGAGATTGCAGAACGCCCATCCGCTGAGACCAGTGGTGACATCGACCGGGTACATGCCAATTTCAACACACTGACCCGTAACCAAACCATTTGCTATGACGGTGTTGGAAGTGTATTGAGTAAGGCAGTACACATCGGACACACCACAAGGTGTGATGGATTTTACTTTGGTAATGAATCGTTCCGGTTTACGACAATTTGTCCCACAGTACCCCATCAGAGACTGAAGGATATCCTTCTTGCGACCGAAACACCCTACGACCTCGTATGCCCTAATACTATTAGGTCGATTCAAAATGAGTTCGAAGTTGTCTTTGGTAGCATAGAGTTTAGAGCCACCGCGCCCATCGGGAAGAAGGGTTCGCCCCGCCTTTCTACGCGGAGTTACCCTCGAAACCACCGCGAACATCGCGAACAACCTCTGCACCTCTACCAGCAGGGCTTCATTGCTCTGGTTAAGTCGCCAAGAGAAAGTAGGTACTTTTTTGTGGTCACTCAGATTCAAGCCACCGTCTGCAAACATAAGTCCTTGTAGGTAACCCACCACCATCTCCCGACACCCACGCCATACACACTCAGGAATATTATCCTTGATCGTCGCCGGGTCTTCGATGTTCAAGTTCTCCCTCAAGAACCGATAGAGACGCAGTCCGCCTATCCTGCGTTTGTCCTCCCCCTGCTTCACCCAATCCAACTGGGTATACTCACGGACACCATTGGCGTTGCTAGGAACCTGTTCGATAAGCGAGTGAATGTACTCCTTTACCGTGTCTAAGACATCGAAGTCAGCTTTCCACACGTCCACGAAGGCTTGATGACCACTGACGAAGCCGTCCCCGGTGATAAGTCCGAGTACCAAACCTGCGGCGAACGAGCCGTCCTTACCAAAGGGGAGTTCCGCCGAGGGGAGTAGGAGTGTATCTCCGGGTACCAGAGAGCTTAGCTTCAGCCTCCCCCGTAAGGTCGGAAATTCGTGGTTCTCGGTGACCCTGAGGGTGTGGCCATGCTCAGTGTTCAACTGAAACAAGGGGGCCTGAGTTTGGGTAAGTTTGACCTTTGATGCCGAGGACAGTTGAATCCCCTTGCGATTGAGGTCAAGCTCATCGGACTTACCTGCACGGGAATCATAAGCTACCTGATTAGGTTGACCTGTATGGAACATATCAATCAGCCGTTCCATCCCATTTATGGTGGAGATTCTTTCCTCAGGATGAAAACAAGGATTAAACATCATCTCAGTGGAGTCCGACCACACAAAGCCCGGTTCCCCAAACTGCTTAACCCACCCCATTAGTCCATGAAAGTCTTCACGGCTGGTTGCGCTACGCACGAGCATCGCGGAGTTGTTGGAACGGCCACGCTGCGGGTTGGTGTAGTACCAGTCGCCAATTTTGGCACGTGCCATCAAATCATCGTCCGGCGAGAAGATGCAGATGGTCGCTGAGCGACGGACGCCACCTGAGAGCACGGCATCGCTGGCGTGCATCACAACGTCGTAGGCGTCGATGGAACGGAGACGAGCCTGTCCATCAGCCAAGCAGCGGTCGAGGAGTCCACGGATGGCTTCCAGTGACTTAGCCAGTGGTTCGGGGCCGGGTGCCTTACCTACACCGGACGAAAGCTTGGAGCCCTTCGGACGGATGAGGCTGTAATTGAACTTGATGTTCGCACCCGCACACTCCGGGTAATCCGGGTGAGGGAAGTACGTGGCAAGCAGGTTGCCGAGAGCATCAGCCCATCCCTCGATGTCATCGGGGATGTAGAACTCAACTTCACGCTGTGGGACGCCCAACTGACGGCCTTCGAGGAAGTCAGGCAGTTTGGCAACGTGGTGCTTCTGAACGGAGAACCCTACACCAGAGCCACACAGCAATAACCATAGGGATTCTTGGAAGAAGCGGAGACGGTCGCAGTAGGAGACAGTGCAATTGTAAACACGAGCGTGCTTGCGGAGCACGGGTGTACCAGCATACTGGAGAGCCCGTTGGCTCCCAAGTACCCGCTTGGCTTTGGATTGTTCGAATGCCCAGTTCAGTTCCTCGGCAATTTGTGGATAGCGACTCAGGTGCATGTTGAGCACACGATCATTTGATTCTGACCATGTATCGCGTCGTTTTAGCTCAGGGTTGTAACGGGCATACTTCGAATGGAACGTGTAAGATTGCAGGGCCTTAATTGACATCGGCGTAGCGTTTTCCTTTGATTTGTATCTTGTGTTGTCGCGAGTTCTGTGACTCGCTGGTATCTAGGAACCAGATATTGGCAGACTGGTTTCACAGGTGATTTATCTCAATTTCCAGTTCTCACAGTAAGACTGGGTAAATCGTGAGTTGTAAAAATGAGTTTTACCATTGTTATTGGGATTTAAATTTACTTAGATAGCTTAGGTGTTCTGGTGAGACGCCATACTTCTCAATACGCGATTGATTCCCTTTCTTCACTTAGGTATTTCGAACGGGATAAAGGAACAGTTATCCATAATCCGACGCCACACCGGCTCCCCGGTGAGGTTAATGGTCTCGTCGTCGGTCTTGTACAGGAACGCTTCGAACTCTTCCATGGTGCGGTAGTTCGTCGTGATGATGAGTTGCCCCATCGCAGCGTCCATCGCTTGTACAAGGTCGAACAGCTTGTTGGCCTTGTACTGAGTCAGCTTGGACTTGTCCAACTCTTCGATACAGAGCACAGGACGCCTACCTTCTGCTGCCGCGTCCTGAATCAACTGGGCGGTTACCGTAGGTGGTGGAGCCTCCCGGTCGTTCTGGTAGGCGAGGTATTGACCGATAAGGTTATCCCAGTTGACGTAGCGAATCCAGAGAGACCTGTCCCACTTCTGGTAAACTCCGTTCTTGTAGAACCATGTATCCCAATCACGCTCGATAGCATTACGCACCAGAGCAGCAGCAAGAGTAGTCTTCGAGGTACCCGGCTCACCATACAGGAAGTAACCCTTATTCCTGTTCTCCACTTTGGAGAGATGTTCGATAAGAGACCTCTGACGTTCAAGGGGGAGCTTGCTGTTGGTTGAGGGTTGTATCGTGTAGAGATTGCACCGCTGATAGCGGAGGGGGAGAATTGATTCAATCCGCTTCTTCTTCCACTTCAGTTCGATGCAGTCGCAGGGGAAGTCATCCTTGTCGATTGCGACCATACCTACCCCGTCACAGAGAGGGCAGATATGGTCGCCAAACATAACAGCGTCGTGGACGTGAGCTTTCCAGTGGGTCTTGTCAATCATATGATTTCCTTAGGCTGGTACTTCGAGGGTTCAGCAGGGGCTGAGGGCACTTCCACCTTAGGTCTACGCTTGTAGGTCCTGTGCTTCTCAGGAGTCCAGCCGATAGGCGTATTCTCGTTGAGCAGGTTGACGAACTTGATACGGTTCATAGAAGCGGGGGTGATAGGTTCCTTACGGAAATATTCCCGGTCGGAGTAGTCCAAATGATAAATAATGCAGTTACGCAAACGCTCACCGGATACTCCAAACTTAGTCTCATGCCAATCACGAATGTCATCCAGACCGGCATAACCCCCTTCGTTTTCCTCGTCGGACTCATCTACAGAAGAATTCGCTAATACGAACTTAACTCTCTCCGCACGACGGTTCTTTTCGGTGTACCACGCTTGCTTCTTAGTCGAAGACCACCCAGACATATCGGGCTCCGACTCAAAGTATGAATCAGGCATGTCTCCAACGGTCTTAAGTTTGGTCTGAACAGGGGCTTTAGGGACGGCGACAGGTAAGCTAGGCTTACCCCCCGTTTCGTCCGTTTCGCTCGTCTCTAACGTATCTTCCTTCTCTTCCTTCTCATTAATGGAGCATGGCTGTACGTCATCTGTACGTCGCTTGAACGTCACGTCAACGTCATCTGTACGTCGATTGGACGTCACTTCAACGTCAACGTCATATTTTGGGTGACGCCAATCTGTTGTTTCTTTTGCGTTTACCACGTAGTCAGTTCGCGTCAAGTCCTGCACAATTAGCTTGTCAATTACGTATGCATGGGTGGTTTTGTTGATAGCAAATCGCTTGAAGTAGCCCTGTTTTTCCAACTTCAAAACATGCCTCTGAAGCTTGCGAAGGGGTACATCGGGGTCGCGACCGGCCCTGTCCCACATCATGGTGACGGAACCAATCCACACACCCGCAGGGCATTTTCCACTATTCATAATGGCTCGTGCGTTACCACACAGCCAGTCGTGAATGGCAACGTCAAGCCACCCTAGTGCTCCTACTTCCATGTGTTCATATATGCCTCTCCGACGACGGTAGAAGCCCTTATCGTTTGCCACTTTACCTACTCCAATTCTCGGAGTCAATTGACACCGTTGTGTTGAGCGACTGCTCAATGTCTTCGAGCGACAGGCTGTCATTCATGTTGCGGTCGCGGTCTAACTTCACAGCCACGCCCCCTACGTCGTCATATAGCAGCCCAGTCTTCGGGTTGACGGTTAGTACCGTTCGGTTGAAAATCATGTCGTTGCGACCCTTCATGCAGTTGACCAACATCCTCTTGCTATCACCATTCTCATATTGGTCACCTTCCATCCACACGGACATAATGCAGTCCATGTCTTGGGCCGCTTGAGTAAACCACTCGACGGCACCCAGACTCTCGTAGATGCCAAAGTTGTCACCCTCACGCTTGGCGGCTTCATCGTGTCCCTTCTTATTCGCTTGTAACGGGGTGATGATGACGAGTCCACTCTTGTCACCTTCAAGTCCATCGAGAGACAGCATTTGAGCGTCACGGAGGTCTTTCTTGTACTTCTCCATGTCGCTTTCCTTTTTATTCCCACCGCTGGTATCAAGGTGACCGAAGTAGTCGATGGCAAGCACATCGTAGTCAAACTTCTTATTAGTCTCCTTCGCCTTATCCTTGAGTTCTTCCCAACTCCGGCAACCCTCAACCACGAGCTTACCGGGCAGGGTAGTCCCTTCTGCAAGGTCTTTCATGATGATTTGCATTGTGTTGAAAGATTCGAACGTGTTGGAGTTACCATTCCGCATCCAGTCAGCACGACTCACGATAGGAGCATCCGGGCACACCTTGTTATGGTGCAACCAGATGAACTGCATGAACGCATTTTCAACACTACTTTCACGAGGGCACAGCAATACGTTAGCCCCATTGCAAACCATGTTGTACAACAGTGTGTTCAGCAGGAGTGACTTGCCATGATGAGTGTAACCAAGGATGCCAATCCAGCGATTGGCCTGTCTTCGTCCGATGAGGGTCTTCTCGTCAATAGCCTTGATGCCAGTGAGCACACGTCGGGTATCACCAATCATGAAGCTATTGACGTATTCCTTCATGTGGGACATGTTCTCGCGAAGTTCCCCCCCCATTTGTGGTGGCTTCTTTATCACGAGCCGAGACTCTTCCTCACGAATGTAATTCTTCGCGGCCACAGGTCCACGTTCCTTAGTGTAGGGACACGCGAAACTACCAAGAGTTATCTTCGATGCCTGACTGTATATTTTTGTTAGCTTGGAAGTGTATGCCTTCTGGTACACATCCTCAATCAGACCGGAGGCCCCAAGCTCCTTTTCGTCGGTGTCGTCCTGAATCTCTTCGAGTTGGAGCCTATACCCATCGGTCTTCTCGTATGCGGAGTTCTGCTTCGCGTTGCGAACGAGATACTCAATGACTGAGGTTATATTCTCAGGGCATCGACCATATTCAGTTGAGTAGAGGATTACAGCTTCAAGCGCCTTGGTGAGATGGTCATCGACCAGTGCTTCGTTGGCGAACGCTAGATACTTACGGTTCGCCATGAGCAGGTCATAGGGATTTTCACGTATGAGGGCTTTAACTAAGTGACCGATGTCATCCATTGGTCACCATACATGGAATAGATATTTGGGTGAAAATGTGCATCCCCATTCTTTCTCCCCACCATTAGAAAAGGGGTAGGAGGTGATGGGGTAACCTCCTACCATTAGTTGTTTCGCTGGGTGTACGTTTCCCAGATGCAGACTAATACCCCCTGCACGTAATTTCCGGCGTATTAGATAAGTACGGAGGTCTGTCTGCCGGTGATTCTCAGTAAACGGGCTTTTGCTCACGGGGTGTATGACACAGGTCGAACAAGTAGAAGTCAAGCTTCTGAAGTATACCTTCCAGTTCAAGCGACTGCGGTGGCGGCAGGAGTTCGCCATAAAGTTTCCACCCAAGTCAACCCCACAACGCATAATACTGGCTCATGCCCTTTTAGAGGTGTCAGGAATCCAACCGAAGACCTTAGATGAGGCAATTAAGGTGATGGAAGCTGTACCTATGGCAATTGTGGAGCGGGTCTTCCGTATCTGGAAGGGTACGTTTCCCCCGGCCCGGTACTTTACCTCATCTCAACTATATGTAGCCCCTGAACCGCTGAGTTATATCAAGAAGCTGAGTGACGATATGGAGAAGGACGAGTCAGATCATGACCGGAATATCCGGTCGGCGGAGTCTAAGTTTGGCTCTCAGCAATTGAAGGAGACGCGGGAACTTGAACAGAAAATTCTCGCAGGAGCCCAGCGTAAGGAAGGGGGTTACCGTGGTGCCATCATTGCAACCAACGATGGGGAAGATGGGATATGACCAAGCTTAGAGCATCAACCAAGCGAGAGGTCCCATCTGGTGTAGACCTTCTGCGCCAAATTAATGAGGGGTCTATCCAGAAAGCTCCAAATGAGCACCTAGATGCCGTCAAGCATATCATCACGGATAACTGTGATGAGCTAATTGAGATTGGGGCACGCATTCGACCTCTAATGGTGGATGAGCAAAGGATTGGATGGGTTAGGGGGTTTCACAACACCGAACGCAAGCGTCTATCTCGATGGGTTCATAACCCGAATGACTTCCTCATCTCTACGCTCACGTTGGCTACCTCCCTGAAACGAGAGGAGATTGAGGAATTCTCCGCTCTCGAAATGCACAACATGGTGCATCTGGTTCAGAAAATGACGGAGTACGATGTGTCCCTCTTCCCCTATCTCAGTGCCTTCACCACCACCATGGCGTCAGAGAACCTATGGCATGGGCACGGAACCCAACTAACCTCATTTGAAAACAGGGAGATAGAGATGCCTGATGGTGCGGTGATGAAGATTATCACCCCCTCGGAGCACGCCCGGTTGTGGGCAACCCTCTGCGTCTACCGGGAACAAGCGAAGGTGCGTTTGGATGCTAACTGGAACGCGGTGCTGCAAGTCCGCCCTATGGCTGGTAAGAGTGTAGACCCACTGGCAAACGACCTTAAGGTTCTTAGTAAGCAACTGGCAACTGACAGCCTTTATTTATGGGAGAACGTTGTAAAGTTCCGTCCTAGCAGGGAGTTAGACGACGGTTGGGCTCACCCTGAAAATATGGAAACCCGCGAAGGTATGCTTAAGGAGCTTCATGGGATGATGGCTGGCGACCGACATGAACAAGTTATGGCAGCATTTGAGAAACAGCAGATAGATGCAGCGGAGAAACAAAAGCACGCTCTAACCATCCCGGCTCGTGAGCTAGGTATAAATGAAGAGAAGGTTGTTTGGATTCAATCAGAAGAAGAAATTCGTCGGCGGGAATATGACCTGAAGAAAGGTAGAGTACGACCCAAGCCGATTAACCGTAACAAATTGGAAGTGGAGAAAGACCCTGTTGAGATGATGAAACGCTACAAGTGATTTCACGTTTATCAACTGGGAACTTCAAGTTAGGAGGACTATTATGAGACAAGACTAACCCTTCCGGTAGGGACGCCAGTCACCCTGTCCTAGCGAGTCGAGAGGCCACATAAGGGGGTTTTCTCCGTAAAGGGTCTTCATCGCTTTGAGTTGCTCAGGTCCCATGTTCAGCATTTCGGTAAGAACCAGACCTTCTCTTCTCCGGTTCATGCATTCAGCTAAACGTACCGCAGGAGGACGAGTATCCCTAGGTTCAGCAGGGCTTTTAAAAATAAACCTCTGTGCAATACCTATCAATAAGCTTATGAGGGTGACAATCTCGAAGTTCCAACCCCGTACCATGAAGTCACAGACAACATTATTCCCCTCATTATAGGAGCCACACCAGCCATAGAAAACAAAGGACAGGATCACCAAGAAAACCATGTATCCGGGGGTATAAATCATGGTGAAAATAAGTAGAGTTACTAGCCCTGAATATATCAAGGAATTAGCACTTACAGGGTCGCCGCTGAAATAGAGGTATAGAGGATAGCTGATGACAATGACCGCGAAAAAACAGAACAGGAAAATGAGTTTCAGCAAATCCATTGCCCAACGAAGGGGGGCAGTCGCGATTGATATGCCTTCTAATGCCTTTTCTTCGATAGTCATATGCACAGTATACCAATAGCATCATAGAACTGAACCACAGTTTGAAATAAAAATCTACCTTTAGGAAAACAAAGGACTTATGCAAGATACCACTATTTATAAACTCCCTCCAGAACGTATTGACACCCCAGATACTCCTAATGTCCCCTCAGATGGGGGCTCCTTGAATCTACCTGAAACACCTACACCCACGGCTGAAGCGACGTCCGCTCCAGCAACCATTGAAGACATTATTGCAGGTCTACGGGGTTTCGGCATTGAGGAGAACGAGGAGATATTGACATTCCGAAGTAGTAATGGCAGGACTATCCGGCTTCGGATTACTAACATGCCCACTGACGAGGAAATCAGGGCGCTCATCGCGGCGGAAGAGTATAAGGGTTACGCATGGGTTCAACGCATTCGCGTTGAAATTTTATCCCACTCTATTTCGTGGATCGATGGAGTAGACATCCGCACACTTCGCAGCAAGGGAACTCCCATCAAGGATGCGGATGGGATGTTTCGTGACATTCAGATTGTGCTTCGTAATATTATCATGGGTTGGGGTCAGGAGTTAGTTATGACCCTATGGAAGATTGCCATGGTTCACTCCGACAAAATCGAAAAGCGGTATCAATCTGAGTTTCCTGATTCTACCTTGATGACCGATGTAGAACGTCGCTTCATGGAAAATGTACTCAAGGAAATTGAGGACTCCAACAAGGACATCATCGTAGATTCTATGCAGCAGATGCTTGATCTTGAAAAGGAAGATAACTAATGGCGGTTCCTCCCCAAGGCGCTGTGCCCCCCGGTTTTCAAGACTCGGTGGACGCTCTACGCGGCGATGTAAGTATCCTATCAGCCGCGATTCAGGGGTTTGCAGCAGGAATGCAGGAGCTTGTCAAGACATCAGGGGATGTGGAGAAGAACACAGGGGACATGGAGGGTAACCTCAGAGGAGCGGTCAACTATATTGATGATATAGCCACCACGATGAAGGAGGTAGCTTCCTTAGCCAAGGGGTTGAATAGTAGTCTTGGCAGTAAGACGTATGGGCAAGCCGTGGAACACTTCAAGAAAATGAAAACTGTGAGTGAGGATATAGTTAAGAACGGCAAAACTAACGCCGCCCAGATGGTCTTTCTCCGCAGGACTATCCACGAGTGTGAACAATCCATAACCAAGCTCAGCGATAAAACAGGCGACATGAATAAGCCTCTCAAAGGCAACCTCCAACTTCTTGGTGAGATTAAGAAGTCGGCGGACGCGATTAATGGTAGCTTTGACCAGTTTGCGAGAAGTGTAGGTAACGTCAAACTCGGAGGTATACATAAGGCGATTTTGTCACTGAATGGTGCTCTCGGAAAATCGAATGGGCGTATGAACAAGGTGGTCGCAACCGCTCAAGCTGCCCATGATGTCAAGAGAGCTAGAGAAGAGAAAACCCAAAATAACAAAGCCACCTTTGCAGCAAAGGTGGATGCGGTGACGCGGAAGGTTGCTAAGCAATACCCTGAACTTATTGGGACTGACGGGCAGATTGACCCTGTCAAACTTTCTGCTCACAAAGCGGCTCGTAATATGGCCACCGATGAATTTGTTGGTCCTGAAGGCTCCCGTATAGATAAGTTCCTCGTCAACCGTATGTTGGGGGGTACGGGTAGACTTGCCAGTAAGGGGTGGGATATGGTGGGGGCTGGCGGGGGTTCAGCCGTAGAAGGTGCCATAGGTGCAGCCGAAGGTGGGGTAGGGGGTATGGAGGCTAAAATGTTAGGCGGGTCTGTAGGGATTGCTGCGGCTGCTGCGATTGCTCTCAAGGATACATTCGACGCTGTTGCCAACCAAAACAAGGAGTATGAGAAAAATCTTGGAAAAGGGGGTATTTTCACGGGGGATCAGACAGGGCTTGAAGCTCTCGGTAATGTGAAAAACAACCTTCGTGCATGGGGTCTTAATCGGTATGGTATCAGCACTGAACGACAGATGAGTGTGGCTCAGACAATGAATGAGTCTGGTCTTAGTATAGCCTCCCTTGCAACCCAAACTAAGGGGAATCAATTACCAAGTGATGTGGGCGACATAGCCACCATCGCTTTCAAGCAGGCACGTGAAATAGGTCTGACTGACGTGGAGGGTACGAAGCAAACTATCAAGATGATGCAGCAATACAAGATGACTCTATCCGGTACTCAGCAGTTCTTCCAGACCATTGGTAAGGATATTCGGGCTGCTGGCTTCTCTACCACCAAATACCTCGAACTCATTGATGATGTATCCAGTCATTTTGACAACATGGGTAAGTCCATTGACACAGTGACCACTGTACTGCGTCTCATGGGTTCTACAGGAACCGATACAGCGGAACAGATGAAGGATAATCTTGAATCCCTCACTGGTAAGGGAGAGAAGACCGACGAGCAGCGCAGCGCACTTCTGATGGGAATGTCGGGTTCCAGCCGCAGTGGTTTTGGGGATGCGATGGACAAACTCGCTCAGCAGTCATCAGATAACTTTGCTAAGACTTTGGACGAAGCTATCACAGAGGTTATGCCCTCTAAGCGAAAAGAGATTCTAGACGGGTTGGACTTGAATGAACCGAAGGATATGGAAGCCGCAGTGAATCGGTTTAGAGGTAACGTGACGGGTGATATGGGGACACAAAAGACAGAGCAATTAGGTGGCGCTCTGAAGCAAGCTCAGATTGCTCGAATGAACGCTGACGCCCTAAAGTCAAGTGATCCTATTGGAGCATCGTTCTTACAGGGAGCTACTACAAGTAACCCCATTCAGAAGATTGTCCAAAACATAGAAGCGTTGTCTCAAGGACTTTCTAAAGGAGGTACATCATTAGGTGCCTTCTTGAAAGACCCATCGTCCCTTAATGTGGATAACGCCGCTGTGGTATCACAGGTTTCTAAAGTGTACGGTTACGACGGTAAGCCTATGGATACTAGGGCGGGAATTAACGAGATAACCTCTTCTTATGTTGACGAGATTCGCAAAGGGTTGTCCCCAGAGGCCACCGCTGGTATGAAGTCAGAGGATATAGATAAGTTTTACTCGGACTTTCTTAAGCAAGCTGGTTATACTCCCATCAAAGGGTTCGCTTTAAAGCAGATTCAAGGAATAGACCCTGACAAACTGGTGAAAGGGATATCCAGTAGTATGGACTCTGGTAAGCTTGCCGACATGCTCGACAAGAACAACCTCGTCAACAAATCTCTTGCATCTCGCCATCTGGAGACAACAACAGCACAGGCTGAGAAAATCGCCGGTATCGCTGAAGCTACCCGAAGCACTGAAGATATCTTGAAGGACATCCGTGGTGCTATCACGTCGGAACTAGGTCGTCCTATCATGGGTATCCTCGACATCATTAACAAAAAATGGGGAGGAGGGGGGGCAGATGAAGCAGCGGCAATAAGAGCTAAGAACGACCCCCTAACTCAGATGGATGAGCAGTTGGTGGATAAAATTATTGAGAAGAACAAGGACTGGAAAGACCCCCAAACCGGGCTAACAGCTACGCAGTTGAAAACACGATGGGATAACGTAAACGATAGAATTCTCTCTGGTACTGGGGATAAGACCGACGATACGATAAGGAAGTATCTTGAGGGGGCATTGCATTCAATGGCAGGGGGGGTCAAGTCTGATTCTAAGCAAATCAGTTTATTCCAGTCACAATCAGGGGGGTATAAATATGACTCAGGGACAGGAGGGTTTTTACCGACAACCCACAACCCTGTCGCGGAGGCTAATGCGAAAGCGGTTTCAGCGCCGTCTCCGCCAGCGGCTGATCTTAAGCGTCTTATCAACGTAGTAAATCACAACACGCAGAACGTTGGTTACGTCAGTATGTCGGCACCTAATGCTACAGACAGCACCCAAACTACGGGGGGAGAGAATGCGTTCAAGCCGTCACCTAACCTATCTCCAACTGCAACCTTAACAGACACTGGAGCTACAGGTAGAGGTAGGTAATTATGGCATCACCAAATATTCCTCAGGCACCCGCATACGGGAGTAAAAACTTTCAAGCCACTGGTATTTGGCCGACGGTGTACACCACCGCGACTAACGTTGGTGTTGATCCGTACTCTTACTACTCACTCATATCTACCGAAGGTGTCCCTACATCCAGTGGATGGGCACAGGGGACGCCAGTAGGTACAAGTGGGCAGAGGGCGCAGGGACCGGCACAGGTGTTACCTACTACTGCTGCGTCTTTGGGACTTCCCTCCTCCGCCGACCCTAACTCCCCCTCTTTTATCGCGGATAATCTAACAGCGGGGGCTAAGGTGTGGAAGCAGGCTCTCTCCGCTAGTAACGGGGATATCGCCAATGCCGCATTTGCATATAAGGGAGCAACGTCAGCCTCCGGTAGAGAATCGGTTAATTCTGCTGTTCAGACGGTAATTCAACAAGTTGGGATGACATCCTCTCCTACAGATAATCTCCCAGATTTGGGTCGCACTGCTGTTGTAGCCAAGCCTCTAACCAACAATGACATTAGCACGGATGCGTATAACGCACTGTTTCCCGATGTTGTGGAGGGTGAAGGGTTATCCGGTATCACGCCATGGTTTCAGGACACAAGTCTTATCACGGGTAACCCCCGTCTTCGCAAAGAAGTGCAGCCGGTCACATTCAAAATATATCTTGAGGACTTTACCCTGTCAGACAAAGGGCGGACGGGGCAACCGATTATATTGCAGTTGAACGCCTCGATGAAGCAGTATAGCCTCGCCATGAAGCATCTCTACCATCAGCAAAAGACTCGCACAGCATTTCATATAACGATGTGGGGAAGTCAGGCTGACATTATATCGGGTCAATGCTCAACCGGTGTGTTTATGAATCAGTTTGGCATCACGGACTACTTCAGCACGTTCAATGTGGATGAGAACTTGAAGCGTCTTGTTGTCAGCGGACTCACGTTGAGCAACAACCCATCCGCCACCATTGACAACAGCACGGTGCTCGGTGAGGGGGGTATTACAGGTGGGGTGGTAAGCGAGTACCGGACGGTGGGCTCTGACTCAAATTTCCAAACCCGTCTCAGTGGATTGAAGGTCACCCAGAGCACAGCCTTCCGCGTTGCGGCTCAAGATGCATTTCAGGAACTCCTCTCCTTGTTCAAGATGAACGGCTCAGTTTGGCTTTGGAACAAAATATACTCACCCCAATCATCATCTGGTGGAACAGTGGTGAATCCGGGTAATACCAGTGAGACACGAGACTGGACAGGTATTGACGCTTGGTCTCCAGCTTTAGGTCTCAGTGCTCAGCAGATGAACGGCAGAAATAACGATGCCTTGACGCGAGGCTCGGTGGTGATGCAATTCCGTAACTTCGTTTATGAGGGGTACTTCAAATCTCTGACATGGACTATGGACGCCAGTAATCCTTTTAGATGGGATTTCTCCTTCACCTTCCAAGTAGAACGCACAGTGGGTAGAGACTACATTCCGGGGCAACCATAATGGCAATTACATCTGAAAACTTCAATCCGGCGACGAACACACAAACCACCAACGTGACTGTGACGGCTCAACCCGATCCTCCGTTTGATACAATCGACGCTGCTCCAACTACTTCCATGATATCGACGCCGGTGTTACCTGCGGTTAACAACCTCAGTGACGCCAGTCTTACAGGCAACCTGCCCATACGTGCTGAGAAGCGGTTTATTCCCAGCAGCATAGACCTAAACGTCATTCAAGCAGTGTTCATCAACGCTTCCGCAACCACGGATGCGAGGGGCAACAGCGTCATGACCTCACATCAAATCACCAACAGGGATTTTTTTGTGACTGGTGCCAACAAAAATCTCACTGATTACGTGAAAATTCGCATCCCACATCGGGGAGTAATACCCACCACAGGGGTGTTTGATCCTACTCAGGATGCGGAGTTCACGTTCCTTATCAACCCCAAAACCATCGAGGTGAGTAAGCAGACAGTGGATACTCAGGCGGTTACACGAGGAGGCTGGCAGTTCGGTGTGTGGGGGGAGGACGTATCCTCTATTCGTATATCAGGACAGACAGCGGGTTCCTACTTCGCTCTCGGTCTCACGGATGAGTTTAAGTTCTACGCTGAATCCTACCGTAACCTGATGCAATTGTTGCAGGTTTATGAGAATAATGGGTATTGGTTTGAGGGGGAGGAATTCAACGAAGGTCCGCTGGCGACCGATTTCCTACGCCGTCGTATTCGTATGCACCAAGACATCGACCTGTGGGTCGGTAACTTCATCTGGTCTGGGATGTTCGAGTCCATGGGTATTTCTCAGAATGCCGATAACCCCTTCCTGATTGATTTTGAGTTGACCTTTATTGCATGGAAGGAGCGTTACCGGGATAGTTCTGGTTACTGGGACAGCAAGCACAACAACATTCAGAGAGGGCACAGCTACCCGGCTGTGATGGGAACCACAGGTCAGAGCACGGTGAACAACACCTTGTCTCAGCAGACAGTCCCATCGACTGCCTCAACTACAGCCGCTGCTACTAGCAACCTCGCTAACAACCCCTATGCGGATTCACCTTCGGTTGTAGCTTCTACCAACGATGAGTTGAATCCGTTCACCAACCCGTTGGCTTCCACCAGTCAAGGACAGATGCAATACATATTTGCACCCACGTCCTATGTGTACCCCTAATGTCAGACGCCACTTCAAACTCGACCACCAACACCGGCAATACAGCCGGAAGCGTACCTACGTTAAAAGTAAACGTCCAAGCAACCGGAGGGAACCACAGCATCCGCAACATAATGCAGACGGTTCAGGAACGTGAAATCATTAAGACGGCCCCTGACATTATCATATATCTGAATGGTAAGACATATCTGGTTAACCCCTACGTTGAAGACACAAAGACGAACCCAAGCCACCCTAGCTCCTATACCTATGTGAGCTTCAACGACCATGTGCAATCGTTTCAGGCGACCTACGATGTGGACAACCTTGTACCCACCGCCAACTTTTCCCTCGCGGTACCTAATCATCAGAAGTATCTCTATCAGTCTCCGGGGGGAAACAACCTCATCGAAAGTATGATGGAAGTACAGGTATTCGCCAAGGGGTACTTCGCATCGGCAAGCGGTAACACTATTTACTACCGGGTCTTCAAGGGGCTGACAACCAACGTCAACCATCAAGACAATGGCATGGTGTTACAGATTTCGATTCAGTGCCTTGGCATCCTTCACTTCTTGGCTTTGATGTACACCGACCTCGCACCGGCCAGCTTGACAAACTCGGATAGCAGCGTTGTGCCCTATCAGACCAATCAGTATGGTATGAATCCCTACCAAATGCTTGGCGATGTTTTCACCCGCCCCATCTCGACTGACCAGTTTACCATCACCAGCATCCAGCAAGCCCAGTTGAACAAGCAGGGACAAGAGGGGGACGATTGGGCGGGAGCAGTAGAAGCCGGATACATCAACAAATGGCAACCTATCCTTGATAACCTGCGTCGTGAAGTTCACATCACAGGTTACCTCATGGGTAAGGATGGTCCGTCGGATAAAGACCAGCCCGTCCCTGACTCTGCCGACAATAACAGCACACGACTAAACCCAGAGAGTCAGGGGTCATCTGACCCTTCCTACATCCCCGCGAGATTCTCTGTCTCCCCTAAGGTATCTCTCGTTGAACAAGCGACCAACTCCGACTTCTACGTGTCACTCATCAGAAACTATCAGATGGACACGGCTATCGGAAGTTTGCAGCTAACTAACGGAAGAATCACGAATCGCCTAGAGCGTATCCGTACCATTCTTCAGTCCATCGGCTATGAGGGATTTCAGGACGTGGACGGTACCATCATCTTCAAACCACCCCTGTACAACCTCGATGTGACCAACGTGACCGATTCGACCAACACCAGCAAGAACCCCACCTATCTCAACTTGCGGACAGACAGCAACCCATTCGTCGTCCACCTGAGCGAGATTGAAACTGAGAGTGAGACAGAAGATGAGCAGGGCATCCGTGCAACTCGTGTGACGGTGCAGACACCCATCATCACGAACGGTATGATTAGCCCTGAATCCACCCGTCAGGTGCTCCCCACCATCACGCACATCGACATCCCTAAACTAGCTAAGTTTGGTGTGCGGGAAGAACCGGCTCGGCCAATCCCATGGCTCAGTTATGGGAGTAAGATCGCTTTGTATACATATGCGGTATGTGAATTGGTGCGTGCTAACCGTAGCTGGAAGACCTACACACTGACCATCCCTCTGCGTCCTGAATTGAAGCTGGGGTTTCCTATGTATCTTCCTCACAAGGATATGTATGGGTACATCAAGAACATCAGTATCCAGTATCAGTATGGCAACGCAGCCACGATGTCCATTACGCTTGACAGCTTGCGTAAGCGTCCGATGTTCCCTGCAACCCACCCAGTTGGCAGCAGCACAGGAACTACGCAGGACAAGGTAATTTACACAACACAGCCCAACCTTGTGATGCAGTGGACGGAACCACCTAGCTCCGCTAACACAACGACAACAAACCCCACGACGGCCACTGGTCAGTCACAGGCAACCAACGCTACAAACAAGAAGGCCAGCACCGCGTCGGGAAGTGGGGGAGTGTCCTCTAACTCCAAAGCCAAGTTGGTTAATTCACCAGCCACTCAACGTCAATCCCCTAACAAGCCTGTGTATCAGGAGGATTGGGAAGTCATCAGCAACCGACGTAACCAGTGGGGAACCTCGTGGCAGACTAAGGCGGACACCACGACTAAGAGCTTCCGCGTGCAAAACGACAAAACCACAATACAGGCAGATGGTAAGTTCACCAACTGTAGTGGAGCACCTGTTCCTATTGGACAACCCTTCTTCTCTAAGTCCAACTGGCTCGTCCCGGCTCAGGATGAAGCTGTGACTCAGACCACAAGCAACGGTCAGCAACCCCCCACCAACAAGACACCATCCACTGGTATCAATATATGGTACATGCAGAAGATTCTCACCGCTCAGCCTTACACGGACGAAGGTGGATATGAACTGCTTACACCGTTTCCATGGGGACGGTGGAAGTCTCTCAACGAAGCGTTGCTCGAAACCCGACTAGGCATTCTCACGACCACGGCTGTGAACAGCCTCGAAACTCAGTCCATCACCGGAGCCAACGTGTTCCTCTTCGCGGGAGTAGGTTCTCCTTCTGCGATTGACCCCAGCGCCTCGCTGGCATCTGAGATGTCCAAGCTGAGCACCCTATCCAGTTTTGAACAATCAGCCACGAGTTTTGAGTTGGTGACTCCGCCACCGGGGACTCCCCAAAACGGTACCAAGGACACGCAACCTGACAACGACATCGCCGACTCGTTGGATGATGTTGCAAATCGTATAGACTTTTTTGTTTCGGGAGGACCGCCCCCTCCTAGTAATCTCACCCCGCTGTATCGTCCAGTCACTCCTCCGACAAACAACACACAAATCCCCAATGCTCTGGGGGTAACACCATCCTCAGACCAGCAAGCTCAGACCTTTGTCAGCAAACTACTGAATGGTAACAAGAGCACTACATAAAGGGTGTCATGGGATATTCAACAACAAGAGCGAATGAGTACCGACCCCCGCTTCACGCTGCCCAGCGCAGTGAGGAACAATTCCAAGTTTTTGTAGCATCCATTCTGACCATGGACTGGGAGCGAGGTATTGCTTCGCTTATGGATACTCGGAACGGGGCTATTCTGAGAGAAGTAAACATCCTTCCCGCTAACTCCAACTCAGCCGAGTCCTCCGACGTGGCGATGCCGGAAGAGGGTGCCCTGTTTCTCACCGTGCCTATCTTCTATGACAACGGTTATGTTCAGTACGCTCTACTCACTCCAGTTGTAACTGACATTCAACGGTCTCAGGATGTAATTGGATACAACATGGGGACGAAGGTTCCCATCGTCAACCGTCGTGTCCGTGGCAACTACCGCAAGGCATATCCCGGACAGCGTGCAGTATCCATGGCTTCGGGCTACACTGAGAAGGTAGATGCCGGTTGGGACAAGTCGTCACAGGACATGACTCGCGACCGGTTGGATACCCACCGTCGTCTCTGGGTGCAGATGACCGGCACACGTTTCCAGTACACGCACTCTGGCATTGAGTTCAAGGGTGCAGTCACCCGTCCCGGAGCATCTACGGTCACCCCTGTCGTCTTACCTGATGGCTCCAAGGAATCAGTTGTGTATCTACAACCTAATGCTCAACCATCCGACCGTTATATATCCGGTGAGCAGGATGTAATCGCATGGTCGGAGCAGACGGACAGAGTTCAGGAATACGCTCTTGACTATCCTCTCACTCCTGAGATTCTTCAGAGTAGTTTGCTTGACTTTGCTCTAGGAACTACGGCTGACCCATGGCAACGCACTACTATCCAGACGACAGGTGAAATTTCATTTGACAGTGAATCATACCTCGCTAACCAAGGCTTCGACCATCCTATTGCAGGAGCAGAGTCGGCTCCTGTAGGTCCCACATTGGCCGAGGGCATCACGCCTCAGCGTCGTGGCTTCATCGCGGAAAAGACCACGGGCACTCTGGTGGGGTACAACCTGTTCGACAAGTCCACCTATGGTATGGTGCTCAAACCGGTGCTTAGTCCCTACACTCAGCAAGGACGCTTCGGTGCTGATTTTGAGTCGGGTTACATTCCTGCCGTGGATTCGGCTGACCATGTTGAAGCACGCTTGGCTGCATCCTGCCATTCCATCCGCTTCCCCTACGAGTACAACACCACTCGCTGGGACGTTACCAAGGAAGGATTCACATCGTTTGAAATTGGTGCCACGATGCCTAAGGAGAACATCCCTCTGGCTGGAGGGTATGAGCACCCGCATGGTGCCGGTCGCTCTCTCGAAGGTCACCTTGTAGGTTCCCTCAAGCTGGTTGTCGGAAAGAACCGCGATGAGGAAGATGCCATCGACCTTCAAGCTTTGGGTCAGAGCGTCATTCGTCTCGGTGCCGACGATACCTCTCTCCCCGACCGTGGTCGCACAGTGCTCACCCAGACTCGGAGCAAGAATGACTCGGTGCAGCAGCGTACACTCAACTATTGGACAGCCCCCAAGCTGGCCGCTGGCGATGCCGGTGACCTCACCAATAAGACTGGTGCGGAGAACATCTCCCTACGCCTCGCGGCTGATGGTGCCTTCGTAGCCCGTATTGGTGCCCGTGACCCTAACTCCAAGCGTCGTCACCTTGTTAACGGCTATCAGGATGGACAGGGTAAGACGCCGTACGCTGTGACTTCAACCAGCCGTCTCGACTCTCACTCACCCGGTCGCCCCACTTACGGAGCCGGGGATAACATTTATGCCTTTCACGACCTTACACAGGTGGGCACGCCACAAGTCAACATGCTGCCTTACAACTGGTCAGGGGCTCCACTGACGAATGCCGATGCTCACGGTCTATCGGTTGACTTGCACGCGGTACGGGACGTTCTCCTCCGCATTGGCAGCAACCCAGCCTCTGGTCAGTCCTTACTCCTCGACCTTGCCGGGGCTATCGTGCTTGCGGTAGGAGCAGACCAATTAGGACGGTCGCTCACAGCGGCTCTCGATGGCGGGGTTGAAATGACCATCGGTCAGAACAAGCAACAGAAGGCTTTGCGGTTGGAAATCAACGGTGACGTAGACCTACTCATCAAGGGCAACAAGCACGAGCACATCACAGGAGATTACATCTTGGAATGTGCAACCTTCCGGGGTACCACTAAGACCGACCATGTACAGTCGGCTCAGAAGATTATCCAGTCAGCAATGACGAGGCACACAACAGAGGCCCCGGATATCGTTCACAATCAGGGCGACTATGTATCGGACGAGAACAGCTAATGAATCAAGACGACCTCAACGCGAATAAGATTGACTGGCTCTTGGAGCACGATGACGTTGAAGATGACGGCCAGCCGGATGACGATGATGGGGACCAAGCCATCGTTGACACCTTGCGTTTCTATGTAGAGGAAGATGGCTACGACATTCAAGACCCTGAGTTTGAGTTTTTCTTCAGGGCGTATCTGCACAACAACGACTACTCGTACCCGCTTAAAGCTATACGACGGGTCATTGATAGGGTAAGGCAAGGGTAAGGCAAGGATAATGGCGACTTTTACTACAGACCTACAGAACGCCGAGATGTGGCCCATAAAGGCAAAAGGAGCGGTGACACGCCTATCCCCTCTCGGCGACCCCACGATTGAGAAGTATTACCATAAAGCTCTTGAAGACGGTCGTCTACTTGAACGGAACATCGGCGATGCACAGCATTGGCTCCTTCAAAAAAAGAAGGACCTGATGGAGAAGATAGACCTCTACACTAACATGAACAACCTTGCCATTGATGGCAAGCTGTCTGACCTTCCACGTGGTATAAAGTACGTGGCAGACTCCATCAAAATCATCAAGGGCATCAACGACTATCAGCAGGAAATCATTGGTCTCATCTCGGCTGTCACTCAGAACATCGGTATCCTTCAGTCGATGGAGTTGAACCTTGTGGGCATGGTGCAGCAGAACCTGAACGCCCTTGCTCTTACCCTGAACGAGATTTGTAACTGGGGTCTTCCCAACCTACCGGCCATCCCGAATCTGTTCTCCGACACCATCTGGCATTGGAATGGCTTCAACTTCGTACCTCTCAGCGCGTTTGCATTGACGGCGAAGAGCTTGAAGTTCGACACCAACTTCGCCTTCAATCAGTGCGTGCTCCACGTTCCGAACATCAATATCTTCTCGAATTATCCGACCACCATTCAGACCTACAGTGGCTTGCAATTTGGCACATCCGCCTTCGTCCCCCCCCTCGGTGGTCTCATCCCCAATACTGGGCAGGACTTGAGTGACCCTAACTTCATCACTACGATGGAGAACTCAACCTCGACCCCTACTTTTCTTCCACCTACTTACGCGGCGACCAACCTTGCCAACCCGTTCAGTGTCAACCACTCGATGCAGGGTGCAGTGCCCGATCCCTCGACCATCATTTCGAACTACCAGATGCCATCAGCTACCTATCAGGGCAACATCGTTTCCATCGTCCCGACCCTCCGCGACCAGACGATTGAACCAACCGACCCAGACTATGCCAACCCTGACCTCACCGTTCGCAATGCCAACCTGCGTAAGGCTATGGTACACTTTGTCACACTCGAACAGGTGGTAGCGTCCAACTTCGACCCTAACCTAACATCTGCATGGCTCTTTTACTTGGCGTCGGCTCGTAACGGACGCTTAGGTTCATGGGTTCAAAACTTCCAAGTCGCGTACACCCAACTGGTATCCCCGTCACTGGTTTATCTGGCAGCGACTCCGACGCCATGGAACGCCGTCCTCCCCAGCACAACATTGAGCAATGCTCCCAAGGCTATTCCCCTCATCGCCACACTGACTGGTGCCACGCCAACGGTTCAAGGTAACTTGTTGTGGCAGCTTTCCTATCTTGAAGCTTCTCTACTTGGTTACACCCGCAGCCAGCTTTGGGATTCCTACGTGAGCCCTAACTACGTATCCTCATTCACTGGCACCGACCTTGACTACACGGCTACCTCCGTCAACCCCACCGTCACATCCACAGTCACTCTCGGTAATGGTGAGGCAGAGTACCCGACTCCCTGCACGTTCCCTTCTGCTATAGGGAACGTGTTGCAGGAAGTAATTGCTCTCGCGGACACAAACATCAAGAACACACCGACGTACACCACGACTAGACCCCAGTTCAAGTTCATCTACGACCAGTTCGCGGAGGCCAAGCTCGTTGACCGTTTCACCCAGTTTTGGCGTACCTTCAACGCGAACCTTCAAGCTCTATTGCTGCAAGACCCATACCTTGTTCAGTTCGTGGTGAGCTACCCGGCTGCGTTAGATTCAGCTATCGACCCACTAGGCGACCTCACCATTTACAACCAGCTAAAGGCGGACGCGGCTACCCGCAATCGTACATGGGTTCCGGGCTACCCTCTGCTTCAGATTCCCAAGGCCCCAGTGGTTACTTTCTCCACCAATGGGGGACCCGCAGCGGGACAATCCGGGTGGCAGGGGACGACCTTTAACCCGAACACATTTCTCATGCGACCCGACATTCAGCAGTTGCCTATTGGCACGCAGATAGCGATGCTCCGCACTAACTTGAGCTATGCAGCAGCGCAACAGCAGGGAACAACTATTAGTACTGCCATTCAGTCGGCTATACAGCAACAGCAATTCCTGCTTCAGGATTTTACTAACGTGGGCTGGAAGGCAGAAGTTAACTCGGTTATCAACTCAGTGCCGGTTGGACAAGCGGGTCTCCCTGTGTCCTTTGACCAAGTAGATTTCGACTTGACAGGGAACGTCACAAGTGATAACACTTTTACCGCTCAGGCTACAGGTAACTATGCCATCGTAGTTGAGATTAATTGGGGTATTGGGGGCTTGGGCTACCGCACGGCTAACCTTATGTTGAACAGTACTACGGTGCTCGATACTGTGTCCACTGACGGAACTCAGACAGGGCCAACCACCATTCAAATGTCCATTGTTCAGTCTCTCAACAAGGGAGATGTAATTCAGGTCATCGCGATTCATGGTCTTACCACGGCTCAGCAGGTTATGACTGGTAGTTACATCTCCGCGACTATCACATCCTCCTCAGCACCTACAGCTACCGTAAGCATACCCTCCAGCAGTACCAGCCCGACCTTGACCTTTAACGCGAATACCAATCTCATTCCCCTCACAGCAGTTATGGTGCAGAGTGATGGCGGAGTGTCAGCCATAGACCCAACTACCGTGGTAACGGACGGACAAGGCTACCCTATATACCCTATCGTTTCCGGCATCACCCTCTCCACAGCCACAGCAGGGGCTCCAATAACCGTGGGTACCAATTATGGCGGGGTCTATGAATATGATGGAGCTAACTTCACTGTAGGTGCTCTCATCTACGCTACAGTCGGTGGAATCCTTACTCAGGACTACTCGAACGTCACAACCAACTGCCAGTGGATTATTGTTGTGGGTAGAGCTATCACACCTAATCAGTTTATCATCGAACCCCACATCCCGCTAACTCGTTGAATCTAAGTAGTTTATAATTTCGGGACTATCTAATCATTAGGTAGAGCCTCGCCTCCCACACGGGAGGCGTCTCTTTTATTTTTTGGTGCAGGTAACCTACTGTATCTAAACCACATAACGTTTTATGTATTCAAACCCCAGCCCCTCTGGTATTCTACTTAGATGGCGAAAGGAGTTATACGAGCGCATTGTCAGTAGTCCGAACAACCCACACTCGCTATGAACAAACTCAAGCTAATTTTAGCTCTATTCATCTCTGTTGCATTTTGCACGATGGTTGAGGTTCTGCATCAGCAGAATCATGCCCTCGTGTGTCAACTCACTCAAACCCAGCAAGACCTCAATCTCTCCCAGACCCAGTTGAAGCAAGTCCAAACCCGCCTCGCGGTTGCTGAAGGTAAACTGGGGTTCCTCGAAAAAAATCAGACGCCAGTACAGGTGACCGCTTACACCAAGTCATCGTCGCCGAACGCCAAGTTCGCGAACGGAAGAAGCGTGGAACACGTCTATGCAGTTGCCCAACATACGCTGCCTGAGAATGCGGTCGTATACGTTGCCCTGTCCCCAGCGGCACAGAGCCATCTACACGCCCACATGAACGACCTCATTGTTCTTGTTCAAAAACACAGTCACAAGAAGACCATCGCCCGGTTCGTGGATATTATGCCCGGAGAGTCTCGGCCTGTTGTGGATGTGTACTTTTCTGATGAAAGGCAAGCATGGCTCTGGGGTCGGAGAAATGACTTTACAGCCGTGAATATATCTATGGTGAACTCACCCTTCAGGAGCAGTATTAGTAGCTATTGAGGTTTCAATGGCGACTAATACAAGAGGGTATCCTACCCTAGACAACATCAGCCCTAAGCTTGCCAAGGACAGACCGGGAACTCACACGAGCTAAGCGTCATGGAGAGAAGTTTTTCAATCTCCATGAAGCATACTCGGTCATTCTTGAAGAGCTAGATGAAGTGTGGGACATCACCAAACAAAAACAGAAAGACCGGAGCAAGGTAGCATTGCGTGCTGAGTTGATTCAGGTCGCAGCCATGGCTATCAAGGCCCTCAACTCACTTGACCGGTTCACAGGCGGAAACGTATGAAGATTATCATGTTGCAAGATGACCTGTATGAGTACCTGAACCGGGTGGTTCACGTACACGCAGGAGCAGGTATCAACCCTGAAGAGGGTCTTGCCATCTACCATCTGTATCAGGCTCTCAAGCTGGCACGAACGGTGGATGACACACAGGTTGCGAAGGTTGCGACGGGAGACATTGCCGGTGTGCCGGTAGCGACTGTAGCTATCGAAAGGGCTGACAAGGACTCCAGCCCTATCCCCGAACGCAGAGATTACGGAACCGTAATTACTCGTGACGAGGACAGAGGGCCGGGTAATGGGCTCTACGACCGACCAGCCTGAAGCATGTCCGAAGTGCGGACACGACTGGGACAGGCATAACGGCTAATGGTGCTTCTACATCGGGGACTGCGGGGGAGAAGAGTGCGGCTGCACCGCAACTCCCCCTAAGGAACTAGCCGCCAAGAGCGGCTAGGTCAGCGGTGTACTTGGCGACCAGACCGGCAAGTGAGTGACCGCCCTGTCCATAGTCATTGCCGGGGAACGATGCCCAAATGTTGGAGCACGCCGTGATGGCTCCCGCGATGTTGCCCTGCTCAATCAAGTGGATGGAATTGCGTTCAGAGATTTGCTGAATGGCAACCCTGTCCTGCGATGCTGGTGAGAAATCAGGGAGTCCAAGCTGTGCCTTGTACGCCTCAAAGTAATGAGCCAGAACCTGATAACGGCCAGCAGCGGTTGAGAACTCAGGTGGGTTCAAGTGGAACTGCACGGAGCCACCATGGGCGAACGGGTGGTCGGTGTAGTCGGTGAACACAGAGGGGCCGTGGATGCCGGTAACGATGACATCGTAGCCAAGGTTCTTGGTGAGAGGGGCGATGCTCGTTCCTTCGCTCCAACTTATAAGTGAAAGAAAAGTCTTCAGTTTCACGTCGATTGTAATTGCCATTGTTCTCCTCTTTTCAAACGGTAAAATTGGGTATGGGATAGTCCGAGGTTTTCTCGGGCAGTTCTTTCCTTCAAACTACCGTTGCGAATCGCAATGACATCAACATCGGTTACTTTGGCACGAGGGTTTCCTGACCCTCGCATTGAAGGAAGGGGGACATTACGTTTTGCAGCAGAAATTAGTTGGCGGGTATCATCACTGAACAGCCGCCCTTTGAGGGCTCTTGATATACTCTGTTTTTGAGCTAGGCTGACAGGTTTACCCTTCTTAGCACTGCTTATTCGACTACAAGTAAGTGGGGATTTTATGTGCCCCTTCATTCTCTTCGACGCAGCTAGTTTCCACTCATCAGTGTGGGTATGCCCCGAAGTACCCTCCCCCCCATCGGTCAAATTACGAAGGCACCCGGTTCTCTTATCCTTACGCCCATGCATGAAGATAAGAAACATCTCAGCTTGTAGAGCATCCGGTTCAGATAGTTCCGTAGCTACAAAACGGATACGTTCCTTGTCCTTGGGGGTGGCTACAGCCCTGTAGTAAGGATGAAAGGCACGAGCCTCCTTACCCTTACCTATGTAGTAAGGGGTACCATCAGAACGCAGGTATTCATAGACATAAAACTGACCCATACCTATGGGTCAGAAACCTATTTTTTGTGTGAGTGCTGGTGGCTCGGTATGTGCGGCGTGCGGTCATGAGCCACCGGCCCGGTTTGACGGGCGGTCTGACCGACGAGGAATACGGTCAACAGCATGAGTGTGAGTTTCAAGCTAGAGTCACCATAGGCTTACCCTGCTGTTCCTTTCCGTAGTCTGTGTTTTCAATGATGCACCGTCCGGCCCCACAGGACAGGTGGAAGAACCTACCATCTACCTTGTAGAAGGAGTCATAGCTGTCAGAGTCTATACTGGTACTCTCAACCAGTTGTTCAAGCTGCTCAGTCGCGGTCGCCTCATCTCTGTCCAGACCTGCATCTCCAAAGTCATAGAGTATGTCGATGTCCTGACCTGTACCTCGTGCCGCCGTACTCCCGATGAGATACACGTGCTTGACTACGCCTCCCGCAACAACCTGCTTGGCGTATTCGCGTAGCTGATTGAGGTCGGCTGTGACTGCGGCTTGGAGAAACTTAGAGACAAATTGCATATCTTTCCTCTATTAGTGGAGGGGATAATCAGTATTATACATAGCGGGTGTCATCTAAGTAAGACCTTACGGAATTCCACCATAAGGAATGGGGTGTCGAAGCCACCCACCCGCTCCAAATTTCTGTGAGTCAAGGGCTTCTCAGTTTATGGTTGGTACTAAAAACAATGTGGAACGAACTGGTGACCGAGACTTGGATTTCTCTGCCACAATGCGGAAACCTAAGGGTATTCGCGCATGTGACTTCGACGTAGTACCCATATGCCCAATGTGCAACCTTCCGATTTTGCTTTGGGAGGTAAAACGTCAGAACAAGGGCCCACTGTGGGCCTATCGCCACTCGACATACGTTCGGAACATGGCTCGTATTCTAGGGGTTCCTGCCTACTTCGTTTACCATCAACCTGAACTTAAGAGGTTCGACCTCACTTCCTATAAGGGGGAAGACCTACCCACGTTCTCTCCCCATACATTCTCACTAAGAGAAGAAGTATTCATAGCTTGGATAGAAAAACAACAGGCTAAGCACGTGTGCAGGAAAACAAACTCTCAAAGTGATGAAACTAATTAAATCACCAAAGGGTAAAGTCGGTCGTCCTAAGATTCATAAAGACCACGCCGCAGCACAACGAGCCTATAGGAAACGGGTAGAAGTAAAAGCCGCCCGAGCCATAAGACAAGCAGCCAAGCTTACAGTCGTACCACTCCATTTGCGCCAAGCTAACGAACTGGTTGACCAACTACACCGTCACCACAAGCCCATTCGAGTCGCCAAGTTTTCTATCGGTTGCTCCAAAGAGGGTAAGTTGGTGGGTGCCGCTATTTGTATGAGACCTGCCTGTATGGCTCTTGACGACGGGCTTACCCTCGAAGTCTGCCGACTGGTCACAAATGGTACAGATAACGTCTGTAGCCTTCTCTACAGTGCCTGTACTCGTATCGCCAAAACGATGGGCTACAGAAAAATTCAAACCTACATTCTTGAAACAGAGCCCGGTACCAGTCTTAGAGCCGCAGGTTGGGTTCTGGAGAAAACTGGATGTGGAGGAACCCCACAAGGTAAACGAACGAACCGACCCAATGGTCATGAGATTACCCCTATTACTTTTATGAAAAAACAGCGGTGGGGAAAGCTCCTGTAACAGTATTTCAGAGAATGAACGACAACACATTTACTGTGGGAAGTATAGGTATAGACCGTACAGGCCCTAACTACTCCGACCGAGAATTCAAAGTGGTCAGCATTGACACCCCCGGAGACAAGGTTATTGTTGAATACACCGATGGTTCCCAGAGAACCTTCGCTTTTCAAGCCAAGCGGGAAATGACCAAAAACATTCTCCGTGAGATTGCTCTTAAAGCGGAAATCGAACAACGTAAGCGTCCAGGGTTCCTGAGCATTGACAAGCTCGTATGGGACAGCGAGGGTAACTTAGCCCGGTTCCTTGGATACCTTGTAGGGCCGGGACAGGTACACTTCTACCTCGAAGCCCCACCGAAGTACGATGATGTGGTTGTCAATCATTACCATTCTCTTACGGGTGAAACCATCGTCCCTACAAAGGGATTATATAACATCGCGCCTGAGGCTAAGTGGGCGGTAGAGGTCAATATTCACTTCATCCCCACGGACAACATCCCAGACTCTATTGCATTACAACAGACCGAACGAGTGGGATTGATTAGTCGCCATCAGATGTTTTGGGCATTAGTGGAGCATGGGTTCACTCTCCGTAGCCCTCAAGACCCGGATAAAATCCGAACGTTTATCCCTGACAGCCAGAAAGTGTTCTTTGATGAAGGGTTGAAAAAGTGAAGCGACTGTTCTTTCAGTTCTGTAGTAGTTCGGACATCAAGGTGTTCGAGAAGAATCACTACGTGCGTAAGATGTCCGCCGATGGTCGGACGGATAAGTCGAAGGCCGTGGGTGATGTTCGTGGGCACCATGGACAGCAGATTCACTATCTCATTTGGTACGAGACTGTAGATGGCTGGCAGAACGTCGGAGCTATCTCTGGCGGCTCCGCTGTCTATGCTACGAGCGTGCGAGACAAGTTCTTCCATATAACCAAGGAGAACCGCGAGAAGGTCATCAACGGTATCATCGACAACACTCTGTTCCGACTGGAGCTACATGAACCCAATCTGGCGTCCAGAATTGTTGCCATGTGGCGTAAGATTGTCGTCAAGGATTGGGAAGCTCTGTACGGGGTGAAGCCTTACGGGTTTGAGACCTTCGTGGAGTACGCAGAGCTAGACGCCACTACGCAGCGTGTAGGGGGGCTCTACATTGCGGACAACTGGGAGCGAGTAGGGGAAACATCGGGAAACACAAAGAACCACGTAGGGAAGGGGCTGACGGGAGGACTACGCGGCAACCCCTTCAATCGTGAAGATGTCTCCAAGAAGATTGTGCTCTGCAAGTGGATAAAACCCTACACCGAACCTCAGGTGTGTGAGTACAAGTCCTCGTGGCGAAGCATCACACCAGAAGAGAAGCTGCTTGCTAAGTCACGTGCTGCGTGGAGGAAAAAGAGAGTAGCCGACTCCATCACCGAACTGAAGTTAGCCGGGGTTCCAATTCAATGTGAATCGCGGGGAGATAACCTCCCCGCGATTCACATTTGCAAACGATGAGTTACCGACCGGAGATAGGGTAGAGTCCCTTACGGTAGGCCTTCTCCGCAGCACGACCGACCATGTTCTGCAAGTTTCCGTACAAATTACTGTCACGTCCAATGTTGAAGGAGTCCGAAGCGTAGACATCTGAGGTCTTCAAAATCTCCTTGTACACATTGGCACCCTCCGCACGGAAGAGTTCCAAGGGGTTGACGAGCCATCCGATGTCCTCCGCATCCGAGTCAATAGCACCCCGGAACGCCGCCAACATCGGGAAAGCCCACATCTTGTGAGGAGTGAACGGAACATCCCGTCCAACGAAGGGGAGGTTAGTGGGGCTCTTGGAACCAGCAGCCACAGGGCGCGTGGCCAAGAAACGACCCAACCCACCCCCGTTCTTACCCGTCCCGTTATACAACTCAGGCAGTTCGCTGATGATGGACTCGTACAGGTAAATGATGTCGAAAAGGAGCGGCTGTACCCTCTTGAACTTCGCTGCCTCCTTCTCAAAAAACGAGAGGCAACCCCCCACGCCGGTATATGCAGTCCGGGCGGAGTCCATGGCGAACAGACAGCCAAACTGCACGATTTCGGTGATGTCATAGTCGGCGTTCTCACCCGTGTAGTAGCTAACTGAGGGGAACTTGCGAACACCGGACTTAGGGAGGGTCAATCCAAAAGGCTTACCGTCCAGCATCTTCTTGAGACCGTCGAACCTCTTCTGGTAGTTCAGCATGTCCGAGGACTTGGCGTTCATGCCGGTGTTCCACGCCTCGACCATCGAGGAGGTATCTTCCTTGGAGTAGTTGCCACAGTACACGAAAAGCCGGACATACTGCTTCGACTCGCCCTGAATGAAAGGCTCCGCCGCATCGCGTAACGCTTCGCTGATAAGACGAACCGTGGTTCCCCCATCTCCGAGACCACGGGTGTTGGTGTTGAAGTTACCCACCTTTGCCTGAGTACCGAAGTTGATGGTGAGCTTACCGTCGTTGAGGTTGGCACTATCGGCGATGATGCGGATGCCCTTGTGCTGAGAGTCAAAATTCCCATCACGCAGGTACAGGGAATCCCGAATTTCCTTCGCGAAGGGGGACTTGTATCCGTCCTTGTTATAGCCAACACGAATGTTAGCCCACGGAATCTGAGTGACATCGAGCTTGTTAATCTGCTCGACAGGTACGAGGCACTCCCACGTGCAACGATTGGCATCGTTGAGGTTTACCTCACGACGCCCCTTTTCTACACTGCTAATTGTAGCAAGAAGACTCATTTCTACCTCTTAGCCCTGAAGTATTATGCCGCTTCGATTTGGGCCGGCAAATTACCGAAAGTTTTTTGTCGCTTCGGTACGACACGCACAGTATACCAATAACCGACTCCATTTGAACAATTTATTTTCAAACTGAAAAACCCCCATCAGATGGGGGTTTCGGTATACACACCGTCGCTTAGCCTTTGTTCAGGGTAAACGTCATCGGACGGGTTTCCTTATTGGTTGGTTTGTTCTGCTGACTCCGTATACCTGACCCGGAATCCCCCGCAATGCTGCAAACTCCTGTGCCTCTCTGGAGGCTTCATGGACATCCTGCGTCGGCACCGATACCCACCGCAGTTTGTTCTTCTTCGGCTCCTTGAAGGACACGCTGTAGAACCACGGGAGCCACTTGTCGTTGGGTTGCATATCTCCATAGACGACCTGCCAGTCCACCAGAACCCACCAGCGGCCATCGGTGCCCTCGGAGCTTCCTATCAGTGCTGGGCATCGACGGCCAACCGATACCGTTTGTTTGCGGACTTGAGTAACTTTGAGTTGAACTTCACTGAGCCCCCTTGGTGAGAAACTTGGCCTTCCAGCGTTCCTGTGTCTCGGCCCCGCCGTACTTCAGCGGCTCGGCCTTCCACTTAGCAAGCTTCGCGGTGAAGAACTCGATGTCGGACTTCAATGCGTGGATGCTTCGCTTCGCCTTCTCTTCCTTGATACGCTTGACGCGGCTGAAGTTATCAACATCCGTACGGTCGTACTCACGACGTTCCTTGTTGTACACACCGGCCCGGACGACTTCAACCATCTCGTCCATCTTGTCGAACTTGTCGGCCTTGAGGTCAGCCAGCAAGGACTCCGTGCGACCCACCGCCGCGACCATGGCTTCCTTGTAGGCGACCGCACCATCCGATGCCAGTTCCCATGCCTTATATCCGGCACCGAAGCAGATGCCGTTGCGACCACCCCAGTTACGTTCGAGGGTGTAACCATGGGCAACCAAGGTGCCATTGAAGTTCAACTTCTGACGTGAGCTACACACAGAGCAGATGCCGGTGTTGGTGACATCCACTTCCTTGGGGTTTGGGTTCGGCTTGCGTCCCTTCTCGATGAAAGGCTTCACAGCCCTGACCAACTCTACCACCTGAGCGATTTCCGCCAGCATGTTCAGGAAGGTTGTGTACGCCGGAGTCCACTTGCCCATATCCTTGGTGTACTTGGTCAGTTTCTTGAGAGCACCGGGGACGTTCGAGAACTGGGGATGGTAGATGACCATCCAACGGGGGTCTTCATTTTGCCAGCTAGGACGACCCTCACGACCCTCACGAACCAGAGCCCGGATGTCCTCGCTCGATATGTCTAGGGCTTTTTCAGCGACACGCGACAACTGGTCTTTCGCGGAAACGAAGTCCACGTTCCAAATGTGGTTGGTGGCGAGACCATCTTCCAGTGCCTTGATGGCAACTTCGAACCGCTGCATCCTACCCTGTTGTTCCGCCGCAGCCGTGAGTTGAGGAATGTTCATGCAGCTATCCTACCGGGTAGTAAAAAACTTGTCAAGAAACTTTTTCAATTATATGGCAACATCCAGATACGCGGTGTCTTGACTGAAGTCTAGGTTTACAACCATATTGGAATCAACGTTATAAACAGGTGGGCTGCTCACATTGAAGAGGCTACCAGCATCGGGGGTGTAGATGACCGAGAGTATACCATCCGCGTATGCCAGCCCGGAAGGACTCCACCCGTTCAGGTTACCGTTGAAGTTGTCCGCCAGAGCAAAGTTGTTCTGAAGCAGGAATTGCATCCAGAGGGCGAGGGTGGAGTCGCTGCCATCAAGTATAGTCAGAGCCGCTTTGGAGAGTAGGACGAGCCCGGTCTGAGGGAAGGTCGGAAGGATGCCACGGTAGGCGCTCTGCCCCTCGGTGAACCATGAGGCATAGATGGGCGTCGGTGGGCTCCCGACAGCCACCCGTACCCCCCCTGCGTAAAGAGTTCCATCCCAAGCATACCCTGTATGCCCTTGAGTGGTGGGGTAGTAGAAACTATCAATAGTTTTCGCCGTGATAAGAGCGGTGCTTTGAATTGATTGTGTAAGGTATGAGTAAGCTGCCATGGAACCCTCAATAAGTAAATCTGAAAGTCCGTAATTTACTTTTCCAACTATTGTACACCATAGAAGAAGAGAGTATTAGTAGCAGGGAATACTTGTGGCAAACGATTTGAGGGGAAAGCAGTTTGGAGTTCTCGTCGCTCTCACACAACTTCGTGATAAAGGGCGAACTAAGTGGGTGTGTCAGTGCCGCTGCGGTAACCGTAAGGAAGTACGGGAGGACACACTACTTGCAGGGAAGGTTAAGAGTTGTGGTTGCCTCAGCCAGCAGTTAAAGAAAGTTAAGAAGGAAAAACAGAATAGCCTTGTGAACCAGAAGTTCGGCAAGCTTATGGTGCTATGGAGGGCTAAAGTAAGCGACGGTCGCCGGTCGATGATTTGGGAATGCCGGTGTGACTGCGGGAAGTTAGTAACTGTGTCAGGAAGTGCCCTGAGGGCAGGGCGTAATAAAAGTTGCGGCTGTCTTAAAAGAGGAAAGAACTAATGGCAACGAGCACATTCCAATATCCATCAGTGGTTTCCAGAACTCTGGATGTCGCGGGTCGGTCTCTTCTTTCAATTGTAGCTTTGCATGACCACCAAATTTCGGACGCTGATCTAAATGCCCTTCAAGATTTACAGTCATACAAGCGGCACCTGTTGCTCGACAACAAGTCGGCAACCTCTGGCTGCTTGACCTATGCAGCGTTCCAGTACAGCCCCTTCGTCCCCAACACATTCATCATCCCGTCCTTCGACGTTCTGTTCAATGGCGAGGTTGTGTCCATTCAAGGCTTCAACTCCGCCGACCTCACACAGAATCGCATCACCCTATCTCCGGCTCAGCAACCAGCATTCTGGACAAATGGTGTTACCGACGAAGACGCTCGTCTCTACGTTGTCTTCCTCGAAATATGGTATCAATCACTCGACCCAACCACCGGTCAAGGCTATTACCTCGACCCAGTATCACAGCTTCGCTACTTCTACCCCTATGGTTGCACATCGCCTGATCCAGTGAACGCAGAGATTATGCCAGATGATTCGGTGGATATCTTCGCGACCTCTTCCACAGGGGCAGGTCTCCTCACCACTATCCGTTCTCAGATTCAGTGGCGGTTCAACATTCAGCGTGTGGCGTTGACCTACGACTTCACGAAGTATCAGTTTGGTCTTGACCCCGGTGCTCAGCCCACAGAGATTGTGTACGGACAGGGGACAGCCACCAATCAGGCTCCTATCGTTGACCCAATCTACGAGTTCACCAATATGGGCTCTGTGAATGGGGACACCGGTCTGTGGCAAGCTGGTGACGGCAACATCAACAACTCCATGGGAACCATGGATGGGTACACTTACGCCATGCCGATGGCTGTTATGTTCCAGCGTAACTATGGTCCCTTCAGCCTAGCAAGCAACATCTTTGGCTGTGGGGACGCTGCGACTCAGAATTCTGGTCTTCTCAAATATGGTGTCTCTGGTCGCCTCGACTCTAAGCTGGCTGACCAGATTTTTCAAGAGGATGTGGTTGACACCCGTCAAACTGTAACTCTTGACTCGTGGGATTTGGATAAGCTGATGCGCGAGGGGTTTGTTGACCTTATAACGGGTAATGGTCGCTCAGCAATCGGTCGCGGGGATGGCTCTGGTCTCAAGACAGAAGCTCTAGGCTCCACCCTCGATTACTACGTTTCGGTTGGTCCGATTGCGGTTCCCAACACGAATACACTCCCAACGAATTGGGATGGATTTTCCAACGGGTTTAGTTCCGACCTCCGCACGTTCTATGTAACCAAGAAGATTCCCATCAATCAAAAGTCGTTCTGGTTGGCTTCCAGTGCTCAGGGCGGTCCATGGAAGATGGGTGATGCTTTCACAGTGTCACTCCCAGCCCAATCTCAGGGTACGATTGTATCGGCTGCGGTTCAGGGATTCAATCTTGCTAATAACCTTGAATCACCCATCAACTTGCTCTCTGGACAGGTACAGATTAGCGGTCTCAGTTCAAAGTCAGTCACTGTGAGCTTCATTAAGAACCTTCAAGGCACCCCCTTTGACCCCGGTGCTCAGAACATCTATTGCACGGTAGGCGTTCAGTACCCCGCCGACTCTGGCGTTGACCTGCGTAAGACCCCCATCTCTGTGGATGGTGGAACCCTCACGGATGCTATCTCGGGTAAGACGCTCCCAGTGTATGGGATTTCGGAGTACGACGTACAGAACCAGTCGCTGACAACCCACGCCTATCAGGTGTGGGCGGTCAATCCTGAATACTCAAATATCATATTCGGTACTAAGATTTGGGTACAGATTCCCGGCTCATCGGGAACTGTAGGGGGGACATCCACCACGTTCACCATCACTCGCACTGGTCTCAATGGTAAGGTTGCAGGGCTCTATCCGACTCGTGTTTGGGACTTGGCGTCAGGCACTTATTATCAGACCACGTGTTCGATGAAGGGCAACCAGTGTGTTGTTACCCTTGCAGCCGTAATTCTCAACACGCAGACCTTGGTCATGAGTTTTCTAGCGCAAGATACGGCACAACTTGTGTACAACGCTCCGGTTAAAGGTGTGACAGAGATTGAAGAAACGGTGTTGTTCGGCAACTACACGACCGATAATAACTTTCCAATGGACAGCCGTGTCACGATTGAGGTTGCTCAGTACAACGCAATCACCAACCTCACCACGATTGTGGCGGCGGCTAACAACTGCATCATCAAGGGGATTAGCGGGAATGACACAACCCGTTACCTTTGGGTTCTCGATCTAGAGGGTAACCTGAACTCCGTACAGTGCTCCACTGTGAACTTCAACAATGGAGTGGTCACGGTCACTGTGATTGGTAATTATTCCATCGCTAATGGAACCCAGTTTTTCTTTACCGGTTCGATCCTCCCGGCATTTGACCAAAACTCAACCCTAACGATTGTGGAGCAATACATCCCGTATCAGGGAGAAGGTGTGCTGAATCGTAACTATGAAATCATCCATAATGATGAGACGGCATTGGTGACCACTAACGGCTCTGGTGCCGCACCTGTGGTTGGTCTTGAGGATGTGTACCCCTACAACCGCGAGATTCCGATTGCTACGACTCTACCTTCTCTGGTCAACTGGTCGGATGCAACATTGACGAACACACCGCTGTCCTCGGTGTTCGATTCGAACTATGTGGCGATGCGTCAGAACAATGTGGAGCACACCTTCGAGGTACCGCTTCACACCAACGACTTTATTCCACCGATGAACAAGGACTTCCGCAAGGAACTTAGGTTCATTACGACGACAGGTGGAGGACGCGGTTTCTCTCAGGCTATCCCCCACGTGGGCTATGCCATCACAGCACCCTCGCCTCGCACAGTATTGGGGCAGAACCTTCAGAGCACCACTGCTCCTATTATTTTGTATGTCAATAATGTGTCGGGGCTCGACACCAACGATGGTCTCAGCTTGACCAACCCGAAGCTCACTATCACAGCGGCTCTCAGTGTACTACCTCCAGTGCTTCGTCATCCCTGCTCGGTACAACTGGTGGAGACTAATACGCCATACTCCATCCAGAATCTCCAGAGCACACTTCAGGAAATTGCTTTGGGCGATGGCGACATTCGTTCAGCGGTTTACTACGCTCTTGGTAATCTTGCTTACACCATTCAGGACGGTGGACGTTTGGTTATTACTTCAGTGGCCGGGGCAACGGGCAATATTGTGATTGATGCAACGGGCTTCGCTGGATTTGGCAACGGTCCAACCTCCGCATTCTTTGTGGATAATAGCCGAGTCATCTTCAACAACCTCACCTTCAACGGGTTCCGCGACCCCGCTGTTTACTGCATTGATGCGGACGTTGACTTTGTAAACTGCATCTTCACTGAGAATCTTCAGGCCGGTGCCTTCTCGCAGGGTTGCAATGCCATCTTCGATGGTGGATCAATTGGGCTCCCGGATGGTGGCGTAGGTATGGTTGCAAGCTCCTCGGAGATTACCGCTTCGGGTGTTGACTTGTCAGTAGACTCAGGGGCTACCCCCGGCTCGTTCTTCGTTGGTGAGCGTAACTCAACCCTCAATCTTTCGAACCACGCGACGGACACTGTGTCGGAAGTAAACATCAACGCTTCAACCGTAGTTGCTCAGGTGGAGTTCAATTCCAGTATTGTTGTCACATCGGACTTCCAGACTAACGGTAGCGCAGTTCTTTCGGCGAACTCAACACTGGCTAGAACTATTTTAACCAATCCATTTTTGGGCGGTGTTACCGCCGACTCATCTTCTAACACAGTAACCTTGCTTTCGTAAACGGATAAAAAATGAGCCTTACATTCACTACAAATTTCGCCAACAATGCCAACTCAGTCATGCCACTGGCACAGAACGCCAGTGGTCTGGCCGTCCGTGTCGCATCACTCGCCTCGGACACCCTTGGTTCCTTGACTGTATCAGGACAGGTGGGCGCTATCACTTGGTCTCTTGGCGGAAGCGCACCCTCGTGGATTAATGTTTCTCCCAACGGGGCTGTATGTGCCATCACGTTCTCAGGCGCACAATATCAGCAAGACCCCTACGAGTTCTTTGTTTCCGTCACTGATGGTGTAAGCACCACCAACTTTCCGATTTACTTGGAAGTCCGCACTCCCTTCTACGTTGCCGCCAATCCAAGCAACCCAGTGGTTAATGGAACCACCCTACTTATCCCGTCCTATGACAGCACGGTAGCCGATGTTCTTATTCAAGGTTACGGTCTGTTCAACTCCCCGCAAACCGGCATCAGCTTCATCCTGCCTTCCAGCCTTCCAGCCGGACTGGAGTTCGTCACATCGGATGAGACCAAGCTTGCACTGCGTGTATCGCCTCCTCACTTTTCCGGCACACCTTTCACCTCAACTGACCTTGTTGGTGGTCTCCAGCTAAACGGAACCGCTCCCAGCTTCGCTCAGTCGCCCGTCGCTGTGCCTATCACGATTCTTGCATACCAGCCGGGTTCATTCTACGATACCCCCGCCCGTGCTTACCAACTTACACTATCGGTAAGCTCTCAGAGTCAGGCCGCTGGTACCTTGGACTTCGCGGCTGGTGCCTACTACGACACTGTGAGCAACCTGCTGCATGTGGATGCACAGATTGACGTTCTGTTGGGTACGTTGCAATCACTCGGTGCAACAGTTGCTCAGCCCCTAACTTATTACTGGGCTTCCACCGGACCCTTGTCCTTGAACTCGGGCGGCGGCGGAAATAGCACTAACAAGTTTGCCACCTACAGCATCTACGGTAATGCCCCCGCATCTGTGAACCTTCAGGTGTTCGATAACAACGGGCTTCCAGTCAACAATGGTCTCAAGATCATTAACTTTAATGAGGTATCTACCAGTAACACCTCGTGGCTGTCATCTTCGGCTATCAAGATTGGACTAGCGACAACATCAGGGACACCTGATTACGCGGTCGGTGCGGCGGGGACTACAGTCACTTACACCCTTTCCTCCCCTGATGGGTTCAACCCAGCCGAAAGCCTCATCTTCACGGTGAATGCCGTCGCTGCATCTTCGCTGGAATCCCCTGCGACTGTAACCAACACTGGTCTGACTATCAGTTCAGGGACACCCACCACCACAGTCACCTTCCACTTCCCGGCTAACGGGCAGATTGGGCAGAAGTGGACGCTCACCATTGCAGCGACTAACTCCGGGAGCCCTCCGGGTCGTCAAGGCTACGCACAGGTACTGTTCAAGTGCGATGGTCCCGCTCCTCTGGATATTGTGGGTACCCCTACCACCATCAACTCTTCCACGGGCATCCCCATCCCCCCGATTCAATTATCATCGACCCCGGTCAGTGCCACGTTCGAGTTGGTTGGCGACCCAGTCTTCGGTTCAGGGGTTCTCGGTGCTCCCGATGGTTTGTATATCAATAGCTCCAATCAGATAGTGGGTAACGCACTCACACCGGGAACCTACAAGTTTGTTGTCGCCGCATCGGCATTTGGTTACCAAACCAGCTACAGTGATGTCATCACCATGACGGTGGCGGCTGTCGCCATTCCGTTGCAGATTACCAATCCAACTTCCACCGCTATTTCGATACCGGACAACACATCGTTCACTATCGCATGGGGCATCTCCGGCACACCCACGGGACTGTTTCTCGCGGAGATTCCATCCCCGACTCCAATTCGCACTGTGACTGGTGCAGGTTCGGCATCAGTGCAGCAGGTTGGTTCCGCCGTCTACAGCGTCTATGGCACCAGCTTCTACGGCAATGCGTACTCAGTACCGTTGATTGTCATTTCAAGCTCTATCGCCTCGGCCACGAACCTCCTCCCGGCTCCAACCATCGCTGTCATTGATGAAACTTTCCACCTGACGGCCAACTGGCAACCGTATTCTGTGAGCGGAGCGTACACCGCATACAAAGGTTGGAACATCACGCTTCAGACGCCTCCGGGTAGTGGAACTCCTATAACTGTATTTGATACAGGGTTGAACAATGGCGGTACGGTCTCCGCCCGTGTCTTCGAAGAGACCTTGGTCTCTGGCGACTACTCCATGAACATGGTGGCGTTGTCGAGTGACTTCACGGTTGCCCTCAACTCTAACCCATGGGACTCTAGCCACACATTCCCGACTGCCCTGTTGGCTACCAACGTCACGTTTGACAACACGAACCTGTTGCTGGGTCAGACGCTCAACATCACGTTGAATGCCAACTATGCTGGAGCCAGCGCATGGCAGGTTATCTTCCCAGACAACACGTCCACGGGTTGGTTGCCCCTCAGCACTCGCACCGTCGCCAAGTCCTTCACCACGGCTGGTGCCCAGAACATTGTCATCCAGACGCAGAACGACTTCGGAACGGCTAACCCACCGGTCAAGCTCCGTCGCCAGTTGACACAGCAGGTTTATGTTATCGACCAGCAGTTCAACCCGACCGCAGCCGCTCAGGGAGCCCTCACTGGCACGCTAGGCATTGGGGGTAATGCTGGCTTTGAAATTACGAACGCCTCCACAGGCACTGTGACACCACAGGCGTATGAAGTGGTTGTTCGCTCTATCGCTCGTGACGAGATTACAAATGAACTCAAGCTCATGGTTGCGACTTCGCGATTTGCGAATGCAAGCTCCCTGTTGAGCACCATGGCACTCGACGTGTTCCCGATGCAGGGTCGTCCCCATGCAAAGGAACTCATCGAACCAACGTACATTCTTGAAGTCAACCCCGCCACCTCTTCGGTACCGGTGCAGATTACCACTACGACTCTGCCCTCGAACTCGTACGTTGGCAAGCCGATGGCTGAATTCAAGATGCAAGCGACGGGAGGCAATACCAACTACAGTTGGTACACCGAAGGTATGCCTCCGGGCTTGAAGATGAACGTTGATGGTACCATCAGCGGCACTCCAACCCAGCTTGGCACATTCACTGTCGTCTTCGCTGTCATGGACGCCAGCAGCCCTGCGTACATCGCTGAGACCACGTTGACTTTCCTTATACCGACCGACTTGGCGATTACCACCACGACTCTGCCCTCTGCTACCGTTGGTACCCCCTATGAGAACTACACCAATCCCAACAGCCCACAGCCCATCGTTATCCAGAACACGGGGGGCTTGGCTCCATACACATGGGCTATTGTTGCTGGTTCGGCTCCTATTGGTCTCGCCATTGATGCCAACTCCGGGACGCTCGGTGGTGTACCCTGCACTTACAATTCGACTACTGACTTCCTCAAGACCTATACCTTCACAGTTCAGGTTACGGACGCCATCGGAGCTAAGGCATCAGCCACCTACAGCATCCTGCTCTCCCCAGCCAAGCTCTCCTACGGTCTGTTGAACCAGCCACTCATCATCGCGGGGGAACAGTTCAAGTTGGCTGTTCCAGTCTATGGGGGTCAGTCCCCTTACACCTTGAATAGCTTCACCGACGACGGTATCATCGGTACCGGGTTGGCGATTGTCAGCCCAACCCAGATGTCCGTGGTTGCAGGGGTGACTCCGGCTATACTGTCCTTCCTCAACGCACCGAATACTACAGTGTACCCGTCGCTCTACCCGCAGAACATTGCAATCACGCTGACAGCTACTGGTGGTGTACCCTCTAACGCAAACGGCTTGGATACCGACGAGCGTTATAAGTTCTACGTTGACCCCACCGCAAGCAACACTCTTCCGGGGGCGGTTTGCTACGGACCTTTGCTGGTTGCCACGCCGACTGCGAACGGGGTTTTTACTGTCACGGTTAAAGTGGTTGACTCCGTGGGTCATATCGCCTCTCTGCCAATGACTATCACAGTTCAGCAGCAGGGTTCAGGTCAATACACCCTAGGTGCCTACTCCGTCAACACAAACGGTCATCCTACATCTCCAACCCTTTGGACGTTCACCCCCCTCGCGAGTGGCTACCCCGACCCTGTTATCAGTACGCCTTACACTCCGGGCTCAGGCCAATACTACTGTGTCGCTCTTCTTAACAACGGCACGATTCAGTTGACCAACGCTCCCAACGCGGCTTGCACCGCCAGCCTCATCGGCCCCGGCGTTCTCCCGGCTGGTATGACGTTCGCCAGCGGTAACACGGTCGCGGGTGCTGGTGCTGACTGCATCCTCCTACTTGAAGGTACTCCGACAACCTCTGCTGGTTACAGCTTCAAGTTCCAGCTTGCGGGTATTGTCAACTCGGTCAATGCCACTGTGAGCACAGCACAGCGTTTCAGTTTGAATGTTGGTGGTGGAGGAACGGGAACTCCGGTGGTTGCTCTTGCTTTCACTGACGCTATCAACCTTGACCTAAACACTTTGACAGCGGATGCCATAGGTGCTTATAGCTGGGCATACCCCCTCATTGCTGGAGGCGGCACTGCTCCGTATTCCTTCAGCATTCAGAGCGGTACAACGCTCCCTACCATCAGTACGGGGGTAAGCATCGGAGGGTTTTCGGCCTTCTCCTCCTCAACCTCCACGACAGGTTCGTACACTGTGTTGGTTGTGGTTACGGACAAGAACAGCGTTCAGTCAGCGGCAACCCCTATCACTGTAAAGGTTGCTCAATCTACGACTCAGCCAACTCACATCTTGGATAACAATATTCCGGCTTACGTCTATGTCAACCGGTTGATTCCGGTCAACAGTTACTATGTTGACGCCGACCTCATCTCAAACTGGACAGCCACGGGTCTCCCGGCTGGCGTCACCCTGTCGTCTGCTCCGGGCACCCGCGTATACCTGCAAGGCACTCCGACTGGTGTGGTCTCCTCAACCCCAATTACCATCACCGCGACCTCGGTCACGTTTGGCACTCAGGCAAGCGTTGTTGTGAATCTCGCCATCCGTGCTCAAGCCGCTGTCATTATCGCCCCGGCTCACGTTGGGGCGACGGCAACGATTGGCACGCAATATCGTGTGGTCAACAACAATTCCATTATCTCGGCTCAGTACACTGGGTTCCAGCCGGGTGACACCGGTCTCCCCCTATTGCAGAACACGTTGGGTACTGCAACTCTGGGTAACCCCACCCTAACCATTGGCGGACAGCCCACCACGGGCAACAGCAGCGTGACTCCAGATGGGTTCACTATGAGCTACGACTACTTCCCGACCGGTGCAGGTACCGACACACTGTCCTTCAATAACGTAAGTTTCCCGGACAGCCTTACCCTCTCCGAAGTATTTTCCGCCCTCAAGGCAAACGGCACCACGGTTCCGGTGTCGGTCAGCGAGTACATTGTCACCCAAACTCTATCGCTACCCCTCACTGTCTCTGGCGGTGACGCTCCTTACACCTACAACATATCGGGTGTGAGCGACTCCCGCTTCGTTGCCATCAACAACGGCACATCCACCGCTGCCTTGCAGATTACGGTTGCTCAGTTCGCGGCAAACACCACACCATATAACTGCAACGTTACTGTTGTGGTCACGGACTCGGCTGCAAACTCCACCACTGTGACGGGTCAGCTTCAGGTTACGGTTGTGGCTCAGAGCTACATCTCTGTGGCTTTCTCTCCCTACACGTGGGCTATCAGCCTGTCAAGTGCTGTAGTTGCTTCCAAGACGCCAAACTCTCTCATGTCCTCACCGCAGCTTTTCCACGCCCCGGCTAACTACTACGTTGATTCGGTTACGGTTCCCAGCGGTCTGGCATCATTTATCACTGTGTCTCCAACCAACCGGGTGCTGGCGTACAATCTCACGGGTTCACCTTCAAACGTACCGGATGTGAATCAGAGTCTTACGCCTATTGGAGGCTTTACTGTACCCATCAGCACCCCGCCCTCTATAGGTACCTACACCATCGCAGTAGCTCTGCGGGTTGTGGACAATTTGGGTATCAGTACATTAGGTCCGGGTTCTCAACCGACGCAACCTATCACCGAGAACATCACCGTAGTTATCAGCAGCTAAGAGGAAAACGGATGTCCATCATTACAACAGCAACGTTAGCCGGAGTTGGGGGTGTAGCACCTTACACCTTTATCACACCCTCGTCTGACCCAAAAACATCGCTACCGAATGGCTCATTCAGCGTGACGGGTGCGGTCTTGAGTATCAATTCAACCTCGTTGAGCCCCGGCACGTACACACTCCATGTGATTATCACCGACTCGAATCTTAACACAGCGGATGAGGTCCTCACTGTCCTTGTGGTTGACCCTACCTTGTTTTCGATTCTGAACAGTTCACAGAACTTTGAGCCAACCAGCTTCCCTTCAGTTCAGGTTGTCCCTCTAACCAGTAACGGCGGTACAGGTACGGTTGTGTGGTCTCTATTGAACACGGTTACCACCCTCCCCGGTGTCCTTATCGACACCAGCAACAACTTGAACTTCACCTTCAGTAACTATGGAACTTGGACGGTTGGGATTAAAGCTACTGACAGTCTCGGTAAGGTGACCTCAAAGGTTCTTCAGATTCAGGCTGTGAACTCTCAGGTCGCTGCATTGGTGGACGGTCAGGTGGAAGTTATCGTCACCGTTCCTGCCCAAAAGGCGGGTGTGCATCAGTTCACCCTCAAGGTTACTGACAATACAGCAACCTCACTGACTCAAGCTTTCAGCTATCAGTCGGATGACCCCATTAGCACCATCTTCCTCGACCAGTTCGCGTTCGACCATTATTGGGGGACGGCGGACACCACAACTATTGTTCTCCCCATCTTGGGTAACTTGTCCGGCTATAGTATCAGTACGACAACCACCCCCATTTCGGGTTCTAACGGTTTGACCGCGACCGTTGATGGTGTGAATGACGTTGTTACGGTAACAGGGCCTCCTACCTCGTTCTCGAACAGTCAGGTGTACATCCAACTCCCGATTCTTCAAGGGAACAATCAGGTTGCAACCATCACTCGTGAATATACACTGGTCTCCCATGATGGTACCACTGACATTGGAAATACCCAGTGCTTCACTCGCCCGTACATTGTTGGCGACTTCGTTGGGCTTAACCCGCTCAAGCCATGGGTCAACTCACCGTCCATTGCCACGGCCAGCACCCTCTTGTCCCGCGTGCAGTCGGGGTCGTCCCTCCCTTTGGGGTTATCCCTTGACGCCAACACAGGTCTTATCTACGGAACTATCGTGGGCATCGCGACCAGTCAGAGTGTGATCGAATATTACGACTTGACCAGCGTAGTTCATGGTACAGTCACCATCACATGGGACACACAGCAGAACGCCTTTTCTCTCATTGATAATATTGCCGATGGGTTTGTTCAACAAACCTACTCATCCACTATCGGTTCTGCATCGTCGGTACCTTTGACTGCTGCCTCCGTTTATCGGGGTCGAATCCCGGCTGGGATATCCTTGTCGCCCAACGTGGGCGGGACTGCTATCAATATCACAGGCACTCCCACTGAGGCCGGTTATTTCGACCTGTGGTTTCGTGTTACCAACCAGAATGGTCAGAGTGGATATCTCTATCACCGCTTCGTGGTTAACTATATCAACCCGCTTGTCATCCTCACAACAACCCTACCTACAGCAGTCACAGGTCAACCCTACAACAATTCCGCCGGATTTGTGCTTCAGGGATTTGGGGGTGCCACTCCTTATGCGTGGTCGCTCGATGCAAGCTCTCCCGCTCTACCCACTGGCATGACGTTGAATTTGGCTGGGTTGCTCTCTGGCACGCCAACCAACTCATCATATAGTCAGAATTTGATTATTGATTTGACAGACGCTCGTGGTGTCACGACTTCGGCAATTCTGCTTCTTGCCATCAACAACAACGTGCAAATCACAACCGTAAACCTGCCGAAGATTATCCCCGGTCAGCCCTACTCCTACCAGATGACGGCTACTGGCGGCGTACCTCCTTATACGTGGTCTCTCACCGGTCCTGCGTTGCCCAGCGGTATAAGTTTCAACCCATCAACAGGCATTTTCTCCGGTGTCACATCCGTGACCTCATATATTCAGTCCGTCACCATCGGTGTAGTTGACACAGTTGGGGGCGCAGGCCATACAGACTCTAAGACTTACTCCCTTCAGACCGGAACTTCGGCCATGGTCATAGACACATCGGGCGTCGGTCCTGTTGATCGTGGCGGACCCTATCAGGGTACGCTCCGTGCGTTTGGTACATTCACCACACCGAACACATGGCAAGTGACCCCTGATAGTCCTAACGCGCTCCCGTCGGGTCTTACGATTCAGGCTAACGCAGCCGATAGTGGCACAACGGCGTTCATCTCTGGCGTCACTACTCTTCTGCTAGACAACTACTCAATCAAAGTGCAGACAGTGGACTCTTTGGGTTCATCGGCTCAGGCATTCATCATTCTTAACTCCACATCGAGCCTTACCATCACTACAAGAGCTTTACCTGTAGGTACGGTGACGGCCAGCTACAACTACCAGTTGACCGCGACCGGCTATAACACCCCCTTCACATGGAGTTACACAGGCTCACTTCCGAGCGGCTACTCCATGTCTTCAGGGGGACTCATTACTGGTGCGACAGGTGCGACGTTCAATGGTACTCCAGTGTTCACGGTGACCGATAGCTTGGGGGACACTTACCCTCTGGCTCCTCTCGCGCAGGCGGCATTGAATTTGGTGGTTCAGCCCTCAGGTCTATCCATCACAACTGCCTCCATCAATCAGATTACGTCTGGCCGCACCTTCAGCCAGATGCTGACGGCTACGGGGGGTTCGGGTAATTACTCTTGGTCACTTTCACCGGCCTCATCGAGCCCCCTTCCATCCGGTCTGTCTCTGGGTAACAGCACAGGAACCATCACGGGGGTCACGACACAGACAGGCTTTAGTAAGTCGATTACGTTCCGCGTCACAGACAACACGAATGGTGCCTTCGCTGAAAAGTCGTTCACTGTAACTGTGGTTAGCGGTCTCACCTTGCAAACGGGTATTGACTATACAGACAGCATTACGACTAATTATCTCGGGTACGTGGACAACGGCAGCACGGATTCCATCAACCCGCGTCCTAACCATTCGTTCTATGTGGTAGCTACAGGGGTGGTCACCACGAACGCTGCCACATTGGCAAGCAATATCACCCTCAGCAACTCTGTCTTCACCGCCAGCGTTGACTCCCTGAATAACGGAATCGCCTACATCCGTATCTCCGGCCCGTTCGCTTCAGGTGTCACTGGCAATAATGCGTTCGGTATTACGGTAGTGGATTCAGGCGTATCGGCTACAGGAACCTTTCAGTGGGATGTCTTCAATAACGGGGTTCTACGTGCCGCTGCCACAAATGCATTTCCGCAGCAAATTGTATAAGAGGGGCTAAATGGGAACTCAGTACGAAACAGTAAATGTCGTCATTGGTGGGGCTAACCCCCAGACCATACCGGTTACTATACCCGTGGACACTAACTTGGGCACCGGCTCGACCACGCTTACATACACGGGCACTAATGGCGGTTCAGATACTCTTCAGGGAACAGCAACCATCGCTGGTAGCAACTACACCACCAACTCCGCCTCGGTCAACTGGCAGCAAACCAATGGCATCATACAGGTTGGCAGCGTTGTTACATGTTATGCGTGGAATGACTCCCCTACCTCAGGTCCCGTGGCTGGTTACATCTGGAAAAATGCCAGCGACCCATCAGGAAACACGATTCGTACCATATCTACCGCCTCGGCGACTCAGACCAACAATTCCCTCGCTTTCAGTGCGTACATTGGGGGGGACTCCGGGGGCTCAGGTCCCCAGTGGTCTAGCTTCAACACCGCTGGTCAACAGACCGCCTACACCAATTTTCCACCTTACGGATCAAATTTCAACTGTTGCATTGTTGGTAGTATCCTAGTTCCGGCTCCCGGTACCTATACCTTTAACATCACCTATAAGGATGGTGTCATGTGGGGTATTGGCAACTCCGCAACGGGTGCTTCCCCCACATGGGCAGGAAAGGGGATCACCCTAGCCGCCCTTGGTCAAAATCAAACGGTTGCGTTAGGTCTGCCTATTCTCCCGGCTGCTCAGAATAGCGGTTCAGGGGGATATGTAGGTTCAAGCACTGTAGCGGTTACTTTTTCACAGGCGGGGGTCTATCCCATTGAAGGTGACTGGGATTATTGGTACCACTCCGGTCGCGTGTTTCACATCACCACAAGTTCGGGCGAACTTGCCCCGGTAACCCTCATCGCTGCTCCGGCTCCTGCAACTCCTGTCGGCAACGTGACTATCACCCCCGGTGGTGGTGCAACTAACCTTCAGGTCGTGGGTCAGCCCATCACACTCACGGTCAACGTGTCTGGCATCGTGTACCCCACTAAGTCCTATTGCCCTGTGCTTGAGGGTACGACGGGAAAACTGTACCTCTATAATGACCCTAACAACCCGACGTTTACCTTCCCTACGTATAACGGGAGTCCGGTGAACAAGACGGCAGCGGCGAAGGCAGTTCTTGCTCTGACCTCCACGGATAACACCGCGTATCAAGGGTTGTTCGGAGTGAACTATGATGGTACCAATTTCACCGTCAACTACAACGGGAACACGGCTAACCCCTCATCTTCCTCTCGCGTTCTGTCCACCAGCCTCGTGGTTCAAGCTGATGATATTGCTTGGTTCAACAATGCGTCCACCACGTTTGACACATTCGCTGTGTCCGGCACCAATGGTGGTGTCTCTTTCAACATCGAAGTGGATTATATGAATATGCCTCAGGTTGCTTCCCTCTCGCCGACCAGCATTCCGGCTGATGGGGGAAGCTATACGCTGTCTGTCGCTCTGAACAAGGCGTTCTCTCCCCAGCAGCAGGGTGCCAAGAACACAGGCAACAGCGTTAATGCCTCATGTACGATTTCAGGTGCTACTTCCACTGGTACCCCCAGCCCGGTGCTTGACTCGGCGGGATGGCTCACAGGTTGGAATATACCATTCACGGCTCCCGCTGCCACCACCAACCAGACCCTCACTGTGAACATGACAGTGAATGGCACCCTTACCTACCTGAGCAACGATACCTTTGTGACTAATACAGTCTCATATATAAGCGGTCAAGTGGGCACTATCACCGCCGCAGGTTCTTCCTATGTGGCTCCGGTAGCTGTAGGCATGACGGTAACCCCGAGTCTCACGCTTATCCCCCCGACAGTAACGTCTATGACCCTTACGGCTCAGATGTTCACAGCCGGAGGGAGTGACCCGGTGGGGGTTAACTTTTTCACTCAATATGTGGGTCAGTCTACTCAGACGGTAATTGGTAGCTCATCCACCCCTGTAACTTCAGCAAGTGCCATTATCAATGGCGTTAGCGGGTACCTCCAAACATTCCAGTTAACGTTTAACCCGAATACCTATGTTAACACCGCCCCCGGAGACTATTTTGGCTTCATTGCTACGGATAATGTCAGCAATCTCACTTGCACTTATACTACGACGGTAGCCTACACTCTGAGTGGTAGTGGTGGAGGGGGAGGGGGATGCCCTGCCGTGACAATGTTTGTTCTACCAGACTTGAAGGTAGCGGAGGTTACTGTGGGTACGCACTTGGATGCCATCGTTCACTACTCCGAACACAGCCTTTTGCCTGTGCAGTGGATGGAGTTCAGCACGGAAATCTGCTATCGGCTAGAGGCGGAGAATGGTGCCGCTGTTATTGTCTCTGAGTCTACACCGGTACCAACGCAGGAAATCCTCGCACGGACGGAAGTTCCGGGCGTAGGGTTGGACGATCTTCCGGCATTTGCTGGGGGAATCCAAGTAGGAATGCACGTACTTACCAATGTGGATGACGTGATTGAGTGGTCAAAGGTGGTGGGTATCCAGTGTGTAGGTCATCAGCGTGTGGCACGTCTCTTTATCGGCAATGAGAATTTTGCCGCCGGGGAGAAGCCCAATGCACGCATTTACACCCACAACATCAGCGGCGGTTTGATTCACATTGTGAAGTGATCTATGGCCTCTTTCAAATATGCTTACCCCAATCCCCCTTTCAACTTCTTGGGGCGTTTCACTCTAACACAGTGGAATGCATTCCAAGCATGGGTGGCTGCGCGTGAGCAGAATTTTCCCGGCATAACTCAGTTCTACCAAATACGGGCTCAGCAACTTCGTAAGACTGCTGGTTTGCTGGAGCAGTATTACACAACTCAGAATGACCAGACGCTAACTCCAACCTTCGAGAAGGACTTATGGTCACCGGGACCTAACGGACATTTCAATTACGCCATCAACAATGACGACCACATACCTATGGTCATGATGAGTCGCATCAAGACGCGAATGAAGGATATGTTTCAGAGGGATGAAGACGCAATCTTCTACATGAACCAGCTACGCTGCCTCATTGAGAAAAACGAGGATATGGCTCAGTACAATCATAACTTCGCCCAGACTCCGCCAACGACCGCTAATAATGACAACCCTTACACGTTGCAGCCGCTGTTAACGAAAATCAACAGTCTTTTCTCAAAACCGGAGTACGTATCTGTTTTAGTAGACGACGTGAACGCGGCGAATATGTACAAGGGTCAGCCCTACTTCCGTGTCCATCAGGCCGAAACCCCGACTCAGTGGGAGCTTGAGCAGATGAATCACAGCAGTGCGGATACTCCCATTGCTATCAAGGAGCAGAGCACCTAATGAGCTATGACCTCGATGTACAGTTGGCTAACTGCGATCATTTTCAGAGTTTTGAACGTTATGTGGTTGATGTGGGGGACTTTAGGACTCTACACGTTGCCGCTAATGTAGGGTTAAACATGCGTGCTCCTATCAATGGTGCAGCCTTGGTTGAGGTGTATATCCGGGGGCAGCTAGTCTCTCCGTCCGACCCCGTATATGGGTACACCATTTCACCGGACGTAAACCGGGTTCAGACTTCAGACCAGTTCTACAAGATTCAGTTTAACCTACCCGTTAGGTCATACATTCCGTTAATTGAGGTCTCTTACATCACACTCATGGATTTCTGTCTGAAGTGTGGCACCATGGGTCAGCTAAACAATCTCACGCAGGTTAGTAACGGCTCCGTCCTGCATATCGTGGGGACTAACAAGCTGGTGCAGAAGGTTCTGAAGTATGTACTTACTTCCGTATGCGCCTTTTACCCACAGTACACTTCCCGATTGAAGACCTTCATCGGAAGGAAGTTTGGGTTCGCTATAACTGACACCGACATCTCCAACGAGGTCATGACAGCACTACAAAATCTTAAGCAGGTTCAGTCGGCTCAGCGTACGGTTCAGGCTCTTGACCCGCAGGAGATGCTCAAGGATATAAATAACTTGCAGACGATTCAAATTGACCCTAACTCTGTCGCTGTCTCCGGCGTATTAGTATCTTACGGGGCTCCCAATGGTGTGCCTGTAAGTTTCTCTTTAACGACCGCCTCTCAGTTAGTAGGTAACTAATGCCAACACCAAAGACTACACCAAAGACTACACTAACCCCGCTTATACTTGTCTCCCCTGTCCTCCCCGTGGCGCAGCAGGGTCAGTCCGTTGCCATCTCCGTTGACACGACAGTGCTGGCGTACATTTTGCTGGCGGACACCAACACTAGCCAAGTTGAAATCTCGCTTTACAACCAGACCAATTACAACCGTAATCCGCTGCTGATTAACGGCAACAGGAATAGTTTCTCAGGCTCCCTAGCTATCGACTCCAACCAAGGTGACGCCACAGTTCAAATCGTTGGTCGTAATTACGACCCTCTCGCCGCCCCATGGACGGCCAGCATATCGTATGCCTTGGGTTATCGTATCGTTGACCCCAATGGCTACGTGCAGATTGTTACCACTGCTGGGACATCAGGTACAACCATTCCAGCGTTCAGCACAGTCACTGGAACCCCCACTACGGACAACGGTGTGGTGTGGGAGAATCTCGGTTTCATTGCCATCACTCAGACTACCATCCAGTTCACACTCATCCCCTTCGTGAGCAATGGTGCCACCTTGATTGGACCCCCCTCTGGCGTCAAGTCCTACAAGGCTCAGAACGTATGCCGCCTAGAGTGGTCTCAGCCTACATATGCGGGTACCGTAGGTACTCGTATCCTGCTGTCCACTGACCCGGCTGGTATAAACCCTCCCTTCGTTCAGTATGGTGATCTTGTAACCCCAACGCAGTTGAGCCGTTCAGGTGTGTCAGTTCTTGATTCAGTGGTTACGACTTCCTACAACGGAACGGGGGGCACTCAGACAACCACCACTGTAGATACGATTCAGACGACCAACTTCAACTACGTTGACATCCCACAGACGGTGGTGAATAACGCCGATATATTCTACGCGATGTTGTCCACAGTAGTCCAAGACCCGAACACTCAGAACGTGTTTGAGTCGCAGCAGAACGGACCTATTACATGTGGCTTTGTCAACCTCAAGTTAGTATCCCCCACTGACTTCCTCGCTCTCCAGCGTAAGGAAGACATCGCCTCTCGTTTGATTCAGCAAGTTACGAGAAACTACCCGAACCTTGACTTATCGCCACGCTCTGAGCTACGCGATTTGATGATTGACCCTGTATCCATCGAGCTTGCCAACTTGAGTGTACGTGAGTGGTTCTCTCGTGTGAGCCAGTCGGTCTCCGCCTTGTCGCAAGTGGATAATGTGAGCGGGAATGGCTATAGCGACCCATACACCTCGTCTCCCATCAAGCAGCAGCTTGCCCGTGCTTATGGGTTGAATCCCGCCGACACTCAAACACTCATCGACCAACAGTTTAACATTCTGGGGGAACGAGCGGGTATCCCTCGTCTCGGGGCAACAAGCTCTGTTGTTCAACTCACGTTTTATACATACACCAAGCCCACAGGAACAGTAGCTTTCCCCATTGGACTTACAGTTCAGACAGTGCCAGATGCGCAGACCCCCTCGCTCACCTTCACCACAACTGGCTCCGCAACCATCACAGCAAACTCAGCAAGCACTTTCTACGACCCCATCAATCAGTGGTGGTCAATTAGCGTACCGGCTTCCTGTCAGTCGGCTGGCATCAATACCAACGCTGGTGCGGGAACCATAAGAACCATTGGCTCGGGGGCTCCATCAGGCTGGTACTGCACCAACCCAGATTCTGCCGCCTTTGGTTTGGACGATGAGTTGAACTCTAAGTACGCGGCTCGTATCGAGAACCGTCTCATCACTGGTGTTGACTCTGGTACTCGCAATGGGTACCTTAATACCGCTCTCGCAACTCCCGGAATCGTGGCGGCAACTGTTGTGGCAGCGGGAGACACTGAGATGCTGCGGGATTGGGACTACCTCCGTCAGAAGCACGTGTACGGCTGCGTTGACATCTACACCCGTGGCATCAATTTCTCGGAGCAGGATGAAGTTGTAGCATTCCAGTACCAGAACACCGGCACTTTCGGCACACCTACGTCATACCTCACGTTGGGCTCTTTCAACGCAAGTACTTTGCGTTTCCAGATTCCAAATTTCTCCACACTGTCCTTCCCTCTCTATCAGGGTGTGACTCTCCTTGTAACTCGTCTCACAGGTAGTTTCTACCTCGGCTTGGAGCGTGCTCAATTTGACAATGTGAATGGCTACATCATCCTCAACCCGAATGACATGGCATACCAGATTGTCGGTGACCAGTTCACTCAGGTGTCGGTGCCGTTGCTGCTCAACGGCGTCCCGGCCACCAACGCGGCGGCGGTATCCAACCTATCTCAGGGGGGTAACACGACGTTACAGTTACTGGCACGTTACCAGTCCCCCCTGTCTGACACCCCAGCCCTTCAGCCAATTGTGTCAGTGAACTCGGTTATCGGTCAGCCAACTCAGACTGCTGCCGTTCCTACGGCTCTCATCAACCTTGTTCACACATCAGACTTCCTACTCAACGGCGGTTCCAATCAGGCAGGGGATGTTGTGCAGGTTTCGACCGCAGCGAGTGCTCCCCTAACAGCAACCATCACAGCACTTCTGGGTCAGCCGGTCACGATTGACTCAGCGATGGATGTGTCCAACACCAGTGGCACACCGGGGAACGTGGTGTCGGTTCGTTCGAGCGACTTGTCAACTCTGTACGGCTTCGGCACAGACTATACTATCCTAGCCACAGGTTCATACCATACGTATGGAATACAACCATTAACAGGTAGCACGATTCAGAACAACCAGAAGATTTCGGTAACGTATAACAAGTTCACCATAAATGAGAAGGTGTCTCTCATTTCAGGGGAGACGCAGACGTTGACCGGGACTTCCTACTCAGTGCTGGACAATCAAGGTTTCGTCTACAACACGTGGCTCCCGGAGAGTTATGGCAACACCACGCTCACCTTGGATGGTGCGGTGTACAACTCGGACGGCACCATCAACCTGTCGCTTTCAACGGGTCTTATCGGGGCTCTGATACCGCATGACAGCCGGTACATCAAGGTAACTTACAACGGCACAATTATGAAGGAGAACACCGACTTTGTTCTCACTGTAGACCCCCTTTCTGGCACGGCTGCAATTGCACGCTCGGCAGCTAACATTGAAACCACCCGCATCCCGGATGGTGGACAGGTTACAGTCGAGTACTTCATCACAGAAGCGTTCACCTTTGCGACTGAGTACCCGGCTTTTGTAGAAATTCTCGCAAATCAAGTTACCACCTTCAAGCACGCGGCGGCAGATGTTCTGGTGAAGTCCATGGTTGCTACCCCTGTGGACGTTACGATGACAGTGATCTTGTCTCCTAACGCCTCATCGGACACGCTTGATCCTATTATCCGCTCCACCATTGATCTTGTTATGGACAACGCCACTACGACGTTGTACCAGTCTGAACTTGTTCAGCAGGTCATGGGCGTGACTGGTGTGCAGAATGTCAACCTACCGTTGGTGAAGTGTGCCAAGAGCGACGGCTCCTATGACATAGGTGTAGTCATCCCAACCAACACAACATGGATTCCTTTGTCCTCCGACCCCGCATTCGCTGGCTTGGCCACTCCGGCCAATAGCTTCATCACGCAGAGTGCGGTTCTTCCCGACAGCACGATTCCTTCGGGAGGCGAAGTTGATGCGTTCGTTGGCTTCCTCTATCAAGGTCAGGCGTACGCACGTACAACCTCGATTCAGAGCTTCCTCTCGACTGCGGTAACTCCGGCGGCTGCGGTGGGTCTGCCTCCAATGTCGGTGTCTGGCTCCTTCTACATCATCGGTACTGGAGACTCCATCACACCGACGAACCCGCTACCTTCGACCTACGCTCAGAGGGTCATCATTACCCTTCCAAGCAAGACCATCAACCCATCCCTGTACTCGTTCTTCTGCACTTATCAAGTGTTTGGATCAGGCTCTGCAACTGACATAACCATGTCGTCCACCGAGTACATTGTTCCCGGAAAAATCACTCTGAGCTATCTGACTGGGAGCTAAAGCATGACGCCAATTTACAACCCGCGAGGAACTTGGTCTGCTACCACAGAGTATAGTTACCTTGACTCAGTACAGTATAGTAGCCAATCGTACATCTGTACGAGCAGGGGTGGATCATTCAATCAGAATCCCGCCACCCACACGTTGCCTGCTGGATCGACGGCAATTCCCGCCGGGTCCGTGCAGCACGCGGGGATGAACCAGTTCAAGGACGTGTTCCTGGGCGCGGACCACCGGGATCGTCGGCATAAACGCCCTCTCCAGCCATGGCAGCCGCGCAAACAGCATCAGCACCATCACCACCACCGTCGCGCTGAACCACAGCATCAGCCGTCCCTGCCGGGCACCACTGTGTGGGTGATGGTTCCTGTTGTTACTCAGGAAGACCAATACTACCTTCGCTCTCGCGAAGACCTCATTCAGTTGGAGGACGCACGGTATCGTTCCCTCATCAGTGCAGTCGCCAACTTCTACACTACGCGAAACGACCAGAGCCTTTGGGGTGCATTCATCCGTGCCATCGCAATGGAACTGGCTCGTATCGAGTACATGTACTCGTACGACATTGTAGCCAAGAACCCGGTGTATCTTACTCCCCCGGACATCAAGCGTGAGTATGCTGATCCTCTGTTTGTTACCGGCACGTTCCAACAGCAGACTCAGTTTGACATGGGTGATTTTGGCGCTGAGGGTGCAGGGTTCTTGGTATGGGCAGGAAACACCGGCTTCATCGCCAACGCGGTGATTGTTGACAGCAATGGCAACTTGCAGGTAGCGACAACTCCGGGCGCAACGGCATCATCTCAGCCTTCATGGTCTCTTGAACTCGGTGGGATTACAACCGATGGTTCGGTTGTCTGGACAAATTACGGTCAAGCCCCTTCTCCGCTGGCATACCCAGTGGGCTATCGTGATATGTTGGTTGACCTCCTGAGCGCATATCAGGAAGGTGCGACAGCTAAGTCTGTTCAGGATGTTATCTACGCCTACACGGGCAAGAACATCATCGTGGAGGAACTGTACAAGCAAATTACGACTGGTGGGTTTTATGACCAGAGCGACCGGAACGCCATCGCAGTTAGCGTAAACGTTGGTGGAGACGACCCTCTTACAGACATCCAAAGCCTCGCTGAGTTGCAGCAAATTACCAACTCTCTCTACACTGCCATTGACCTCGCCAAGCCAGCCCACGTTGGTCTTGAGTTCACCACAGTATTTGGTGCATTTGGTGATGAGAACGTGAACTGCTTCATCAGCCCACGGTATCTGACCCAGTATCAGTTAGCTACCTTACCAGCAGCACAGGCAGCGTACTACTCCCTCATCGCTTACACGCTTACCACGCAGATTTATCAGGGCTGGATTGCCACAACCAACTTCCCGGCTGGCACTATCATTCAGGACTCGAACGGTAACGTTCAACTGACCCTTGTAGGCGGGGTCTCTGGTACCATCAAGCCCACTTGGAACCCTACCCTACAAGGGACAACTGAGGATGGTCTATCGAGCCCTCCAACTAGCCCCCCATCATATTTGGTGTGGATAAACATCGGTACGCCCGAGATTACGATTGCGGCCTATGCTGCTCTACCAATTTCACAGCAGCCGTACTATCAGAGCTACTATCAGAACCTGAATTGCGTGGGAACTGGCATTGACGACACGTTGGAAATCCTTATTCAGCAAGTGGAAGAGCCTCCGTTCGACCCGATGCTGTATCAGGCTCCTACATTCGACCCGGCTAACCCAACCACAACGTTGGCTGCATATGGTCGTCGTGTGCTCACGCCTATCATGGTCTCAAGTTGGCAGCAGTTGAATGCGTCTCCTACTGTATGGGACACCACTGTCACGTACCCCAAGGGCACGCTCGTGCGTGGCCGGTACTGGGGAGAGGATGGTAGTTTCAACGCGGGGGTATGGACACCGGGTGGTTGGCAGTTGTATCGTGCCAAGAAAAAGAGCACAGGGCAAGACCCTATTGGGGACACCAACCAGACCTACTGGACACCGCTGTCGTCCCCATCAATCTATCAGGCTTACTACCTCGCACAGAACGGTCTCTACGTTGCTGGCATTCGCCAGTGGGCACCTAGCACTAACTTTTACACAGGACAGTTGATGATTGACAATAACGGCAGTCTCCAGATTGCAAACTCGGGCTCATCGCCGCAGTCGCCCCCTCAGTCTCCTCCGTCTCCGGGTCTCACATCACCGGTTGCGACAGTTGCGACAACGTTTGATGCTGTCAGTATTTCTAACAACCTGCTCACGTTGGTTGTGAACAGCACAGCGGGAATGGGTTTGGTAAATGATGTCAGTCTCATCACCTTGCTCGGATTCTCGTTCGCCACGTTTCTCAATGGACTCACGCTGCCCGTAGTTGCATTCAGTGGCTCCAGCATTATCATGACTTTGGTTCACGCTGACTACAATTCAGAGACACAGTTGGAAGGTTCGGCAACAGCACGCATCGGCTTCAGCCAGTCCAAGACTGTGCCGACTTACGATGGCACGATTGTCTGGCAGTGCTTCGGTTCAAACCCTTACACCGACCCCAGCAAATGGATTGCGGTGGTGGACTCGACTAACAATGTCACGGGTGAAGTGGCGAACTGGGATGTCACACACCCCATGGGGTTGCTTGCGCCCAGAACTGACCTCTGTTGGGAAATTTCTGGTGGCGACTTCTTCTCCTCTTACGAGGAGTAGCCTCATCCTGTGACCCCCAATAATACATCAAATCGTGTCCGTGTAAACAAAGCTCTGACCACCCATTAGTGAACTATTAAATAGCTTAGTGTATGGATAAGAACTCTTACTTAAGTCCAGCGACCGGAAACCTTGACATTTCAATCATACGAGATGCGCGGCCCTATGCCCTCATCTCCCTTGACCTCGGAATTCCCAATTTTACTGTGTTTTCTATGAAGTTCCCGCTGGTGGAAGACAAACCAAACTCGATGAGTGGTCTTGTTGCCGAAGCCATCCACGTGCTGCTTGACGAGATGTCGTCCTTCATGATTACGGCTGGGTACGAGCAAGCCATCATCGTGCAGGTCTATGCTGCCACGCTGAATTGTTTCAAGGGTATGACGGGCGAAGCGGATACTAACAAGTCCATGTCTCCTATCAGCAAAGACCCGACCGTGAAGAGCTTCGAAGGTACGTTCAAACTGCCCATGTCCTTTGTCAATGAAACCTATGACAAGGTGGTCACCGCTTCTTCAGGAAAGACACTCAAGCGTCCACCGACGGTTCGTCACTTGGAGTTGACTTACGACAAGCCGTCCAAGACTACGGTGCAGGATGCACGTAAGATCATTCAGAACTTCCGCAGCCGCACCATCAAGAATCAGCCGCGTCCAATGTACCTCATTGTGTACGACCAGTGGGGCAAGCCCACCGCCACGATTCCTCTGGGGGGTGGTAGCTTCAAGAATGAATTGCTCAACACCATCTACCCCAAAGGTAGAGGCAAGCGAGGTTCAACGAGACCAGAGTACACTCCTACGGTAAAGTTTGACAACGACGTTGAGATGAAGACAACCAACGTTAAGGGCATCCCCAAGAGCATCTACGTGGGTGACGAGCACTTCACTCCATACGGCACCCTCAGCGATGACATGGCTATCTACATCAACGAGAAGGATGAGAAGCAAGAGTGGGTCGTGAAGTTCACCGATGGCCGCTGCGTGTCCTTCTCTGACTTCCCTTCGATTGAAGAACTGAAGGAAGGCAACTACCCGGTTCCGACTTACTACATCGACTGGACAATTCTCGACAAGGAAGACATCCCTGAATCCTCTGACGCGGCGGAAGCTGTGGACGAGCAGGGCAATGAGGTTATCGAACCATCTGAAACCGAAGTCAACCCGACCACCGACCTCACGCCGGACGACGAGAAGAACGAGCAGCTTGAAGAAGGCGAAGACAACACCCCAGACGGTAACGAGGCCCAGTCTAAGACATCGACTGTGAAAAAGGGTTACGAAGATGAGAACGGCTACTGGGTTGGTGCCGGGGGTGCAGCTTCAGGTATTCTCCCTATCTGCACGACCACGGGTCGCATCTGTTTGGCTTGGCGTAACGCTGAGATGAATGGTGGGGACTGCTGGGGAACCATCGGGGGCGGTATCCAGAAGGGCAAGTCCCCGGCTGAGAGTGCTCGACACGAGATGATGGAAGAGGTTGGTTACAAGGGCGGTATTCGTCTCATTCCTGCCTTCGTCTTCACCGATGGGTCATTCAGGTATTTCAACTTCCTCGGCCTCGTGCCCACTGAGTTCGGCCTGAACCCGATGCCGGGTGGCTCGGCCAACTTGGACTTCGCGGACGAGACCGATGAGATTAAATGGTTCTCTTTGGAAGACCTTAAGTATGAGGTTGAGGAGCACCCCGGTCATTTCCACCCCGGCCTACTCGCTTTGTTTGAGAATTCGGGAGCAATCATCCGTCAGATTATCGACGCCGTGAGTAATAAGGGATAGAGGTCTAACTATGTTTACTCAGGTCGAACTTGTTTCTCAGAATAACGAAGTCCGCGTCTACTGGCTAGAGCACGGGCACAACTCACTCAACGTCCACATCGCCGTGGGCCGTGGTGTAAAGATTTTGGAAGAGAATCCGTACTTTCGCATCAGGCGGGTTTTCACCACGCTGAACAACCGCAAGGACTTGCCTGTGAAGTCCAACGTCGGCACGATTGTTGAATTGAACTGATGGTTTATACGGTATACAAGACGACCAACCTTGTGAATGGCCGTTATTACATCGGCGTCCATAAGACTAAAGACCCATATGACAGGTATCTGGGTTCCGGTTCTATCCTGAAAAAGGCGATAGCTAAGTATGGCGTCCATGAGTTTCAGAAGTCCATTTTGTTTATCTACCCAGATTCTACCTCGGCCTATGGTAAGGAGTTTGAACTCCTTACCGTACTAAAGGGCGACCCCTTTTGTTACAACCTGATTGATGGGGGTGCTGGCGGCTGGGAAGGGGCGAACAGACTACCGGGTGAGTGGCGAAGTCAGAAACGACCAGTAGAAACCGGTCGGCGTATATCCGCAGCTAAGTTAGGCAAAAAGTTCCCCAAACTATCGACTGCTTTGAAAGGTGTAGCAAAATCAGAACAAGCCAAGGCTCGGATGTCGGTTTCAGCTAAGCAGCGTGCTAAACGACCTGAGTGTTTAAGTCAATTGCAACGTAATGGCTATACATCCCTACTACAGGGGCACCTCCGCCCCGGCAGACCCTCAGATTCTGCAATAGAAAAGATTCGACAGAAGGCAATTGGTAGACCTGTCTCTGAAGAAACAAGGCAAAAGCGGTCTGCACGTAACAGGGAACGTAGCCCTGAATTTAACTCTTGGTGTGTGAGGAAGCGTTGGGCGGCGACTAAGGGCGTCCCATTTAGTGAGCCAAAACCCCAAGTGTACTTGGAGCAGTCAAATGCAGCTTGAAGATTTCAAGAAATATTCTCCCTCCACTAACATCCGAGTATCTCGCGAGGACACTGGAGAGATACTATTTGAAACACACAATACCATTGTGAATGTAACTAAATGGCTGTTCTCCCGTTTGATGGCCAACGTCAATCCCACCGACCCCAATCCCCCCTACCCGCTTGGTCACGAGCCTCTGTACTCGGTGTGGGGCTTGGCTCTCGGTGCCGGTTCTCCCACGTGGGCTCCCGAGACTCAACCTCAGGAGACTCCAGTTCAGACCTCCCTCATTCAGGAGTTGATTCGCAAGCCTCTATCTCGCATCAACTTTGTTCAGCCTGACCCATCTGGTGGCTGGACGGCTAATACCCTATCCACCTATGTAAATTTCCAATGTACGGTGAACGCTACGACTGACAACCTCACGCAGGGCATCCGTGAGATGGGGCTTATTGGCGGCGGCTCAGCCAGCCAAAGCACCAACATGCAGACGGCTCCTTACTTTTCAGGTGATCCCACGACTTATGCCAATGTGGCTGCGGCGACGAACACAGTTACATTAATAAACTACAAGACACTTCCTCCCTTACTCCTCCCTCCGGGCGTTCCCGTTATTTTTTCTTGGATTGTAAGTTTCTGACCCTAAATTATGAGTGTTGAGAATATACTAGCGATTCAGATTGGTGAGGAACAGACGTGGGCTAACGGTGCCGTAGACACTGGTCAGCGTGCGGTTCTTGCTGTCACCAGCATCTCCGCAGATGTTCAGACCACCACCTTCTATGGCAACTCTCTTTACATGATTCACTACGACGTGGGTCAGTTGAGTTGCTTCGAAGCCTTCTCATTTTTCTGTAAGCAATTTTACAATTTGAGTTTGCCATGGTATCAACTCCCGGCACCACCCCCTAACCCGCTGCTGGCCTCGTCACAGATTTACTTGATAGCTCAGCCTCCTCCACCACCTCCTATTGCGAATGGAATGATGACGCTGATTGACTCGGGGTACGACCCGCTGCTCAACTACTATCTTACGTTCCAAGGAAACTTTGACTTATCCATCCCTCTTTTCAAAAGGGAAGGTCACTGTATGGTGAGACGAAAGACACCAAACTACCAGATAAGGATTGGATAAATGTTCCCCACGTCCGTCAACATCCCGGAACTGCAACGAACCACAGTGGTGGCTATCCTGAACGCACGTCTGGCCGACACCCTCGACCTGAAAACGCAAGCCAAGCAGGCTCACTGGAACGTAAAGGGTATGGCTTTCTACGAGTTGCACCTCCTTTTCGACTCAGTAGCAGAGCATCTGGAAACGGCTAGTGACATTATCGCAGAACGTATCACGGCTTTGGGCGGTGTGGCTTATGGCACGGCACGCATGGTTGCTGTAAACTCCACCATCCCCGAGTACCCGGTGGACACGGTGAAGGGCTCTGACCACATTCTCGCCCTCTCTGTCCGCATAGGGCAGGCGGCTAACTCCATGCGGACAGCTATTGAAGAGTGTCTGGGGTGTGGCGACCAAGGCTCTGCGGATGTCTTCATTGAACTGGTTCGACAGGCCGACAAGGATGTCTGGTTCCTTCAGGCTCACTTACAGGTATAAGTGAAATTTGTTGACTACCCCCATTTATTATAGGGGTGAATTATGTTGAACTGGCAAGGCGCATGGAGCGCAGGAGTAACCTATCAGGTAAATGATGTCGTGTTTTATCTTACGGCGTCATACGTAGCCTTGACTATCAACACGGGTGTGCCCCCAACTCAGTATTACCTCGGCACCACATGGACAACCTTCGCTGTGGGCACCCCCGGTTCTCAAGGACCCATGGGGGCTATTGGAGAGGATGGTGCCACAGGATCAACCGGAGCCACAGGTGCTACAGGGGCAACTGGTGCCACGGGTCAGGGCTTCACGTGGCGTAATGCGTGGTCGGACACCCTCACGTACAATGCCTATGACTGTGTGTCATATAGCGGCAATTCTTACATCTGCATCGCCAATGGAGAGATTGGTATAGCTCCCAATCTCTCCTCTCCTCCTGACTGGGACATCCTCGCGTTGGGCAGTGGGGAAGCCTTGCTCCTAACAGGGGGTACACTAACAGGAGATTTAGGCACTACCCTAGTTACAGGTCCGCCTGTGGCTCCATCAGGTTCTTCAGGAGGATTCACCGGCTGGGCCTTCTCGCAGGACGGGCATATCAGCTATGCAGACGGAACCTCTTGGTCAATAAAGGTTTAACGGAGTTCTTTTGAATGGATAACCCGCTTCTCAACAAACCAAAAGAAACACCAGAAGAAAAAGGGTTCAACAGTGATACGGTAGGTATGCCCCCCAAGCATATCGACCCGTTCTACCCTGAAGCGAACGGCAATGCTGTTGACGACCCCACGCCGAAGCCGAAGAACGCATACTACTCGATGGCCCGTCCCGGTCACGTTGACAAGCGTAAGCCAACGGTTTTGGACGCCGCCTATGCACGTCAATACAGCCACGGCGGTTTGTTTGACAAGGATGAAGTGAATCCCCTGCTCAAGGACTACATTGAAAATGAACTAGGCATCAAGCGTCGTGCTTCCAAGAAGACGGCATTCGATGAGGAAGCATATCACCAGAGCAAAGGTGAAGAAGAGTTGAATCAGGTGTACCTCGACAACATCCGGGACGCGGTTCGCAAACTGCGAAGTGCTCAGTGGACAAAGAACTGGAAATTGTATGAGAAGTTCTACAATGAAATTAGGACTCTCATGGAAGAGTCCCCAGCCGCACGCGAGTGGGGTCAGGAGAATCTCAGCTACGGTAAACTACAAAGTCCGGAACAAGCGAGGATGACCAAGCCGCAGCGTGAAAAGCAGAAGAAAGAACAGCACAAGGGTATTGAAGAGGCGGTAGGAACCTACTACAAAGACCCCGCTGTCAAGCTCAACCTGCCCACCAAGCAGCTTCCCGAAGACCACACTCCAGTGATGACTAAGGAAGACCAGAAGCTACTCAAGAGTATGGGTATCACCATGAGGTCTGCGTGGGACAAGGCACGTCAAGTTGGCATTCTCAAATTCGAGGACAACCGTTACAGCATCAGCAAGGATGCGAGTGCAGGCACTCGTAAAATCTTGTCTCCGGCTGTGCGTCTCGTCAATGCTAAGCTGGCTCGGCTCCACGTTCCGAAGAATGCTGCTGCTCACGAGGCTGCTATCAAGGTCATCGCCAAGACGGTCATCGCTAACAACAAGAACATGGAGCGGGTCTACAAGGAAGTTACTGCCACACGTCGTCTCCCGGCGTGGTACGGTCGTCCTACGCCTGTTCGCAACATGAAGTATTCGCCGGACGACATCAACTACCTGCTCGACCACTTCAGCAACATGCTGCACGCCAACCTCCCCCCAGACATTCGCGAGCGTCTCAGCCGTGTCATCAACAACCCGAACGAGAAGAACTGGGAGAACGCCTACTCTATTATCATCAACCCGAAGAGCATGAGGATGGGTACCCTGTGGCAAGCGTGCATCGCGGTTGACCCGACTGTGCCTCGCTCCGGTAAGGTCACTGACCAAGAGGGCAACACGGTAGAGAACTGGCAGAGCATCCCTTCCCAGAAGACCATCATCAAGGCGTTGCTAAATGCGGCTGGTCTGAATTCCATGCCGAAGAAGCCGACACTCGATGAACCGTTCTCTCAGGAAGACAAGGACGGTATGTTGAAGTCCATGGGCATCACCGGAGCCAAGAAGCAGAAGTGCCCGGAGTGCGGCTCAACTGAATACAGCCTCATGCCCACCGACTTCGAAACAGCGAAGTGTGATAAGTGCGGTAAGAATTGGAATCACGGAATCGTCAAGGGCGTCAATGACCCCAGCGATAGCAAGACCGCTGCTGGAGGTATGACCGAAAAGGAAGAGGCTGAGCACCATCGTCAGTGGATGCAGAAATTGAAGGATGAGCACGCGATGAACGTGCGACGGGATGACCATCTGGAAGTCAAGACATGCGCCGGTTGTGGTGAACAGTTCTATGCCAACCGCAATAACGGGGATTACTGTTGCTACGAACACTCGGACGGTCACTGGCATGGAGCCCCTGAAGGTGCGGGAGCCGAACGTGTCGCCTCGAAGGCCGCCGCTCATCATCACGAGCGTGTAGAGTGCCGTAAGTGTGGCAACATTCGCACGTGCCGCTGTTCGGCGAAGAAGACAGCAACCTTCGTTGACGAGTGCCCTAGCTGTCCCAAGACAGCCGCTATCGCTACGCCTGACCTTCCCGTCCGCTACTCAGAAGACGTAGAGCCCGGTGACAATCTCCCAGAGGTTGATGAGATTCACTATGTATACTACGGCCCGTCTCCCGGAGATGAAGGCGATAATGATTACTATACCGTCGTCGGTTTCAAGGATGGTGAGGGTCTGTTCAATGTGAACGTCCCAGCCGGTCGTCTCAAGGAGGTTGTTGGCGATGTCCTTGCTGAAAAGATGGTGTTGGGTGAAGGTCAGATAGTACGCGGAAAAGACCTGCCCGGTGGCTACCGCCTTGAGGGGGTCGAGAACCCATTCAAGTCCTTGGTCGTTCACAACAAGGAGTTCAGTCAGATGGATACAGACTGGCTTGCGGGTATGCACATAACGGCGTGCATCGCTGAGGAATTCTGCCCTCAGTGTAACAAGGATGCAGAGGGTTGCAAGTGCCCGAACAAGGCAGACCTGCTCGATGGCAAGACCCGTGGTGACCATATGAAAGCCTCGGTAGCCTCTATTTATTTCAAGGCGATTCAAGGTATGAAGAAAGTGAAGGATGAGTAATGGACGAGGTATTCCGTTACGTCGGTCTCGGCTTCGACATCCACAAGGCGGAGCAGATTATTGCCGCATCTCCTCACGATACTCAGGTTGCTCCTAAGGCATTTCTGGAGGCATTCGTTGGTACTCAGGAAGATGATGATGCAGCGCAGAAGGCACGTTTCATATGAACCTTATGCAGGTAGGGTTGAACAAAGAGCACATTGACAAAGTAGACATTACCCGTCCCGGCATCGTAGCAACGTTCAGTTATAAAGCGACGAAGCAATATCCAACGGTTAAGCCCACCTATATCCTCATCGACGGCAACCACCGTGCGAAGAAGGCTCTACGCACTGGGCAGGAGTTCAAAGTCACTGTGCTCTCTCCAGAGGAGACGTGGAAGGTCATGTTCAATGAGACCCCGACGTTTCTGATGAAGAACATTATCAACCCGACCAAGAAGCCAGCCAAACCGCGTGCGAAGAAGCCCACGGTCGCTGGGTACGGCTACTCAGGCAACCGAAACTACGAAGAAGTTGAAGTTGAAGACTACACTCAGTGCATCGGAGACTATAGGTACGAGACAGACTGCGTAAGCTCGGACGGTGATTCCATTACAGATATGGTGGACATAGCGAGAGAGGTATCCTACAACCTCATCAAGCAGCACTGTGAGGGCCTCCGTTCATGGGAAGCAGAGCGTAGCTACAACAGAGATGGCCGGAAGGGTCTCACTCTCCGCAACGACTACGCGGCTCACTTCTACAAGAGCAAGTATCGCGGCCAGTCGTGCTTGTACATCCGATGGTCTACTATTGAATTCGTGTGGGTGAAGAAATGATATTCAAAGCGAAGTTCCTTCATAAGGCGTACCCCAAGACGCACACCATCAGCTTGCAGGAAGCAAAAGACCGCAAGCTGTTCGGGCCTGTCTACCATGGAACGACTGCGGAGAACTGGGCGAAGATTGATGCTGAAGGATTCAAGTTCACCGAAGGCGAAGAAGGCAGCGAGGGTATGAGTAACGGCTACACCGGTACCTCCCCGTATGCACAAGGCGTCCCCGCCCCCGTCCACCATCTAGGGTACGGCGTATATTTCACAACCTCCCCCACCATCGCCAAGATGTTTAATGGAGGCACCACGAAGGGCCTTCGTACTTACTTTCTTGATGTGCCTCGGTTGGAGACCATCAATTTCGCGGCACCCAACACCATGATGAAGTGGTGGGTGAAGATGGGCTACAACCCTGACGTGGCGAAGCGAGACCGTGTAGTGGCAACTAAGCTGTTGACGGACAATCTCAAGTCACAGTTCGATGCGGTCTGGTTCAAGGGTAAGACCATTCGTAAGGTGCTGGATGGCGACCAAGTATGCGTGTACGACCCATCGCGGGTATACGAGATTGACAAGAAGATGTCCAAGCCCGGTGAACTGGGCTCCAAGGTTAAACGCAAGGCGGACGGTATGAAGGGAGCCATCCTCGGCGTGCGGGACATTGAAGAACCCTATCGCCACTACCACGGCGGCAACCCCCGGTTCCTCGTCGTGAAATGGGAAAAGGGTGGCAGGGATTCCAACGTCTACGACTCCGACATAGAATTCCTCTAACCCAGTATTATCCTGTGTGAAGCAAGAATACTCATCGGCGAAGACGTGCGTGAATCAGGTACCGGCTGCGATGCGGACTATAGTCTGGCAGCGAGGAACAACTAACCTAGACTTCGGCGGAGGCAAGTACGACACTGCTACGGGGTTCCTCGCCACACAGGGCGTCACCAATCTGGTGTATGACCCCTTCAATCGCCCCACTCATCACAACATCTGGCTTATCAAAGACATCATGACGGGTAGGATTAGTGTGGACTCCGCGACTCTCTGCAACGTCCTGAACGTCATCAAGGAAGCGGACATCCGCAACAACGTGCTCCGCAATGTCCGCACGCTCACCCGGTTCAATCGGGAGTATGCTCCTCACGTGTTCATCTCCTGCTATCGGGGCCGGGGCGACGAGCCCGGTCAGACCTGCAACGGCTGGCAGGAGAACCGCCCTCTGAAGACATACCTCCCAGAGGTCATGGAAGTCTTCGGGACAGCGTACATCGAGAAAAATATGATTGTTGCATTTTAGAAACTTCGTGGTACTATTAGTACATGGTTGTTTTCCCCGCAAGGGGATGAAGGCGGTCAAAGGATGTTTCGGACGTGGGTTCGACTCCCACCATCTCCACCATTCAGCACATAGGAGTAAGGGCCATTTGTAATCTCGGGCTAGAACGAGGGATGGTCACTGAATAGTGTGCTGAATTGTGGGGATGTCACGGCTTCGACGGGATACGCTGGAGATGCGGTCTACAACTCGTTTACTTTCGCACAAACCTGTTCGTTATACGGGGAAAGTGTTCAATATAACTGCCAACAGCAATGTTGCACTCCCCATCGCTGCTTAACCCAGCGTAAGGCGAGGTTGGGTACCTCCCTTGTAAATCAATAGGTATCTGAGGATGGGGTGAGTCACTGGCTCACCCCTACCGAATTTAAGGAGACCGTATGGACATCCCTGACGACCAAGCCCCGCTTTCGCCCCTCGGCGTAACTGTCATGTTTCTTATGCTTTTCGGAGAGTTAGTCCTCGTGGCTGGCTTGTTAATCGGTGTGTTCGACCATAAGCTGTGGGCTCTCATCCCCATTGTTTACGGGGCCTGTCTCACCGGCTGGTGCTTCCACGCGGACTGCTCCCCGGCATCCTACAAAAATACAACTAAATAGGTTGTCCAGAAACGTGTACCGGCTGGTATACTAAGGGTATGGCTCAGCTTGATGAAGTGCCCGTGGCAAGACCTCCCGGCACAAGAACCATAGGACGGAAGTATCCACGAAAGAAAAAAGTGGGATTGTGAAAAATAGTTGTTCAGAAACGGAAAGACTACAGTATACTATGTACATGAGCGGGAGACTGACCCGCACGAAAGGCAATGACCAGTAGGGTAACCTACAAGCCGTGGTCTAGCATTCATATACCCGGAGTTCACTTCGGCTTTGATGCTAGTCTGGCAGTAAGTCGGCGGAATCGTTAGCCTACCGCTCTTGCGTAGGACTGTCAATGTTGCACATAGCCTTGGGAGTTTATAAGCGGCGGGTAAGAGTCCTACTGTGCGAGAGCATGGTGCCCAATGTTCGGCGGTGATAGTTGACACACCCGCCATTAGTCGGCGGAGGCAGGGACTCCTCAGTGAAGAAATTCACTTTGCTCCAATGTTTAGCTGTGGGTAGCGGACGTAAGGGTTTGCCAACGGTCGTCCCGGTCGCGTCCGGGAGCCTGTATCGAACGTCCACAGCCGAAGTTGCTGGTCATGATAGGAACCGCCCCCATGGAGCCCGACAGGGAAGATTGGAATAAGGGTCAAGTCCGACAGCCGCCAGCACAAGTTATGCGAACGAGCAGCATAGACGCTGCACTGGCACCGGCCATGGACAACGGTGTTCAGGGACAAGGGAAACCTTGCGGCTTCGCACCACATTCCGGGCGGGTTTTGGTTCTCCTCAAACCAAATATAACGCCGGTTCTTTTACTGCCCGGAATCTCAATCGCAGGGGGTTTGCGCCACGCCAATGGCCCGGTCGAACGAGAGGAATCAAACTGGGCGACACAGCCCTTTGCATTCAAAAAGCCGGCCCCAGCGCTGTGTTGTCATATTAAGTACAATTGTTCTCGTAATGAGAACAAATATTACATCGCTCGGGAACCTCCTTTTCGAGCCGCAGCATCACACCGGCAGAGACAGCCCCGTGGTCTGTGAGCATTGGGTCGGAATCACGGTACAAGGTCATAGAAGATGCAAAGAATTTGGTTGCATAAATAGAAGTTTCACGCTACAATAACCAATTAGGAGAATACATATGCACTAGGTCAATCACTACTACCTCTTCGTCCGGCAGGACCTCAGCCTTGCCCAAACTATTGTTCAGTCTAACCACGCCACCTACGAGATGGCATCCCGGCTTGACGGGTGCAGCGAAACCCCTTCGCTCGTGCTCATCGGAGTTCCTGACAAGGACGCTCTTGAAGCCGTCATCGCACGACTCCAGCGTTATGGCATTGAATGTGAGGCTTTCTATGAGCCTGACTTCGACCTCGGCCTGACCGCAGTCGCGACGTACCCCATTACCAATAAGAAGCTTCGTGGAGCCATGGGAGTCTACCGCCTTTGGACGCCTCAGGAAACTCTGGAGGTCTCCGATGTCGCAGCCTAACCTCGCTTGTATGCACTGCAACCTGCCCATCTACTACTCGTGGGGCTACAAGGTATGGTCTCACGAAGGCAACCGCCCGTCTAAGGTGGTTGTGCGGAACGAGGCAATTGCCAAGCTCCTCAAACGCTACCCCGACGCTAATCCTGAGGACTACAGTCTCCCATCCACGTGGGCGAAGTGGGTCTCCTGCGAAGACGCTAATGGTGCTCTCATGGGCACGGACGCAACCTACCCGTTTCAGACCAACACAGAAGGCGAGGGCATATGAGCAAGTCACTTTTCCAACAGCATGAGGCAATCGACAACCAGTGCTACCACGTAGCCAAGGCGATGTTCTTGAAGCTTCAGGATGCACACGTCATCCACGATGACAACACCCGCAGGGAGGGCTTCAACCCGGCCAAGGATTACGAGTACACCGGGTTTGAGATGACCAAGACGGGCATCCGTCTCAGTGGCTCTCAGTACGTCGGTGGTGGAGAGTATTACTACGTCTCCATCGACATCCCGCTCGACCGTATCGACAACTTAGACGAGTTCATCCGCGAGAAGCAGGAGGAACGTGCTGAGGCCCAGCGTCAGCGTCGTGCTGCACGGATGGCTGAGGAAGCTGCTGAGACCGAACGTCAGGCTCAGTGGGAACGCGACAAGTACGAGGAACTGAAGGCGAAGTTTGAAGGAGACCAAAAATGAACTACACGATTATCGCTTACAAGCCGAGCAACACCGACTACTGCCGTGGATGCTTTATGGCTTCCTACTCATCCGAATTCGACATGCTTTGCACCGATGACCGGGGCGAGGCTGTCCAGTTTATCGTAGACAAGCACAAGGCCAACGAGAAGCATGAGTCCCGTGAAGCCGACTACGACATCACCCTTCTCATTGACGGTAAGGAACCCGCTGGGGTTTGGGTCGAACAGGACGGCAAGGAAGGCGGGTACTGGGACGAGTCAGTTCAGGAACATGCTCAGGCAATTCTGGATGAGGCTAAGACCATCGCCAACCGCACCGAAGCGGAAGCCAAGGCGGCTGCGGCTGCTGCTGAGAAGCTTAGGAAGGAAGCAGAAGCTGCCCGTGCTGTAGCGGCGAGGGAAGAGCATGACCGTAACGAGTACGAGCGTCTGAAGGCGAAGTATGAAGAGTGAATGGAACTCTATCAGCGAAGCCCCGGTCATCGGCTACATCTACCAAGAGACCTACGGCTTTGAAGTATTGGAAGTCAAACTCGCGGACGGACGAATCTGTAAGGCTGAGTACAGCTTTCACAGTGAGTACGACCCGCCGAACTACTGGATGGTTACCACGAATCCAGACGAAGAAGATGGAACCTTCTACTGGGACGAGTCGATGGGCACGCAACACATCGACCGTATCCCGGTAGTTGAATGGAGGCAGTTATGACATAGGTGATGGAAGCAACTAAGCGACTCGCAGAAGCGGTACTCCGTACCGCATACTCTCACGACGTTACTCACGGCATGAACACATACAACGAGTGCAACCACTGCGGGGCCTCGGTGTACTGGGACGAGCCGGTATCTAAGATGGAGCATGACAGCGAGTGCCCGGTTCCGCTGGCAATGTCCCATATGGGGGACGATTAGCGGCTAAACACCCGCTATATGGGATAAAAGAAAAAAGTTGTCCAGAAACGCTTCCGACTGTGTATACTGTGGGAAGAGCACAGTCATAGCGACCTGATGTGTGTACAGCAGCCCCGTAAATCCGAGCGTGGGGGCACGTGCATCTGGGGGACGACCCTTACCGGGGGCACTCGGTAGGTCGCTATGATTGTCACGTTTACGAGGATACCAATGGACAGTCCTTTCTTCTTCGGCTTCTTAACCTGCTGGGCGTTTGCCGGTGCGATGTACTTCTTCACCGAACTCTTCAATGAGAAGGAAGATAACCTGCCCGACCACTTCTTTCAAGGTGTCGGGATGCTCATCCTCTGCATCATCCTGTGGCCTCTGGTTCAGGGTGCTAGGGCTCAGAGAAGCCGCCGATGAACCGCCACTGCGTCTCACCGGCTTGCGACCGAGCAGGAACAGCAAAGAGGAAGAAGTGATTCTGGTCATGGAAGAGAAGGAACCGTACTGGACGCATTGGGTTCCCCAGCGGCTACTTCCATTCACGAGCATGTCTGAAGACGCACGGCTTCGTGCTGTAGAAGTAGCTAAGCTCAACTCGGTATCAAAGAGTGCTGATTTTCGTGTAGTTGAGTACGTACGCAAAGAAGTGTAAGATATACTGTTTGTATAGCTCCCGTGGTATAGCGGCTGTGCCCTTAGCTCTAACCTAAGAGACGCGGGTTCGAACCCTGCCGGGAGCACCAAAATTATGCCCTTCGCCTTACTGAACCACATGCAGAAAGACCAACTCCCGCTTCCGGTCATCGTATGGCGGAACTTCATGGAGTGGTTTCAACAGAGATTGGGGCGGTCATGAGATTCAAAAAGAGGAACGAGACCCGGATTGAAATCCTGAAGGAAGCGGCGAAGGCCGTGTGCCCTGAGTGTAGAGAGGGTGCCCGTTTCAGCGGGAGCCACTGCCTTGGTTCTGGTTACTCTCAGGCGTGCCCTGCCACCCAAGTCCACCGTCTCATTCAAGCTGAACTGTCGGAAGCTCAGTGGCTTCTACACCTACGTGGAGAAGATTGGAGACTCGCATGAAACCAGCAGAGAAGAAACTCGCGGCGATGCTGCTTCGCATGGCGGCAGACACGTACAGCAACCATGGCTGCAATGACATGCCCCGCGAAGTCATCGCCAAGTTCACGCCTGAGGAACAAGCGGAACTAGCCCCTGTCTACAATGAGTTCATGATGGACGACGACCCTGACCATGAGGGTGATACTGAGTTGCGGTCAACCATGGATTGGCTGTGGATGGACATCCTCGCAAAGAAGTTGGAGCAGGAGACCGCGTGAACCATAAGCGATGTCTTGACATCATCCAGTCGCACATGCGAGGTCACACGGTAACAGCCGCCGAGTTCGCTGAGATGGAAGACAAGTACGGCGATGAAGTTGCAGATGCGATTGCTTACTACCGCGTCCACATCGCTAAGCCGAAGTCCGGGCCGACTAATGCGGAAGTGCTCAAGGTCGCCAACTACTATGCCGGTGGGTGCCTGTGCGGACACTTCGAGAGTTGCAACGTGTGTAGCCGGGGTGAAGCGTCCCGTGAGTTTGAACGTGTTGCCAGACAGGCAGCGGTGGAACTCCTCCGGGTACGTGGAGTAGAGCTTGAAGAAGTGAGCACTGGACTATGGTCTGGTGTACAATACAGCATCAAGGATTGAGGTATCTATGAACCGTCGTAAGTTCCTTCTCACAGCCGGTGCCGCAGGGGTAACTCTCGCTGTCGCTCCTAAACTCCTTGCCTCCGATAGGGGCTACCACAGCTATGTCTTCCCCCTCGATGCTATGGAGCCTAAGGTGTTCTCTATTGCTATGCTTGCCAACGCCTTCGGAGAAATCCACAAGGACAACCTCCTCGTCGCCAACATGTGGCTGCACCCTGACGATGCCCCGGCATATAATAACGTGATGGCAGCGACTTATAGGGACTATGCTCCTGCCAGCGAGGAATCTTCGGAATTTTTGGGATTCCTGTGGGGTGCCCATGTATGGACTCTGCCCGGTTTGAAGGAACGTGGTACTGTGTGGGTTAGCAGCGACTACCACAAGAGTCGCGTGAAGCTTGTCGGTCATCGCACTGACCGCACTGGTACCGGACTCATCTACCCTGATTCCAGCCGTGCAACGGATGCGGCCAACGATACCCACGTCATGAGCACGGTGCGTGACAGCATCCTTACGCTGAGCACCACCTTGCAGTCGTCATGGCGGGTATCCGTAAGACCGGTCAGCAAGTCCTGCCGACCTGCACCACGGAGGCCGAGAAACAACGGGTGAAAGATGCCATCAAAATCATCCGGGAGCACTGCCAGAATAATATTTCCGAATAATTCAAAAATAAGTGTTCACTTTTCTGACTTTGTGTGTATTATGTATGTAGACGGTTGGACTGAGGGAGACCTTAGTTCAGCCACCATCTGGGAGGTAAAGTAAAATTTACCTTCCGGGCCATGCCCTACCTGAGGTCAAACTTGGATAGGGCTCCAAGCCGGAGTGATAGGGCAACCTGTCCTCCGGCACCAAAATACCATAGGAATACCGGATTCTGAAAATGCGTCTTTCCGCTCAAACACGAATTACAACTACCACAACGCAAACCAGCGTCTGCGGCTTCGTGTGCGGAGGGATTGAAGACTAACCAGTCAAAAATTCTTCGATGTATACGAGCCGCCCAACAGGGCGGCTTTGGTGTTTTGGAGAGGGTATGAAAGTCACAGCAAAGATGACGTTAGCAGAACGGTGCAACCGGGCAATTTTAGAGTTTCGCGGGAGAGGGTACGGTGTCAGCTATCACCGCTATGACCCCTCCGAGTATTCTCTTCTCTTGAACCTGCCCAAGAACACTGGAAAGAAATTCGCAGCACGCAACTGGCTCCGCCGTAGAGTCCGCTGTCTCAGAGTAATAGATGGGATACAAGCTCGTTACGGGAGATAAGCATGGCAGCATGGGAAGAGCATTGCAGGGATTGTGACCGCCTCTTGGGCAACAGATGCGAGGCAGTGAACGGGTGGATGGATGACCTGTTCAAGAAGTTCGGCGCTCCACCGGTTCGCTAGGCACCACTGGCGAGGGGTAGAGGAAGCGGGGCAGAAGTTCGGGCCTCTCGGTCGCACGACGGCGGCGATTCACATCCTCAAGGATTGTGGCTTCGTCCCGAAGGACAGAGATTGGAAAGAGCAGAAAGTTGACAGCCTCGGAATGTTGGTCGGGGCCGGGTTCAACGGGTACTGGGACCCATGGCAGTACGATGCAGCAGCAAAGAGTTTGTTAGAGAAGATGTAAAGTTTGTACCCGTCGCCTAGTGGCTATGGCACTCAGCCGATTACTGAGCATTACGGGGGTTCGAGTCCCTCCGGGTACACCAAATGGCGAGTAGCTCAAAGGAAGAGCGCATTCCTGATAAGAATGAGGTTGGGATTTCAAAATTCCCCTCGCCAACCAGCTTAGTGGGTTAGAGTAAAAGTAAGTATAAAAATTGAGCTATAGAGTTCTGATACATGAGAACTTGTACACTTTGTAGCTCAGACATACCACTCACGGTGGTTATCGACGGGGTTGAACGGAACCTCCAACGTCGAAAGTATTGCTTAGTCTGCTCCCCGTTCGGGGCACACAACACTCGGTCTTTACGCCGGGATGACGATGGAAGTCTTGTCGTTGTAAGTGTAAAGCGTGAAGGTGCTTCACTAATCTGTACCCGTTGTTTTAGGGTGTATGTGTTCGCCAAGAAGCAGGGTCACACCCTGACTTTATGCAACTCTTGTGTTGCTAATAGGCAACGGACTCGGGTAAAGAGACGTTGTGTTGAATACAAAGGGGGTAAGTGCCAATCGTGCGGATATTGTAAGTCAATGCGGGTTCTAAGTTTCCACCATAGAGACCCAGAACAAAAGGAGTTTAGCATCGCAGGGAAGATGACGTGGGCTTGGGCTCGGTTGATGAAGGAGTTGGATAAGTGCGACCTCCTCTGTGCCAACTGCCATCTTGAAACCCATGACGAAGAATTTACATTAGGCTAGGTTGGCTCAGTGGCGACGGCACCGCTTTCGTAAAGCGGTATACAAACACCGAGGGTTCGAGTCCCTCACCTAGCTCCAGTTTCGCAGTATTAGGTGAGTATGGAAAACTTGGATGAGGCCGCAGCAGCAATCGCTCAGCAGATGCTGGAGAACCTTCGCCACAACGTAGCAGAGGACAAGCGGCGACGTGCTCTGCTTCACGGAGTCACCTACTCCGAAGATGTTGATGAGTTTTTTGAAAAAGCGCACGAGACTGCACAGGAACTTGATAAGCAGATTAGTCGCTGTTGTAAGTAAAGAAAGGCCGGTTAAGCATATATGGATGTGTATTTGCTTGGTAAGCAAAAGGCAGAGGGTTCGAGTCCCTCAACCGGCTCCATTTTTAGCGGGACTTACCCTCCGCATAACGAACTCGACGCCAATGCCTACCGTTGCCTCGGTTCTTCCCCTTTTGACGTAGGTAGTTGTATATCGCAGTTTGGGCAGTTGCACCGCAAGTTATTACGATGGTTGTTCATGTAATTTCCATCAATATGGTCACTTGTTGGAGCAGAACTTTGGATTACTCGTGTCGGTATCACATTGAAGGCATTTCATAAACCACTCCCTGATTATGGAAGTGGTATTGGAGAAATTGAAAGGGATGTATGGAGCAGTACCCAAGTATCGAAGGAAGTTCCAAAGCCCCTCTAGGTAAGCAGTGCATCGCTTTCTACAAGTACGATGGCTCGAACCTTCGTTGGGAGTGGAACCCCAAGAAGGGTTGGTTCAAGTTTGGTACCCGACATGAGTTGTTCGACAAGAGCAACCCGGTCTTCGGTGAAGCGATTCCGGTCTTCATGGATACCATGGCAGATGAGTTGACTCGCCGGGTGAAGGACTACGACCGGAACTGCCAGAGGACCACGGTCTTCACAGAGTTCTTCGGGGACTCAAGTTTCGCGGGTGTGCATACGCCGGGGGAGCCTAAGCAGCTTCGCTTGTTCGATGTGTACCTGTTCAAGAAGGGGATGATGTCGCCCCGGCAGTTTCTCAAGCAGTACGGAGACCTGCCATACGCGGCTGAAGTGGTTTACGAGGGCAACCTCAACAAGCAGTTCGTTGATGATGTCCGCAGCGGAAAGTATCCAGTGTGGGAAGGCGTCGTCGCCAAGGGTGACGATTTCATGGTCAAGATAAAGACCGATGCCTTCTTCAAGAAGTTGAACGAAGTATACGGAACGAACTATAGGCTGTACTGGGAGTGAGCTATGTTGATTGCGTGTCCAGCACCCGGTTGTGCAGATTATCGGCGTCATCACGAAGACCCTGACACCCCACGTGGGCCTCAGATGGTTGAGATGCCGGACGACCTGAGTCATCCTGTGTTCTGCTCTATCACGTGTGCAGCGTACGCCGGGTTCTACAACATTCGCGATAACAAGATTCGTGAGCGGAGCAACTGGAAGTTTGAGTGGCCTCCGAAGGATTTGGTCACAGCATAAGTTATTGGGGAGTCGTACCAATGGTAGGTCAAGGGCCTTTGAAGCCCCCGAGCGTAAGCTCATTGCAGGTTCGAATCCTGCCTCCCCAACCAAGATTCGGGCACATTGGTTCACCGTGGCACCCTGCCAAGGGAAACGGTGATTCGGGTTCAACTCCCGAAGTGCCCACCAAGATAAAGTCCCATATATGGAGCACTAACGGCTTTAGTGCTTCATATATGAGTCCAATGAGCCCTATCGGACTCATACACGAGGCCAGCATGAAATTGAAGATGTACGTTTTGGTGAAGGGCTCCATCCCGGTAGGTAACGCCATCGTGGCCGCAGCACACGGGCCTCTGTCGCTCTACCTGAACTTCCCCACCGACCCGGATATGGTCAAGTGGCTGCAAACGTCCTTCGCCAAGGTTGTGTGCAAGGTAACCGACGAGGAGTTCGAGAAGGCGAAGGAAGTGCCGAAGCATCAAGTCATCACCGAGTCCACGTTGAACGGACAAGAAGTTGCAATCGTTTTCATACCGAGAGAAGAGTACCCCAAGAACTTTGGATTCTTCCCGAAGTATAAGTAAGAGGATACATGACCGATTTGAAGATTCAATGCATGGGCGTACCGGAGTCTGTGGGGTTTGTATCCACGGACATTGAGAACTACAAGGGGAGATGTGAAAACTCGGCTGAGTTCTGGTGCCCTCCCGGCACAGGGGGTTGGTCGAGTGATTATCAAGACCACTCCTTCGATGCGGGAGCGTTCTACTGTTCAGAATGTCATGCAAGGCACGAGGTTTGGAATAAAGAAGTCAGGGAGAGCTACCCAGATGTACCGGTACTCTCTTTTGTAAAAATGTAAAGGTATGCTACGATGGCTGAGTGGTCGAATGCACCGCACTTGTAATGCGGCATACAAACACCGGGGGTTCGAATCCCTCTCGTAGCTCTTTCGTGACTATCAACCTCTTTAGTAGAGGTTAGCTCCTCAGCATCTGAGAGGTTGATAGGTTCATGAGAAACTATAAGAAAGCTACAACCCGGTTTTACACAGTGTACCGGACACAGAACATCCTTAACGGAAGGTACTATTTTGGGTAGGACACGGGTCTTTGAAGCCTTGAACTGGGGTTCGACTCCCTGCGCCGGAACTAGAAATGAGGAATCATGTTAGTATCGCGTCGAAATTTTCTCCAAACATCGGTGGCTCTCGCCCTCGTCTCTCCGCTCACAGCGTTGGCGAAGTACGTTCCCACACCCCAGCCTATCAAGCTGACGCCGGGGCTATCTCCTGAAAGTATCAAGGACGCCTTCGACAAGATGGAAGCTCATGGGGATCGGGCGGAGGTTCTTTACATCAACCCCGACAATCTTCTCTGGCTTGAAGACACCATTGGTTGGGAGGATTTTATGGGGGAGTCTCGATACAGCAGAGGGGCTAAGAAGTCATGGAGTAAGGGTCGTCACTTCAACGGTAGTCCCGGCGATATGGTCTGTGCGAGTTATCACTACACCGAGGGTCGCCCGGTCATGGGGTACATGTGGGGAGCCATCGTGGTGGGTGACCTCGACCTCCCCATGGATGAGATTCGTGTTCGTACCGAACGCCGGTACGTCGGAGACAGGCCGAAGAGTTACAGGGCGTCCGCACCTGTGGACTGGGTTGAGCTTTCTACTAAGGGGTTCTTCCATCACACTGCGACCTATACTCGCAAGCCCACTGATTGGAACGTCGTGCTGTTCGTGAACGAGAAAGTTGGGGAGCAGTTCTTCGCATGAGAGAAAAAGAAAAACATCTGCAAGCGATTGGTGACTGGGCCGGTACCCTGCCTCCAGAGGCATGGACTCCCGGAGCCCCCACCGATGAATCGAAGGAACGCTTCTTCGCAGTGAAGACTCAGACTGGTCGTATTCTCACCGGCACAGGTCGAGCATTCCGAATCATAAACTGCTGGAAGATTGCAGCCCAGCCGAAGTATGGTCCCATCACGCACTTCATGGAGGCAGGAGATTGAACCGTAGAAACTTTTTAGGCACCATGGTTGCAGTAGCGGTCGCGGCGGTACTCCCGACGCCAGCACCTGTTCCTGTTGACCTTGAGTTGCTGAAGCAGCGTGGCGTGATGGGGTATTTGTGGAACGTACCAACCCCCCAGCCCACTCCGGGTGCAATTACCCTTGAGGGTATGGCTGACGCCTTCGCAGAAGTCCAACGGTATGACCTTGCACCTACGTTCATGTTCGTCAACCCTCGGGTGTATAAAGAGTGGAACCCTGCGGGGTACGCAGAATTAGTGAGGTTACAGAATGAAACTTCTAATCCTACATAGCTACTACGGTTGCGACTCCGGTTGCTGCGGCCATCGTGTCGAGACCGAAGACGGAGACCCTCGTAAGTTCCAGTTCGAGTTCCACCACCCCTCCGACTCCACGGAAGAGACTTACCGTGCGTTCGCGGCTGAGATGGTAGGCGAAGAGAACCTCGCCGATGTAGACTTCGAACACTCCGAAATCCGTGCATGGGATATGTGCTGAAAAATACTTCACACATTTTTCCATTTCTGTCGTATTATAGAAACTGGGCTGGCTATTGTGTCCCTTCCTTCTACACTTCTATTGGATGAGACTCAGGTACACTACTCCCTAGCCCATACTGGTCGGCTATTTCAGCCCTTCCTTCTCACTTAAAGCCTTCGGGCTTTGCCAACGATTAGGTCTGATGCTCCCCGACTATTTTGCTTGAAAGAGGTAACGTCCAATGAACGTCCAATCCATTCTTTTGCGTCGTAAGAACAAGGTTCTTCTCCCGGCAGGGACGAAGACTGCTCACAAGTTCACTTTGAATGTCCCGGCAGTATCGACGTTCAACTTGAACCTTCAGTCATTGGGCTACACCCTCTCCCCCACGCTCTTCCGTGCGTTGACGAACTTGAACGGCGTAACCGCGTTCAAGATTTTTGATGACATCCTCGCTGTTCTCAAGGAGCAGAAGGGCGTCCGCAACTACACGCCCATGTACCCGAATTTCCCTCAGCAGGTCATCGAGGCCGACGCGGCGGAGTTGTACTTCAACGCCATCATCCACTACTTCTCGTTCCGACTGGTAGACGCGACCGGCGACCCGGACATGATTTGGTTGCCGAAGTACGCGAAGGATAAGCGTGCCCCGCTCGATGAGCGTGTGAACCTGCGTGTCATTGAAGTTGCCACGGCAAATGAGGCAGACGAGATTGCCAACAACCTCGCCAAGTCGAACACGTCTCTGTCGGCATCCGACAAGGAAGACCTGAAGGCTCTCATCACGGCTGGCTACGGCAACGTGGAAGAGTCCCTTGCTCTCATCAGCAACAAGGAGAACCTCGCTTTCGTGGGTTCCTTGCTGGTCAACGGTGTCATCGACCTCACTCCGTACTTCAAGACGGCCACGGACGTACTTCGTCTCGCTACGGCGATGAGCGGCGGTGACGTGTCTCTTACGGACAAGTCCAAGTTCAAGGCGTTCAAGCGTTCGGAGCGTCGTTACATTCTCGGCTTGCTGGAGCCCATCAAGAACAAGGCAGAGGACATGGCCCGTTGGCCGTCCCGCTGGATTCGTCTCGGTGAGCGTCTGCATCCGGGCGAGTTCCAGAAGAAGTTCCCTACCTCGTTCTATGCGTTCAAGGACTTGCGTAACAACAAGACCATTGAGACCTACCGTTCGCAGGTAGAAGCGTCCGTGCGTGCTGGCGAGACCATCAAGAGCATCACGTTGCTTCAGCAGCGTCCGGGTGAGTTCGCTCGTCGTCTCGACCACGTGCTCCGCAATGCGGCGGCTCGTACTCAGACTCGTGTCGCGGAGTCTTTCTTGGATGTAGCATCGGATGTTTCTACGCCGGTACTGTTGCAGGTCATGACGCACTTCTCGAATCGTGCGGAGGGTTATGTTCTGCGTGTGGTATTCCCGAAGGGCAACGTGGCTCATTGCACGGCTCTGGAGAACGACCTGCCGACGCTGCGTCCCAGCATCTGCTTGCTCGTGGTCGATGGCATCAAGCGTGTTCTCGCTGAGCGGTTCTCCGCTCTGCCGAAGCTGGGCAAGGTCTACATTGACCCGGCTCTGAGGGAGTGCCTCGTGCCCTTCTCACAGCGTTCGGCAAGCAAGTCCCTGCGTACTCTCGTGCGTGGCTCGAAGCTGGCCTTCGGCAATGACAAGGACACCCTCCGCTTCTTCATCTGGTGGCATGACATGAAGGAGGACAAGGCGGACACCTACTGGGGCAACCGGGTAGACCTAGACTTGTCGGCGTCATCCTATGACGAGAACTGGAACGCTCTCGGTGCGGTCACGTTCTACAACCTGCGTGAAGGCTACGCGGTTCACAGCGGCGACATCACGTCGGCACCGAACGGTGCTGCGGAGTTCATCGACGTGGACATCCCAAAGGCTATCAAGCAGCGTGTACGTTACGTTGTCATGACGGTTCACGGATACACGGAGCAGAACTTCTGCGACCTGCCGGAGTGCTTCGCTGGCTTCATGCTGCGTGAGAAGGCACAGTCGGGAGAAGTCTTTGACCCTCGTACCATTGAGGACAAGGCTGACCTGTCGATGGCTGCACGCTCAGGTGTGCCCATGATTATCGACCTCGTTGACCGCAAGGTCATCTGGGCCGACGCTGCGATGAACTCGCGTCGTGACTACGGTTGGGGCGGGAACACTGTTGCCTCGACTCGCGGTACCATCGAACTTCTCGGTAGGGCTTTCACGAACATCAAGAAGCCGAACCTGTACGATTTGTTTGCTCTCCACGCCGCAGGACGTGGTAAGCTTGTAACTGACGAAACCAAGGCAGACGTGGTGTTCTCGGTAAAGGCCGGAACTCCCTTCGAACTGGATAAGATTGCGTCGGAGTTCATGACTGATGAAGTCGTGAAGCCGAAGGCAAAGTCCAAGGCGAAGTCGGCCTAACAACTTTGACGAGGGCATGGTGCTACGCGAGATGCGTGGTCTAACAACCTCAGTGGCATATGCTGGGCGTGTATCTGAAACACCCTCGTCAATCAAGAATCGGCGGCTATTGTAACCCTTCCTTCTAAACCATTGACTTAAACTCAAAAATAAGGTCTACTGCTCTCCGCCGAGAAAAGTTGAAACGCCGTGAGGAGACTCACGGCGTTTTCATGTATAATGCCACAGGAGGTACACCATGGCCAAGACTAAGTTGGAAAAGACAAACGACATTGGATTCGGAGAGTTTGCCATCCGCGTCTTCGCCATCGCACGTGGCTCCTTGAAGAACCCCAACAACGACCGGGGCCGGGGTTACTACACTACGTGGGAGACGGTGAAGGATGCTGCTGACATCAATCGTCAGACCCGTCTCGAAGGTTCTGAAGTTCACGTAGGTGGTATCTCTGGCGGTAGCTGCTGGGACACTGGAGAAGGTGGCGACCCGCACTACGCTTACACTGAGGCTCACGACGACCCCACCATTGAATGCCTTGACGACATCTTGGCAAAGTTCTGCCCGGAGATTACCTTCCTTCAGTACAAGCGTTTGGTGAAGGAAGCAGAACTCACGAGCGAGGAGTCAGGTACCAACGACTACTACGGGAACTCATCCAACTACGTGCGGAAGGTATGCACGCCCTACAACCTCTACCTTGCGTTGGTGACTGTTGGGGTCATCGGAGAGGCTGAGCCCAAATGACAAAGTTCATTCTACTTGTCGGGTTACCGGGGAGCGGGAAGTCCTATTTTGGAAACAACTCAGGACACCCGTTCCTCGATGACGTGACACAGACAGGAGAGTTGTATCGAGTGGTGCCAACCAGATTGCTTAGCAGCGGTACTATAGTTCTCTCAGACTATGGTTTCATCTTTCCTGACGTTCGCCACAATGCCGTCGCCTATCTCAAGGGCGTGAACTACGAGTGCCAGATTCAGTGGCTGGTGTGGGAGAACGACCCGGAGCAGTGTTGGAGAAACATCGAGACCCGGAACGATGGTCGGGTCATCAACCGGGATGCTCTGTTCGAGGCGTCAACTCGGTACATTTACCCCTGCGGCCCGAACTTCCCCGTATACAAACCCAAGGACTGAGTATTATCCATCATGTATAGAACAAAAGCCGGTCTCATCCTCGAAAAGCTTCTCTCAAGTAACCAAGCACGTTGGCTCTGGTGCTGGACAGGCAACGACTCATCTCCCTTTGCTGAAGCATATGACTGTGCCTGTTGCATGACATGGCAGGACGATAGTTTACTAAGCAACTGTGGTTGCCACTGCCACGCCCGTATCGAAGAGATGGCCTCGCTGCCTAACATCCGTATGTGGCTGCTTGCCGCAGAGGGAGCCGGGGAGTTACCAAGATTCTTCACGTCATATCATGACAAGCTGAAGTATTGTAGGGAAGTGGCATCCAAGCATGGTGAATGCACCTGTAGTTTCTGCGATTTCGCCAACAACGATTTGAAGATTCGCAAGTTCCCTCTCAATGGAGAAGACAATTCCAACGTGTCAGAGTATCAGTGCTCTATGTGCAATTGCGTGTTCCAACCAGACAAAGAAATGATACAGATGATTTGTCGTGAATGTGAGTTAGCGAAAGAGAGGTGAACCATGGTCGGCTGGACTCGTCGTAACAAGCGCAAGGAAGAGAAGAAGCCATCGGTCGCTCAGGTGTGCAAGGCTGGCGGCTGTACATGTTACTGCCACAAGCCTGTGCCTGATGAGGATGTCAAGAAAGGGATGTGGCTCAGTGGTATGCTGCTGTTTATCATCCTCGCCCCGTTCGTAGGTATGCCCCTGCTCATCTCCCACTGGGCTGAAGAGAGCCAGAAGGACTCCCCGCCACCCCCATACTATTGTGCAGGGCTCACGTCCACTGGTGCCCCAGCAGACTGCCATCCGGCCATCCTTTCACCTGATGTGCAGAAGCTCTATGAAGATCAGTGGAGAGAAGACCACAAATGATATTTGTCTTCGGCTCTAACCTAGCAGGAGCCCACGGACTCGGTGCGGCTCTTATCGCCGCTCGACAACACGGGGCCAAGTATGGTCGCGGTAATGGTCACCATGGCAACAGTTATGCTATCCCCACCAAGGATGCCAAGCTGGCTATCCTGCCTATCGACCGCATCAAGGGATTCGTGGACGAGTTCATCGCCTACGCTATCGCCCACCCTGAACTGGCTTTCCAAATAACGCAGATTGGATGCGGGCACTCGAAGTACACCGCAGCCGATATGGCTCCGATGTTTGTTGCTGCTCCAGATAACTGTCAGTTTGACTCGGCTTGGCAGTATTACCTAGAAGGTAAGACCTTTTGGGGAACCTACGAGAACAAGCCAGCCATAAGTAGAGTCAAGGAGTAAAACCGATGGCAAGTGAAGATGATGAACTAAACGAGGAACTCACTATCGGTGAGCAAACAGCCAACGCTTTTGCGGAGCATCTCCATCGCATGGGTGCAGACTATACCGAGAGAACTGTGATTCTCTCGGATGGAGCTATCTACAAAGTTACTGTTAGACACGAAGGTGGGGTCATAGTTTAATGCAACTCAATGAAGAACAGATGGCAGCGGTTGAACACCCGCTAGGTGCTCCTGCCTGTCTCATCGCCGGTGCGGGTTCCGGGAAGACCCGTGTACTAACAGAGCGTGTGAAGTGGCTTATCGCTCAGGGGGTGGAACCTAGACGAATTTGTTGCGTGACCTTCACCAATAAAGCGGCGGGTGAGCTTTTAGAGCGGTTGGACATATCCCCTGACTCACTTTTCACCCCTAAGGTATCCACCATCCACTCCATTGCTCTCTCCGCGATTCGTAAGAACCCTGCTGGTTTTGGTTTACAGGAGCGAGTGACGCCGCTGGATGACTACGACCAGAGCCAGATGATTCGCCGGATTGTGGAACGTACGGTCAACGTCAAAGAAAAGGGTATTAGCCTTGGCTCATTTGTATACAAATTTTTAGAGAAGGTGAACTACCATCGCGCTCGTGGCCTCGGCTTTTGTGTAGACTACACCGATGATGTGCATGAACAGGCTCTTGTCGCCCACGCAGGTTATCATGCGATGGAGCCCTTCGACTTACAAATCTGGAAGCTGTATGAGGAAGAAAAACATCGGGCCAACAACCTCGACTTCTCGGATATGTTGTGTTTCTTCAATCGCCGATGTGAGCAAGACCCGGTGTGGTTAGCTCAGTTGCATAAGGCATTTACCATTGTGCTGGTGGACGAGGCTCAGGATTTATCTGTTCCCCAGTGGGGCGTCGTGAATGGGCTCCTCGCGCCCGACAACCCCAACCTGATGACGGTAGGAGATATTTCTCAGAGTATCATGGGCTTCAACGGCTCGGCTCCCCATCTCCTCAAGGAGTTCTCAGAGGGGTGGAGAGGACGCACCCCCATTCTCTACCGGATTGCTAAGAATCACCGCAGTCTTCCTCGCATTGTTTACCTCGCCAATCACATACAGGCGAAGATGGTGGACACGGTGCCCCTTCGTATGTCCACCTTCCGTGGAGACGAGGAGAACAAGGGAACGGTTGAACTAACACGAGCCTCTCTGCCCATCGACATTGCCCTGCTCATCGCATCCGAAATCAACAAGGACAATATGCGGAAGAAGGGTCACATCGCATACAAGGACAACGCGATTCTCGTCCGCTCTGCTCGTCAGATTATGGACATTGAGAACGCCCTCGTTCGCTACCGCATCCCTTACGTGGTGCGTGGTGGTCGCGGCTTACTTCAGACAGAAGAGGTACGCGATATTATCTCTTACTTGCGTCTTGTCGCCAACCCGAAAGACTTCACCGCTCTCGCTCGTGCAGTGAGCATACCGAAACGTGGTGTTGGTGATGTGGCTCTTGAACGCATCCGCAAGACGGCGAATGAGAAATATGATGGCGACCTGATTCAAGGCTGCAACATCATCGACAAGCTCAGCTTGTTTGTGTCTGCCATGGAGAACATCCAGAGGTACCGAGAGTATCCGGTTCAGGCTCTCGACAAAATCATCTCGGCGATGGACTACAACAAGTACATCGACAACAAGTACAAGAAGGAACCGGACAAGATAAAGTCGAAGCTGGAGAACATCGAACGCTTCAAGGAACTTGTTCGCGGTCTCTCTGAAGACCAGAAGATGACTACCGAAGATGTGGTCTTCCAGATTACACTTGAACGGGCACGCGAGGATGACAAGGAAGGGCAAGTAACAGTGAGCACAATACATAGTGCTAAAGGTCTAGAGTTTCAAAGGGTGTATGTGACTAATGTAGTGGAGGGGAGTTTACCTCATCTCTTCTGTCAATCTCCCGAGGAAATTGAGGAAGAGCGCAGGCTATGGTACGTCGCCTGTACTAGAGCTAAAGACCAGTTGACTATTTGCGCTCATGCTATGGAACAGCGGGGGGCTGATGTACGTAGAGTAGCTCCTAGCCGGTTCCTTGTGGAATTGGGATTAATTAATGATGATTAGTTAAATCAGCCCACAGGGGCAAACCAAAATCGCTAGATGCTATGGCAAAAACCTTCATGGCTCAGCAAGCCAAAGGGGCCTTATTTTCACTTAAAACATGTATCAAATATGGTCTACAGTTTGTACAACCTACGTGTCTCGTATGTTATACCCCCTTTACGCCTAAATCTAGCGGGGCTAAGACTTGTGGTAGAGGCTGTCTCATTGAAATATCGCGTCAAGCGGCTATAAAAAGGTGGACGCCTCAGTAAAAGTTTGTTCAAAACGTCCCCAGCGTGTGTATACTGTGGGTATGAGATGCGACGGCGAGTTCACTATCTACGTACTGGAAGCCCGGTACACCACTGGTAAGGACAAAAAGTGGTTCAGGGCAAGCCTTGACAGCTTCGGCACCCCTCCGGGATTCAGTGCTTCGGGTGAGTGCTGGCAGAAGACCGGCATCCATGGCACCTTTGATGAGGCTCAGGGCGTTGATGCTGCTATGGTCATGGCTCGTGAGCATGTGGAGTTCGACTGGCGTTTGATGCGGCTGGAAGTCTCGCAGCATCACCACGATGTTGTCACCTTTTCGGCGAAGAAGCCCGGAGCACAGGCACCGGACGGTTACCCGGTCACCAAGGAAATGCGCGCTCGGTATGACGCGATTCACAAGGGGGCATGATGCGATTCGCTTTCTTTTTCCTCGTCTACTGTCTGTTGTTCCGTGGGATGCGAGGCTATGTTCGGGGGGTTGAAGCCGCTGGCGGAGAAGCTCCGTGGTGGATTACCTTCAACTACGACACCTATGATTTCTGTGTCATCGGTGTTACTATCGCCGTACTCTCAAGTTTTGTTATACTGATGTTCAAGCTCCCATAGGGAGGAAGTCATGAAGGAGTCAACCATGCATTAGCGCGGCCTAAGGAGCCGTACCTAATGCAACGTACATTCATCAAGGGCTGCTGCCCTATCTGCGACGGCTACAAGCGTCATATCAAGTCAACCCGCAACGGTGCCCGGAAGGTTCGCAAGTTGAACAAGGCCCTTCACCGGAAGTTCCGTCGCATGATGCTGGACAGGCTGGTCAACGGCGATTACGAGCCGGTGTTTTTATCTTACGAACGGTGGTTCTAACTTGAGCAACACGTGTCAACACCCGAAGGTCACATTTACCGGCCCGATGATTCAGACGGCGGACGCCATCTTCAACGTCGGTACTTGTGACTTTTGTCACGCAGAGGTCGAACAGGAGTTCGGCCCCAAACCCGTCCGGTTGCGGACGGTTGAAGTGCCGGAGAAATGATGAAACCCTTTGGTGTCTCGATATGGAGTTCGACGTGTCCCAAGCACCCAGAGTTCAACCCGGAGACCCCTCCTGAGTTGATACTGTGCGAGGGATGTTCGGCTCTGTTCGACTTCTACCAATCGGTGGTCTCTCTGAAAAAGGAAAGGGAAGCTCTACGTACAATCCTCGATGAACTGGATGAACGTAAAAAGGTAGTTCAGGAGAAACGCAAACAAGCTGAGAGGGCGGAGGCTATTGAGAAGGCGGAGTATGAGCGGGTGCTACGTGAGGCGGAGCAGGTTGCTATTTCTTTGAACCCCTCATCGGCCAGCCTCAATGCTATGTTTCGTGCGGCGGGTGAGCGGTCATGGCACAAACCAAATTACAACCCCACTCGGAGTGAGAAGCTGGCGATTTTCGCCAAGGTGTATGGCATTGTGAAGGCGGGATACAAGCCAATCGCTGCCGACCTCGCAGTCAGAGCATTTGGTTTGGATGGACGACCAGCGGTAACAAAAACCACCGAACTGGCTAAGCTATTCAACGTGCCCTCAAGTGGTGTTGATTATCGGCTCGGCAGAGTGCTCAACGGATTGAACCGGGGCGTAAGGATATTGGAACTCAACATGGAGGAAAGTAATGCAAAAGCCTAACTACGGCGTTCTTGTCGCACGCTGCCAAGTCGATGCTCTTCACGCTGGACACAGAGCCCTGTTCGATGAAGTAAGGGCACGGCACAGCAAGGTCATTCTGTTCCTCGGTCAGAAGTCCATTGGCTCGACCTACAACAACCCCCTCGACTTCGAGACTCGCAAGGCGATGGTTCAGGCTGCGTATCCCGACTTCATGATTTTCCCCCTCACCGACACCAAGGAAGATGCAACGTGGTCGCGGAACTTGGACAGGGCTATTCGTGACGTAGTGGACTACGGCGACGTGACGCTGTACGGCTCTCGCGATTCTTTCGTACCGCACTACCATGGGGCGTACAAGCCGATTGAACTGACTCTCCCCAACACGCTCGACGGCATCAGCGGCACCACCATCCGTGCGAAAATTACCAACACGGTCATGGAGTCCCCGGAGTTCCGTGCTGGCGTCATCTACGCCATGACCAACATCCGTCCTGCTGTGAAGGCGACGGTGGACGTGGTGATTTACCACAAGCCGGAGAACGACGACACCAAAACGCTGTTCCTGCTCGGTCGCAAGCCGGGTGAGACGCAGTGGCGGTTCATCGGTGGCTTCTCTGAGCCCTACACCCCCAGCTACGAGTACGACGCTGCCCGTGAAGCCATGGAGGAGACCAGCCTCGTGGTGAATGAACCTCAGTTCATCGGCTCTGCTCTCATCCCTGACTGGCGGTGGAAAGGGGAGCCCGACCAAATCAAGTCGCTCGTCTTCGCGGCGGAGTCACCCTCGCTCAATGCGATTGCTGGCGATGACATTGAAGAGGTTAAGTGGTTTCCCATCGACCAGATGAAGGCAGAACTGCTCATCGACACGCACCGGGAGAGTGTCTTCCCCGTCGTGTACAAGCACTTCGGCCTGTACGTGTGGGACACCATCGAGGTTGGCCGGATGAACGTCACCTACACGCACATGACGCCCAAGGAACTCGCAGCGGAAGGATTGAAATAACCAGAGGTTTCTTGGGAACTAAATAAAATAATGAAAGGGATAAAACAATGAAAACCGCCCTACTTTCTTTTGCCTTGACCTTGATGGTTGTACTAGGAACTCCAGCAGCCTCTGCCAGTCAGTATTCTTTTTTCTTCAATTCAGCCGACACGCCTGACGGTATCCCCTATCTACCCCTCGCAGGACGCGGAACCTTCACAACCAATTCAGCCGGAATTATCACAGGACTCACGGGTGTGATATCGGATGCCCAGCATACTGCCTCCATGGTGTTGTCAGCCCCCGGTACGACATTCAACAACAACGTGTTGACTGCTTCCAGCCCGTGGTTTGAGGCGGCGACGGGGGTTGCATTTACGGGCTACAACGCGGTCTGGAGTATTCCCTATACGCTGGACTTACACGCACTTCGGAGGGCTTTGAGGCGGACGGGCTGGACTGGATTTCATTCATGAGTGGGGACACACCCGAAGGGGGGATCGTAAGCCTGTCAGTCACGCCACTGGACACCTTCGCTGTCCCCATCCCAGCCCCGACTCCTGAGCCTTCCTCCTTGCTGCTGCTGGGCACAGGGCTGCTAGGGCTGGGTTACGTGTCAAGGAATAGGTATTTGAGAATAAACTAAGTTACTGTTTGCAATACCCACCCCTTAGTTAGAGGTGGGTATGACGACACAGGAGTATTTGGTAGCAGTGCAACAGGTACACGGAGAGCGGTATGATTACTCCCGGTTGGTGTACAAAAACAAACGTAGCAAGGTAGAAATTGTGTGTCGAGAACATGGTGTGTTTTGGCAACTCCCCTCATGTCACAGAGTGGGCCAGAACTGTCCTAAATGTGCTCGGAAGGAAGCAACATCAACGACTGAGAAGTTCATCGAGAAAGCAAGGAAGAAGCATGGTGATCTATACGACTATTCCAACGTTGTATACCGAACCACAACTTTGGACAAAGTAACAATTCTTTGTCCGGTTCACGGGGGGTTTGAGATGACCCCGAATAACCATTTGAATGGGTGTGGCTGTCCAAAATGTGGGATAGTACAGAGGAGCGATAAAAAGCGTAAGTCCCCCGAAGATTTCATCATCGAAGCTCGAAGGCTCCACGGTGACCGCTATGGTTATGACCGACTAGGTTACACCTACTCTTTGAAATCGGTTACCATTACATGTAAGGTGCATGGGGACTTTAAACAACTGGCGAGTAATCATCTTCGGGGTGCAGGTTGTCCAAAATGCTTTTCACGGTACTATTCGTGGGGCGAGGAGGAAGTTAGAAAGTGTTTGGAAGCGTGGAGTTGGAAGTACAAACCACAGAAGTGTTTCCCCGGACTCATAAACCCAAAGTCAGGTCGCCATCTACGGTATGACTTCTGTGTTGAGGGGATGAAGCTACTCATTGAATTTGATGGAGCACAGCATTACAAGGTATTGACAGGGAAGAAGCCCGAGGACTTGGAACGCATACGAAGTTTGGACAAGTTGAAAGACCAGTGGGCGGAAGATAACGGATACCAAATGGTGAGAATCCCGTTCTTCATAAATGATGTAAAGGCTTTTTTGAAGGAGAAAACAAGTGCAAAAACTGAGAGTTAACCCCCTACTGACAACGGACAGTTACAAGCTTTCCCACCATTTTCAGTACCCCCCAGATACTCGAACTATTTACTCCCACCTTATGTCTCGCGGAGGTTTTTGGAAGGACACGATGTTCTTCGGTCTTCAGTACACCCTCAAGACCTACTTGGTCGGTAAGGTCTTCACTAAGGAAGACGTAGACGAGGCTCAAGCATTTGCGGCGGCTCACTTTGGCTCCGATAAGGTATTCAATACGACGGGTTGGCTCAGGTTGCTGGAGAAGCACGACGGTCGCCTTCCCCTCAAGATTCGTGCGGTGCCGGAGGGTACAGTTGTTTCTGTGAAGAACGCCCTGCTGACCATTGAGAACACGGATGATGAGTTTCCTTGGCTGACAAACTGGGCGGAGACCATCATCCTCCGAGGAACATGGTACCCCATCACGGTCGGCACCCTGTCATGGCACATCAAGCAGGAAATTGGCAAGGACTTGGTTCGCACCGGAACTCCTGCTGGCTTGCCGTTCAAGCTGCATGACTTTGGAGCCCGTGGCGTCTCCTCGCAAGAATCGGCGGCTATCGGCGGAGCAGCACATCTGGTCAACTTCATGGGCTCAGACACGATGGAAGCGGCCATACTGCTACGTGACTATTACGGAGCCAAGGATATGCCGGGGTTCTCTATCCCTGCTATGGAACACAGCACGGTCACGTCATGGGGTCAGGCTAACGAGCGTGATGCCTACGAGAACATGCTCGACAAGTCGCCCACTGCGCTTCTCGCGTGCGTGGTTGACAGCTACGACACGCACAACGCGGTCGCTGAAATCTTCGGCAACCAGCTTCGTGAGAAGGTTCTGCGTCGGGACGGTACTGTCGTGCTTCGCCCGGACTCAGGTGACCCTGTGGTTGTCCTCGAAGACATCTTCAACGCAGTTGCGGAGAAGTTCGGCTTCGAGACCAACGCCAAGGGCTACAAGGTTCTCCCGGCACAGATTCGTGCGATTCAGGGCGACGGCGTGAACTATCAGAACATCCTTCGCATCAACTCCTCCCTCACCCGGTCGGGTTGGTCGATGGACAACTGGGGCTACGGCATGGGCGGTGCCCTGTTGCAGCAGCAGAACCGCGACACGATGCGCTTTGCTATCAAGTGCTCGGCCATCAACCGGGCAGGGCAGTGGAGTCCGGTCTTCAAGAACCCGAAGACGGATTCTTCGAAGGCATCCATCGGTGGCCGCTTCAACCTGTTCAACAGCGACGGCGGCTGGCGTACTATCGACACCACGGAAGAGGACAGCTACGGCAACTACCTCAAGACCGTGTTCCTCAACGGCGAACTGAAGAAGGATTTCACGCTGGATGAGGTTCGCAGTACCGCAGCCAGCTTCGACTACTTTCAGGACGCGGAGTAACATGAGCGGAACACATACAAGACGAGGAAGGTCACCGGGCGGCTGCACTTCTATCAATTCCACGGAAAAGATAGTCTGTGTGGTCGCACGGATGACCAGACCCGTCTCACCAATGAACCTATCAAGGTGACAGGAAACTGAAATGAACGTTAAGAAACTCGAACTTCTCGCCGACCGCCTCGCTGACTTCTTTTCGTACCCGATGGACAAGGTGATAGTCTTGATAATCATAGCGGAACCCATTGTGACCGCATGGACAGGGGAACTATGAAAGATATTCTTCGCAAGTACGAACAGGGTGGGCATCTTACTGACAGTGAGATGCAACTCTTGATGGATGCTTACCAGAAGGTTGTAGATGCCACGCAACCCTTCGGTGAACTCTACCGACTGGTGCTGAACGATGCGGTGCAGCAGTCACGCGCTCTCGATATGTTCATGTTCAATCGCGGCTTGAAGAAGGAAGAGCAGCAAACTTGGGATGAACTCCCCACTGAGCCGATTCATTTGATTGTGCCGATTCATTTGATTGTGGCGAACCGGAAGTACGACGGCAACACGTCTGCGTTCCTTGTGCATCAGTCGCACATCGACAATCGTAAGCCCATCGGCACGAAGGGCACCTTCTACGGCACCGTACCGGGTGCTGGCGGAGACCTGTTTTGGGTCAAGCACGAGGATGATTCGGTTGCGGCCTACGTACAGACCGAACTCAAACAGGTGAAGAAATGAAGTCGTGGCTGGCATCGGACAGATGTACCCCACGTTGGAACTGACCGCTCCTCGCTACTGCGAGAGGCAAGGGATAACATAGGAGGAAGTCATGTCATTTAACCCACCAGCAGGCGCGACCAAGGAACAAGTGGAAGCCCATATGTCCGCTATGAAGGCACGGTTCAGTGCTCATCCCTCCAGCGACCCCGAGCCCATCCAGCCCTCGCAGGATGAAGTCCTTGGGATGATGGTGCGGGACTTCACACAGGTGGGTCTCGGTCCCACCAAGTCAGAAGTGCGACGTCGTATCCTTGACTTTGCCAAGGCGTACAAGCCGGAGCCTGAACCACCGTCAGAAGGGGTGCGGCACTACTTCGAGAGAAAAGGCATGACCAGATTTCAGAAGAAAGCATTTAAGCTTCGCGTAGATTTCATCATCAAGCATCGCATACCGGGGCTTAGCTGGCTCTCTCAGTCGGCGGTCGCTTATCTTCGCAAGGGCTGCGTCTTCGTGGTGGACTATGAGAGACCAATAGTCGCAAAGGGTATCTCCCACGTTCCAGAGTGGGTACGCACCTATGGCATCTTCGATACACGGGGAAACAGGATACGCGGCTTCGGTCGCGTCACCTTGGAGGCTCTGAGGGACGCGAGACTCGTACAGGCCCCACGTGTGTCCAAGTTCGCTGGAGAAAAGCCACCAGCAAAGGTATATCGCCTGATAGGAAACTCATCTATAGCCAGTATTATGGGATATGAGTGAAGCCCTGAACGGTACAGTATACTGGCAAGAGGTTCGAGAAGGTCTCTTCGTCCACAATGAATCTTGGGATAAGGTAATCGAACGACTACCCGACCTAATCTCCGCAGAAAAAGTTCTCTCCAAACTACAGTCCCCTACTCAGATTCTTAGCTCCGGCCTGACCGGCCTCGGTACTGTAGGCAACGAAATCATCACCGTCCGTCCCGACCCGGAGAAGCTGATTCAGTACGGTGTGCTGTTTGACGGCGGCTACTACAACGTGGAGAACCTTTTCCTTCAGTGGGTTTACAACTTCGTAATCGTTGAAGGCGTCTCCAACCATCTGCACAACGTCCTGCTCCCCCATTGGAACCCTTCCTTCGTTACTCTGGTTGAAGAGCACATGCATGTGATGACATACGTGGCGGCTCTCATCTACCTGTACGAACAGAACAAGTTCAAGGCACTCGTGGTGAACGACAATTTCCTATATACCGAATCCCATGTCAGGGATGCAGTGAAGGAACTCACCAGCACACTATACTCTAAGGGTGCAGAGTATGGTGAAAGCTACCGTCGCCATGGCATTCAAGGTACACTACCCCGGCTGTGGGATAAGATTGCACGCTATGCACAGCTTTCAGCTTTGGGACGGACGGCAACATACGAACCAAAGCTTGACTCAGCAAAAGACCTACTCGGTTACTGCATCATTGCATGGAGCCTCATACATGAACTCGATGAAGAAATTGTGGAAGAAGTTTCAGCAGAAGCGACGATTCAATAAGGTCTTCGGACGGAACATGGGGCTGGTCGCTCGACGCGACGGTCAGCAAGGCTACCCCATGGCCTACGGCTGTGAGCACGGCTACTTGTTGTGGGCTCCCGGATGGGTCAAGCACCTGATATGCCGTGTCTGGAATCGGGTCAACTGCACTATCTACGGGCATGACCGGATGGGAGTTGAAGGCTTCGAGAAGCATTTCTGGCCTGATGCCCCTCGCTGCATTAACTGTTCTTCTCTGCTTATGGTGGGGGGTAAGTACCCCACTCGTGAGGACATTGAGGAGAACAACCGCATTGTCTACGAACAGTGGGATAAGCTCCATTTGGATGAGTTGGGTGAAGAATAAGTGAACTTTCAAACTCATAGGTAGAGACTTCCCATGAGTTTGAATATCACAGACGCACTACGAAAAGAGCTACGCCCCCAAGGTCGCCAGAATAAGGTGATGTACTTGTTCAAGTGTGCGACCGATAACTGTTCTAACGAACTGTGGGTGGAATCTAGCCGTTTATCAAGACGGCAGGGTAAGTGTAGGTCTTGCACTGGTCGAAACCTAATCCAGAAAAACTATCCCGGAAATCGAGGGTTGCGTAAGCGACCCTATGAGTGGCTTTGGCACCGACTTAAACAGCAAGCGGCGTCACGCGGACTCGCGTTCACTATTACCTACGAACAATTCTTGACTTTTACTACAGTTAGTGTATGTCACTACTGCGGTTCACCTGTCACTTGGACAGCCCACAATTTGGGTAAAGGTCACGCTCGAACTAACCTCGACCGAAAAAACAATGAAGAGGGGTACGTAGAGGACAACTTGGTGGTTGCATGTATTATTTGCAATCGAATGAAAAACAACTACCTCTCCTACGAAGAGATGATGGAACTGAGTCCAACCCTTAGGCGCATTCTTCCTCAGAAAAACTGGGTTGAGATACACAAGAAAAAACGGTTTGGGCATCACTTACAGGAGGTGTAATTTTGGTAACTTTAACGCAAGGGATGGCTTTAGGCACAGGCAACCTGAACATTATCGTTCGGGACGCTACTGGTGTGCTAGTAGACCCCGCACAAATAAGCTTCAGCATCTTCCAGATTTCGTCACAGGTGCCCATCAAGATTCGGGGTGCCTATGACTATGACCAGCAACAGCTTCAGTCGCTCCCAGTAGACTACAACCCGGAAGGGGCTATGCTGGTGGGTCAGCCGCGCATGATACCTATACGTGCGTCTCAGGGCATGTACTGGATCAACCTTACCATCCCTACAACGTGGCAGGGTGTGTATCGTCTAGTCTGGTACATGGTACAGTACCCCGGTAACGCTGAGCAGCAGGTAACCGAAGACTTCGTGGTTCAGACCATTGACCCGACTTCGAACTCCTTTGAAGCTCCCTCTCAGATTCTTGCCCCGGCGAAGACGACCACCAGCAAGTATGCTCCGGCCATCATGTACGTCAGGGAATTGATTAGCGATGAGAACCCCGACCGTAATTACCATTTCCGCCCACCCACTCCGGGTAAGGTGGTAGCCGGGTACACCACTCGCGTGGGGTACATCTGGCTTGATTCCACCATCCTTCGGATGCTGGATATTGCCATCTCCAAGCTCAACACATGGAACGTGAAGAACCTGTACGGCTGGACGCTGGACAACATCCCGATTGACTGGGGACGTTGTGCAGCCATCGGTGCTGCGTCTTCCTGCCTCACCAAGGAAGGGGCACGCTGGGCTGCGGATGAGTTTAGCTACAGCTTGAACGGTGTGTCCCTCGACATCAACAAGGCCAACCTCTACCAGTCGCTAGGTCAAACCTACTCCCAAGAGTTCAATGAGTGGGCTCCACTGATTACGGCGAACAGACCGTTCAGTGCAGGATTAAGACAGCAGCGTTGGCTTTTGGGTTGACGACGATAAGTTGTTTAGTTTCAATAATTTGTGTTTTATAACAAATCGAAACCCAACTATGGACTCCTACAAGAGGAGTCCATTTTCATGTACATCTATGCCATCACTAACTCAATCACAGGGAAGATTTACATCGGCCAGCATAAGGGCAATAACTTGAAGAAGTACCTTCAAGACAAATTTTCTCATGCAAAGCGAAACAGAGGTTCATCCCATCTCTTCAACTCCATGCGTAAGCACCCCAAGGAGGTTTGGTCGATAGAGCCTCTTTTCGAGGGTATCGAGACCAAAGAAGAGCTAGACCGACTCGAACGTTTACTCATCGCCCTTTACGACACCCGCAATCCAGAAATCGGCTACAACATCTGCCGGGGTGGAGAAGGGTTCACCGGCACTATGTCTGAAGAGACCAAGGCCAAATTGAAGGAAGTAGGTAACCCTGTGTTCCTGCGTTCGGCTGAACAAGAGGAGAAGCGTAAAGCTGCTGTTGAGCAAGCAAGACAGGAGCAGGGTGGCTCGTTTCTCACAGAAGACTCAGTGAAGAAAATAAAAACCAAACGTGCCCTTCAAGATGAATCTACTCGTATCGAGGCTTGTAGGAAGTGGGCTGACGAACACCCTGAGGAGATGCGTACCCGCATGTCCCGTGAAGTTCACAGCCTCGGAGGCAAGTCAGGCTCTCGCGAAGCGAAGCAGAGAGCCGCCGCAGCTAGTGTTGCCAGCGGCAGTCTTATAAAGGCCAAGCATGTGCGTTGGCACACCAATCGTGGTCTGATTAATCCGAACTGCTCTTTTTGCACTACCCAAGTACCTTAGTAGGAGCGATATGCACTGGAAAAGTAAGTTTCTAAAACAAGGGGTGTCCGTAGTTCCTGAGTTCTTGTATCACGGAACTGACGACAGTGTGCTGCCTGAGATTATTCGAGAGGGGTTGGTTGAAAGAAGCTACTTCACACTACCTGTTGCTGAGTGGTTCGCCAAAAACAAGGCGGGGAAAACAGGGGGAGCCCCCATAGTTCTCCGCATCCATGGTACCCAGTTTATAAAGAAAGACCTCGATTTGGTCAAACGACTCCTACCGGGTTCCCTGTCTAGTGCTAAGGATGTTCGAATATGGCGGTACTTGCACAGAGTTCCTGTGACTCCCATTGATGTCATCCGCCTCAGCGAGGGTAAATAGTATGATTCAAACCCTAATAGTTATGAACTCCAGTTACGTCGGCTCCCGCGACCTCTGGTGGCAGGACGACCCCGACGCTGCTCATGGCTACAATATCTACCGGGCCTTTGATGCCCCGGTGAACTGGCACAAACTAAATGTTAATCCATGGTCAGGTCATTTCTACCGGGATCAAGTAGCTCTCCAGCAGGTCACGTACATTGTTCAGGAGCCCGACTGGGTAGACAAGGGAATCATGGGAAGGTGGGGCTTCCGAATCCCCGACACTCCATACGCTGATGTCGTGACCGGACGCCCCTTCGTCTCTATTCGTCCTCAGGACGTGACAGTGTACGTAGACGATGTTGCCCTCACCCCGGCTGAGGTTCAAGGTCTCGACCGCACCGTGTGGCTCCCCATGGACAATCAGTTGAAGCAGGGCGGTTACGTCACTGACTTGGCTGCGGTGAATAATGGTGTCGTGTGGAAGGCTGACTACTCCGGCGTGAAGGAGTTCAAGGTCGTCTACAACAAGCTCATCAACTATGTGGACATCTACACCGGTATGACCCGCACCTTCTATTGCATCGTTCCTTTGGGACCGGTGGGCGAGGAACTGCATAAGCCCGGTCACCCCGGCACCAAGATTGTCAACACGCAGGAAGTTGACCAGATGACGTGGGAGTATGCAGAGATGGTTCGCCGCAACGAGTGGCTGTTCGAACAGATAGGGGAGCCTGCCTACATCTTATTTCGCAAAACGCGGGGTAAGTTGTGCGGTTGCAGAGGGTCTGAAGGTGGATTAGGTCAAGCCAAGACTGGCTGCAAGATTTGCTTCGAGATTGGTATCGTCGGAGGATATTTTGGCCCCTACGACATCACGTACGTTCCGCCAGACTCCGCTATCACTCGTGAACTGGATGAGGGTGGTGGCATCAAGGCAACCCGCGAGAGTCGTAGTTACCTTACCAACACGCCCATCGTGCAGGACGGTGACCTCATCGTCCGTCGTAACGGTGAGCGTCTGGTTATCAGTGGTGTGACCTATAAGTCCCCGCGTGGCATTCTATTACAGCAGGACTTCAACACGTCCCTGCTGCCTTGGGGCGATACTCGATACCTCATTCCCATCAACACAGGTATGCCCACCCTATTCAATCCAGTCGTCGGCAAGAACTACCTTCAGGGTGAAGACCCGAACAATCTCAAGGGTGACGGTGAGCCTCTGTTCAACGCTCTGACCCAGCCGGGTAAGGCTCCATGGGAGAACAAGGCGGAGATTCCTATTGGTCGGACGGTAACGTTCGGCAGAATCCAAACTTGATGACAGGAAAATAACTTTTCGACTACCTGATTACAGAATTAGAGGGAAGAGCAATGTCATTCGTACACCAGATAATTATCAACCCCAGCAGTCCGACGCAATGTGGCGAATGCGAATGGCGGGAATGGAACGACCGTGAAGGCTACTTTCGTTGCTCGGTATTTGGGGGGGAACTGAAAAATGTGGGTTTAGACCCACACTCTCAAAATTGGAAGGAAAAAATATGAACGCTTCGATGTTTGACGCCCTAGTAAAGCAAGCCCGTATCCTCTGCGAGGATGAAGAGGTCAACTCGGACTCCGCCCTACAGGGAATTGTGGGCGACCCAAATGACGCTCGTACCTCCACGTTCGTGCAGTTCAAGCCGAACCCCGGCACGATGCAGTCGCCAAGTCCCCTCTCGCCGATTGAAGGCGATGAAATCTTCTTTGCGTACATGATTCCCGGTGCGGTCTTCCAAGACCACGCAGGTTCTGAATGGAACATCCTGTCGTACTCCAGCAATGATGACATCGAGATTGAGAACCGCTGGTACCCCCGCTCTACGCCTCACGTCAGCCTGTGGGACATCCGCCGTTCGATTCACCAGTGGATTGAACCTATCACCCAGACAGTACCACCACCGCCTCCGGGTGTGGACTACTCTGCACAGCTTGTGCGTATGGTCGATAAGGATAGCGTCGGTTCGGCTGACGCTATCACCGACTACCAGAAAGACGACGGCACAGGTGGTTGGTAAATGGGTGCTCTTAGCAACAAGTTACGGTCACTGGAAGGAGGTCTTGTTTCCTTTTGGTGTCCGGGTTGCGAAGAGTACCATGGTATCAAGGTAGACGGTGACGACACACACCCCAAGTGGGGATGGAACCGCAATGTAGACCGGCCTACTTTCACTCCCAGCATCCTCGTTCGCTCAGGTCACTATGCTCCCGGTCATCAGTCGGACTCATGCTGGTGTACTTACAACGAGGAGCACCCGGAAGATAAAAATCCCTTCCTTTGCCGTGTGTGCCACAGCTTCGTGACCGATGGCAAGATTCAATTCCTTGACGACTCCACGCACAAACTTGCCGGACAGACGGTTGAGATTCCTGATTGGGACTTTTAGACCCTATTGTAGAGGCGTGTGTGTTCATCTACAAGGTAACCAACAAAATAAACGGCAAGGTGACTCATTGAAAGGGCTAAGTAACTGATTATGCTGGACTTAACTGGTGCCAACCTTATAGGCTATTTGCTCAGAATTATCAGGGATTCCGTTTCTCGGAACCCCCGTTTCAATAACACACTCGGTCAAGTTACGTTTCAATCCAACAATTTTTTGAAGTACGGCGACACGCAGATTACCCTTCGCGACATCTCCGCATCAGGCAACCGCTTGAGCCCCGACTACTTCCTGTGCAACCAGTACGGCAGAGCCTTGGTCGCCAAAGTAGAAGGTAAGGAAGGCACGTTCATCGAGTGGATTACTGAGACCGATAAAACGCTCGTGACTCCAGAGGCTGGCGTTTACTATCTCAACATTGATGCAGTCAACGAAGAAACCAACGACATCGACATTACCGTGGAAAAGTATCGCTGGGTGCAGGGGCACTACACGAACGCGGTGGGTTCCCTCGTTTATCTCCGCCCCGGCATCGACGGCACTACGCTCACAGCCAAGGATGGAGCCACAGGAAACGCGGTTGCCATCGAAGGCTCCAGCAATTATGTGTATCTGCTTGTTCCCACTCAGACTCTTGAACTCTACGATTCGAACAACAACCCCCTCACACCTATGACCGACTATTGGTACCAGCGTCTGGTACCTGAGGTCATCATTCAGAACACAGTAGGCGGTGCAGAGGTCGCTAACATACTCCCGCCATGGGTGTCATTCACTCTGGTTGACCAGACGGGCTACCAGCTTCGTCAGGGTATCGACTGGAATTTCTTCGGTCTCAACTTCATTCAGCTTAGTTCATCGGCTCCTCCGGGCAGCACCATCACGGCCAACGTCATCCGCAAGATTGACCCCAGCACAACGGTGGGCACTAATCCCGAGAATATTCTTCAGGTGGGTGTTCTCCCCACTGAATCGCTGGCTCCGGGGCAGGTCTTCATCCACACTACCGAGAATGACTATTACAATGCCATTGTTAACGCTGATGGTACTGTAACTCTTCCAACTCTGTTGAAGCCGGGAGACTGGGTGCGTTGGGAGGTCCGCATCGCCTCCGGTCAGACTACGTGTCGCGGTAAAAAATTCTCCCTGAATGGTTTCTACGACACTTACTTGGATAAGAGCAACGTGGTTCAATTCGTCACTGATCCAACTACTAATTTGCGGACGGATACTATACCCGGACTGGCTATTGCAATCGGAGATTCTGTTGTGGTAGGAGACCAAGCGGCTATTATTGTAAACCCCACGACTACTGAGACTTATGATGTGTACGGTTCCAAGGAGAACCTAAACTTCACGATTGACGTTCGCACCAACGACCTTCAAACATCTTCTGACCTCAGCGAACTTATCAAGCAGCAGATTCTTATCTACCGCCGCGAGAACATGGAAGCTGATGGCATTACTATCTTCGAGGCTCCCCGTTCTTTCCGCAGCGCACAGCGCGATAGTTCCGGGACCGCCCCCACCTACACTTACAGCATTTCAGTGTCGGCCATGGCTGACTGGAAGGTGTTCGTACCGAAAGTCACACGTCTTGTTTCTTTCATAATCACCGACACTGCGGGTCTGCCTGACTTTCAGGGGAAATTACAGATGGCTCCTCGCGTTCAGGCTCTTGGCAACACGAGGTTCCAGTTTGTGCAGTCCTACAGTTGATCCATGGCTGAAAAATAGCACAGGTCAAAGGTCTATATGCAAGTGGACTTTCACTTGCTGTTATAGCAGAACACAATCGGGAATGAGGTTTGTCCGTAAGCATAACCGATTAAAAGGATGACATCCGTGCCCACTAAGAAAATGTATCAATGCGTCCCTTGTAATTTCGAGTACGAATATCTGGACTTCGGGGTTAGTTTCCAAAAGCCAGTTCCTCCATGTCCTCTCTGTATGTCAGCACTGACATACGACGAACCGATTAGTACCGAAGACTATAACTACCAGTGCTGGCAAAGTGAGGGTGGATGTGGACAAGTTTTCAGCGTAGAGCACCCGACTGGTAAGGCTCCAGATACGTTCGCCTGTCCTATGTGCGGAGTAACAGCGAAATTGAAGTCGAGCTTTGCCATTGTTCATGGGAAAAACACGAGCAAGGGCGCAAGTATCGACATTGTAATTGGGCGCGATGCGGACACAAGGTGGAACAAAATACACGACCGGAAGACAGCACGGGATAGGGTCCGCAGGAAAACCGGCACTCAGGCTTTGACAGCCACTGGAAGAGATGAATACCGACCAATTAAGGAAGGGCGGCTGGTTGGAGTAACCGTCCCTGAAAGAACCGTAAATCGGGATGAGTAGCGATTATTGCGGTGTCTTGAAAAAAGGAAAGTCATGAGGCGGTTTTATTCTATGGCTACTATTTTTCAACATCAAGCACAAAAATTGACTACTGACATCTTGGGTAGGGAACAAGCAGCAGCTTAAGGAGATTTACTTTATGGCACTTTTTGGCAGTTACGCCGCTCCCGGCGTTTTTACAAGTGTGGTGATAGACAACGGTGGTCAGCCGCTGTTCGGTTCCGCTCGTATCCCGGTAATCATTGGTGAAGGTCTCGAATACTTCACACAGAACAACCAAGAGATTCATCGCGGCTCTTCAGCCGTCGCCGATGACCAAGTTGTGGATGAGAACATTTCTGACCAAGTTACTGGCTTGACCAGCAACTTTAACACCACCTATTTCCCGGTGGTTACGGGTGATGGAAGTGGTACGGTTACCAATGACCCCTCCTTCATTCAGGTCACCGCTGATGGCGTTCCTGTCACTGTTGTTTCGCTGGTTGGCTCCACTGGTGCTTTCCAGACTCAGGATATTGTGCTTCCGGGAACCAATTTTGACGTCAGTTACTACTTCAAGCGCATGGACACCCTCATTTCTAACGAGAATCTGTCGGCTCAAATTCCAGCCTTCGCTTCTCTGACTGTTGCCGGTGCCGGGGGGGCTCACGAGGTTGTTACCACAACCCTTCCGGGTGCGGTTGGTAACGAAGTGAGCATCCAGCTTATCGATTCAACCTTGCTGTCGCCCCCGACTCCGGGCGTGGTGGATGCTCTGGCGGTCTCTGGCTACGGCACCAACGCAATTGTCATCAACATCCGCAAGTCCGACAACACCATCCGTACGGTGGTTGACCTTCACAATCTCATCGAGGCTGGTATTCTCACCCTCTCGGCGGGTTACTTGGTGGGTGCGACTCCGGTCGGTACCGGTGCTCTATCGGTCACAGGTGCTGCCTCTTTATCTGGTGGGGAAGGTCCGAACACTAACACCATCTTCAAGGTAAAGAACAACCCCATCGTTGACGGTACCAACGGCGGAGTGGTCACCACAAATCCGGCCAATGTCACTGTCCTCGTGAACGGTTCCGCTGCCACGGTGACAGCGGTTGATGGTGCTAATAGCCTCATCACTCTGGCCAACCCCGTTGTGTTTGGCTCGACTCTGACTGCGACCTACTACACCAACAACTACCAGAACACCTACGACCTGCTTCCGGCCACCACTGTATCCACCATCACTCAGGTTGGGTTCGGTCCTAACCGTGCAGACTTCATCGAAGACGTGGACTACGTGCTTAGCACGGATGCCGCTGGCAACCCTGTCATCCAATGGGGTGCCGCAGCATCGACTGCGGTTGGAACTTCGACCACGGGTTACACCCCGTTCGGCCCGACCCAGATTACCACCACGCTGGTTGACGAGCATGTGTACCTCCAGTTCGCCGGCCACGGCAACGGTAACACTGCCACCTTCACCCTCCCGGATGTACCCACGGACGGAAGTGGTTTGGCTCGTCCTACTGATGACCCTACAAAGGTTACCGTGTATGTCGGGGTTGACCCCTTCACCGCCTATCAGGCTGGCGCAGTTCAAGTTTCCCGTCTCTCCGGCGACTCGGCGACTATCACCTTGTACAATCCGCCAGCATCCGGTCAGAAGGTGTATGCCAGCTACTACCGCAACACCATCAACGACCACGTCTACACGGTGACAGTTGTCAACCCGGCTCAGTCAGGGCAGGGCACCTACACCTTGAAGAACGAACTCGGTCAGGTTCTACCAGTTGTTTCCAACGGAACCAACACGGTTGCTGCGGGTGCTTTCGCAACCACGGGCATTGTCTATCCGCACTCTTTCTCAGATGCATGGGACGAACCAAACGCGGTTGACGAGACGGTTACCTTGACCTTCAACAACGATGGCTCTACGGTTATCACCCCGGCCATTCAGGCTTACTTGGACAAAACGTTCTCGGCTTCGACCGTTCACTTCTTGGCTTCGACTCCGGGGTCGGTTGGCAATGCGGTTACCATTGCCATCGACAACACGACCAACGCTGCTCCGACTATCTCTGGCAACGCGATTACCCTGCACAGCACAGGTAATGTGAACTCGCTTGTCGCGATGTTCCCGCTCACCGTCACTGTTGGTGTCATCACCGCAACTTTGACCGCTGGTACGGGTTCCGATGCCATCGGAACTTCTTCGGCTGCTGCCAATCTCGCCCACGGTGCCAACGCAATCACTCAACCTTACACTCACAGTTACACCGTGACTTCCTCGGCGAGTGCTGGCTCTGCTGGCGTTGGCTACCTCGACCAGACCTACATTGATGCCGCCACTGGTTTCAAGGTCACCGTTGTGAACCCGGCTGATGCTCTCGGCTATGGTTACACGTCGCTGCCTTCTCCTCAGTACAGCTTCGCCCCCGGCGACACTCTCACCTACGTTGTGAGCAAGGCTGCTGTCCGCTATACAGGTTCCACTTATGTACCGTTTGGTACTGCACAGCCTAACAGCCTGATTGCCGTCTCTGGGCTTCAGACTGAGGTTGTCACAACCTTTGGTGCGAACACTGGCGACACGGCTATCATCACAACCAATCATGCTTCGGGTAATGAACCTGCGGTGGGAGAGTTCTACTATGTTTCGTTCACGGTCAACAAGACTGTGACAGATATGGCAATCAAACTCTTCACTAATGTGGCCGACGCTTACACCCAGTATGGTCAGCCAAATGTCACCAACCGTCTGTCGCTGGGTATCTCGCTTCTGAACCAGAACGGTGCTCAGGTCTTCGGTGCTATTCAGGTGCCTAAGCAGACCGGTCTCGCCGTGGCTTCGGACGCTTCCTTCATATCGGCCATTGGTACATTGACTGCTAACCTGCCGGGTCAAACCAGCAAGGCGAACGTCATTGTTCCTCTGTCCACCAGCACGACTGTTCATCAGTTCTTGAGCCGTCAGCTTACCACTCAGGCCACTGCCCGTTACAAGGGTGAGGCACTCGGCTTCGTCGGCTACTCGCAGTTCACCTCGCCCTATCAGGCTATTGCGAACGCGACCGGTTTGAAGAACTCCCGTATGATTGCCGTCGGTATGCCGGTTGCTGGTATTCAGGTGACCAACGGTTTGACCGGTGTTGCTCTTGAGTACGCCATCTCCGGCGAATTCATGGCGGCTGCTATGGCTGGTCTTGAAGTCAACCCGGCGAACGACGTTGCGACGACTCTGACCTTGCAGGACTTGGTTGGGTTCACTCGCCTCCTCGTTACCTACGACGATGCAACGCTCAACAACATGGCGTCACAGGGTCTCGTGGTTCTCACCAACCAGAGCGGGGCTCTCCAGATTCGCCACTACAAGTCCACCGACCCGTCGAACCCCATCTACTCGGAGCCGACATGCACTACCATCGTGGACTACACCCGTCAGTTGTTCCGTTCTGACCTTCAGCAGTTCATTGGTCGCAAGCTGGTTACCAGTCTTGTGAATGACATCACGGCGGTCTGCAACGCACGTCTCCGCTCCTTGGTTGCGAACGAGATTCTCGCAAGCTACCAGAACCTGAGTGTCATACCTGACCCGTCTGATCCGACCACGGTGAACATCACCATGACCATCCAGCCGGTGTTCTCGTTGCTCTACATCAGCGTCACCTTCACGGTTACGACGACTTCAGCAACGTCGTCTAACTAACAAAATGGGGGTGGAGTTCATCCACCCCCGATGCACTTGGAGTTATATAGGATGAAGCTGCATACCGTCACCACACAAGCAAACGGTATTATTAGCGTCACCATTCAAGCCTCCTTCGTGGGAGACATGACTGACGCGAATGATAAGGCGTTGATCGCTGCGTTCGGTGACCCTGAGGTCAACATCGCAGGTACCTTCACTGATCCCAACAACACGATCTTTACCTTTCAGTTCCCCACTACGGAGAACTATGTAGGGGTTACAACTCAGCTTTCTTCACAGCAAGCTCAGTTCATGTTGGCACTCCCAACGGCAGTGAACCCGAACCAGTACAACCTCGCTCCAGTTCAAGGTCCGATGGCATGTATCACCACTAACCCAAGTGAAGCAGCGGCAGCTTGGGTGAACGTAGTTACCAGCCGTATTATCGCGGCGTTCTCTGCACTCCGTGGTAAGACCTTGGTTCCCACTATCCCAGACGTGACGGTGTAAGCATGGCGTCGAAATTGATAGTTCGTCGCAAGCAGCAGCCGAAGAAAGCAACTGTACTTGTATCCAAGCAGACTTTGGAGAGTGCGGTGCAGGAAGCAGAATCGCTGGTCTCGCAACTTGTGGAGGCCGATGTACAGGATGAGCGTTTGGAACAGCTTGATGACGCCATCAGTTTTCTAACCAGTGTGCTGAACAAGGCTCCCTTGGATATGCGGCAAGAAGGTGCATCCTCTCTGGAAGATTACTTGGACGACACCGTAATGCCAGAGATGGCGACAAAAATTTCTGAGAATGTGAACTTGATTGCCAAGCTCAAAGGCGACGGGACACCTTCAGAAACCATGGGCAACTCGCCCGATAGGAATGTTGAAATGAAGAATGAGCAAACTTTCACTCCCGCTCCTCGCGCAGCCTCTGGCAGTGACAACTGGGTTACGGACAGGGAGAACGATGGCGAACCGAAAGAAGTAAAGGAAGCTTCTGGTAGCGACAACTGGGTCTCCGACCGCGTTGACGGAAAGCCGGAAGAGCCTGTACTGGCTGAAGTTCCTCGTCTCGCTTCAAAGATTACGGCTGAGTTGTTCTACGGCAAGAAGGCTGCTCCAGTTGCTGTACCTGCCAAGGCTCCTGCACCAGCCGCCTCTAATCCAGATGCAGACATCCAGCAGTTGTCCAGCGATGTTCTCGCTAAGATGCTGAAGGCTCTGTCCACTGCGGAAGACCTCATGAACGACAAGGCAGCGAATCGGTTTATTGGTGCTATCGCCAAGATTATCGCTGACCGTCCTGTTGAACAGGAAGCCCCTGAACCGGCTGCTGCTCCAGCGGCTGCTGCTCCTATGCCGATGGCCGCTTCATTCGCTGGCTTGAACTTGGCCAGTGCTGAGGAAGAAGAGGAGGAAGCAGACAGCCATGTTGCTGCTGACCGTCGCAAGAATCCTTTCGCCGATGACATGAAGCGTAAGAAGAAGGAAGAGGATGAGGACGGCAAGAAGAAGGAAGCTTCCAATCAGGGTGGTTCTTTCGTAAACGACGGCGAGACCGGGAGCATCGTTGAAGACGGGGGTCGCACTCCTGAAGTAGCCAAGGCCCACGCGGAGATTGACGACAACACCGGCATCAAGATTCCCGCGACTGAACTTGTCACCAAGTTCGCTGAGGACATGAGCACAGGTACTGCACTTAAGAAGGTTGAGAAGGCTGGCGATGACCTCAAGGCTCTGTACCTCGAAATCAAGAAGGTAACCAAGACTCTTGACTCCCGCCCCGTGCGTGAAGCCGTTGAATCGGTCTACCGTGCATACGACATGTTTGGCGAAGCTGCCAAGGTGTTGAACAAGCAAAAGATGCAGGAAGAAGCCGAAGCGCAGGCACTGGAAGTCAAGGAAAAGAACAAGGGTAAGAAGAGTTCAAAGGAGTTGTATTGCACCAAGTGCAAGAAGGATGTGACTCCAAAGTCAGTTAAAGGCAACGATGAATGTTCCGAGTGTGGGCGTATTCTCTTCAGCACCAAGCCTCATTCGTCCAAGAGTTCCTCCCTGCTCTTTGGGCTCAATGTTGCAGGGGAAGATGAAGAAGAGTAAGTATGGTTTGGTTTGATTGCGGCGTGTACATAATTCGGAACACATAGGCAAGCAATTAAAGATGGATGGGCGCGGAGACGGTTATTTTTACAAAAGCAACTACCCGCTGCCTTATATGAGCAAGCAGTACAAGGTTAAGGAGATAAAAACATGGCACAGGGTGGGTATGTGTACCAGCAAGGAACGACAGCGCAAACGGAATCGGTGATTTCATCCCGATTTAAAATCTTCACCGACGTTGTAGACGTAGGTAAGTTCGTGAAGCTTGGCGTCACTTCGTCGTTCGATATTTCGGAATCAAAGAATATCGAGACTATCCGTGGTCTAGGGTATGGTGACCAAGTTGCCGAACTCGTGCCCGGTGTGACCGAGCCTATGAGCTTGACCATCACCCGTACCTGTCTGTATCTCGCCAACCTTCAGCAGGTTCTCGGATACAAGGCTGGGGTATCTGGTGCTGTTCGCTCACTCCGTCATCACAAGTGGCCATTCGACATCAAGACGGAAATCGTCTTCTCGCAGCTTGCCTCTGAAGACCCTAACGTAGGTCAGGCTATTACTGCTGACATTCCTAACGAGGGCGGCTTGAACAATACTGGCAACCCCGGCCTGTTTGCCGTAGCTACGATATTTGAGGGATGTTGGATGTCGAGCTATCAAACCGGTTACGCTATTGAGACGGCGGCGGTGACGGAGAACTGCAACATCCTTGTCACAGACATCTTTGACGTGGCAGGTTCGGTTTACGGAGAATTTATTGATTCGGGCCTAAATACATCAGATACAACCGGGCGTAGCCTGCTGTATTCAATCTAGTTACTGTTATTTGATTCTGGTATCAGCCATTTATTGATAGTGGAATCAACTTTGCGACTTTCTGGGTATTAGTTAGAAGTAACTGATACTTGGAGAGTCGCATGAGTGTTTTTACGGTCTACAAAATTACCAACCTTCTCAACTCTCGGTATTACCTTGGGGTTCACGAGACTAATAATCCCAACGATGATTATCTTGGCTCTGGTATTGTCATCAAACGCGCTGTTAAGAAGTACGGTCGCCATAACTTTACCAAAGAAGTTATAACCCAATTCTCCCTTGCATCCGAGGCATATGCTAAAGAGGTAGAACTCCTCCAATCGGCCTGTCAAGACCAACTATGCTACAACCTCCATGAGGGGGGTCAGGGAGGTTTCAAATACATCAATGATAAGGGACTCTCTGACCCCGGTCGTGCGGGACGTATAGCCAAAGAAAAAGGTAACACGGGTAGGCGCAAGGGGGCAAAGACCCGTGTACACCCAATTTCTCCTGATGATAGGCTGCTGTGTGAGTACGGCTGCTTCAACCCCGCCAAATTCCTTGTAGGTAAGAAGGAAACCCCTTGTTGTTCACACCATCAAGGTTCATGCTCAGCCTACAGTAAGCATAAGAAGAGCATGAAGGTAAAGATGATTGAAAAGGAAGCAGCTTGTGGCTATGGTTGTGGTGCTCAAGCTCTGTTCTTGTTGGGAAATAATGAGAAGCCGTGCTGTTCAAAGACCTTCTACGAATGCTCGGCACACTGGAGAAACAGACGTACTTTCGCCGACCCAGAGTTAAAACAAAAAGCAGAAACCACCATGCTGGCTAAGTATGGGGTAACCAACCCAATTCTCAATTTGACACTACAAGCTAAGAAGAATGCGACCATACTAGAGCGATTTGGCGGCTTAAGCCCATCATGTCGCCCCGACATAGAGAAGAAACGTATCAAGACTAACCAGCTACGTTATGGCGGCAACTCTCCGGCCTCTAGCCCTGATGTAATGGCGAAGATGCAAGAAACAAAGAGGAAACACCAACTACCTATTCCTCTAGTGAAGGACATATAAAGTGAAGCCCAAGAATCCCCTTCTCCAAAAAGACGCACGTACTCCCCTCGACTTCGACTTGTTGTACGGGAAGGCGTTCAAAGTTACCGACCCTGAAGGCAACCCGAATAGGGAAGGCTTCAGCATCGTTACGCCTTCTAACGGTGGTGTGTTCAATGAGTGGAAGGAACGTCCCCAATTCAAAGAGATAGTACGCAAGAAGCTGAACGAGCCTGACTTTCTTGGCGACCACAAGTACAAGCAGATTATTGAGTCAGCTAGTAAGCTGGGTATTCGCCTTGCCTCAAGCAAGACCGCCCTTGACGCTCTACTTGAGCAAATCGCAGATGAAGATTACGCGACTCATCAGCACCACTCCGACCCAGACTTTACCACGCAGAACGGCAAGATGATGGGGAAGGGTACAGAGCAGGAGCAGGGTGCTTTGGATTCTCCTACAATCCCAGCCTCATCCATGATTGGAATCCCCAATAATTTTGTATATGCATCCTACGATGCTAAGAAGAGGAAAGACCCTCGGGCCGGTGACTGTGGCATCCACACTGCGTCTCCCGTTCATGAGTTGGTGCAGCCCGTAGAGAATGAGATAGAAGACGCTACCTTCTTCAAGGAAGGCGATGAGGACTTCGCTGTGAGCCGAGTGGGAGGTAAGATAGCCGTTACCCAGTCCTATGGCACCAGCACACCCTATGGTGTAACCCCCCCGGTTACCAATCCCAACGCAACTCCGGGTGTCGCACACATGACCCCAGAGCAGCGTTCGCAGTCTGCTGAGTCCACTACCATTGCTCCTGCACAGAAAGACCTACAACCACCCCCCGGCACGCTGCCCCAGCTACCTCAGGGTCAGCAGCAGACCGGTATGGAGACACAGACGGGTCAACAGCAACAGCAGCCGGGTCAACCTACGCCTCCGGGTCAGCCTGTGCAACAACCGATGCAGCCGGGTATGGTACCTGACCCTCTCGAACAGTTGCGTCAGATGACAACTTCATCCGTCAAGCTCCGCCTCTCTTGTGCAGTGGACAAGGAGTTCGCTCCTTCCATAAGCACCGTTGTGAAGGCATCGGCTGAAGCGTTGGAGATGGCTGGATACACTATTCATAGAGCCACACAGAAGCTCTCATCTCTCGGAGCCAGCGAAGGTATCACACTTATTGTAGGTCACAAGAAGGGGTCGCAGGTAGATGTTAAGGACATCGCACGTCGTGTCAATGGTGCAGTCAACCCAGACTACTTTGTACGCACCGCCGACATCGAGCAAAAGACCAGCCCGAAGAGTCTCCCGCCCCGTAACGACATGCGCCGTCACCTTGACGAGGGTGCGAAGGATGAAGTCAAGGAAGGCATTGCTGACGTTCCTACGCCAGTACCCCAGCAACAGATACAAGCCCCGCCCACGCCAGTACCCCAGCAACAGATACAAGCTCCGCCCACGGCTGAGCAACAGCTTCTGAACACGGTTCTTGCTACTGACAAGACCGCTATCCAGTGGGACTATGAGGATGATGATGAGGACGATGATGAAGGGGGGTCTATGGGTACTCTCTATGGTAAGCCGCTGGGAGGAACCACCACACCCTCGATTCAAGACCGTCTGGAGTACCTGAGAAGTCAGCTTCAAGCTGAATCTATCAGCCAAGGTGAACTCATGGAGCTACAGGACTTGGCCGACCATATCGAGCCGGGTGACGAACTGCTAGAAGCGGCAGGGGTTCCCGAGTTTGGAGAAGAGGAAGATGAGCCGGTAACTCCCTCACCTTCGAATCCCAAGAAGTACACCCCCCGCAGCAAGTTCGATAAGTGGTTCATGGATACTTTGAAAATCAAAGGGAGCACGGCTACTTCGTTTCCTTCCACAACGGGCTTTGTCCCGCTTACTGAGGATGGGGTCAACCAAGTGTGTCCGGCGTGCTCCAGCCAGAACGTAAAAAAGTTTGAAAATTCGGACGCAGAAGATGGCAGCTTGGTTGAGTGTGTCGATTGCGGATGCTTTTTTGCGATGTGAGAACCCAAAGAAAGTGAACTACGTATCCTCTAAGTAGTATGTCATTCGAGAAGATAGCCAACGCGGAACTTAAAGAACCTATCCTGAGTACACAGGATTGGAGCAAGCTGTATGGCACCCGTACGTTTGGGCAGAAAACCGCCGCCTTCAATAAAATCGCAGCGGATCAAAGTAAATACCTTTTGTCTCACTGCACAATTATGAGCAGTTTAGCCACAGAGGCACCACCTTTCGACTATTTGGTGCGCCCCTCCTCCTCTCATCTTTTCAACAACAACGACGACGGTTGGTCCAACCCGGTTTTGCGCCTGTCGCACCGCTCCTTCGTTGGTGCCTTCAACTTCGTTGAACACTTCCAAAATTCGAAGTATGCGAAAGGCCATATTCTTGACTCGGTGCTCCGCAAGATTCATCTTGGCCCAGAAGCTGAAGATTGGGTTTACTTCTGCGACATTCTTGTTGCTACCGACCTTGCTCACGAGAAGCTCATCAATGACATTCGCAATGGTGAAGTTCGTTACCTGTCGATGGGCTGCGTGACTGACCTTGTTATCTGCTCCTTTTGCGGAGCCCATGTAACCGATCAGAGTTCTTATTGTGTTCATTTAAACTTCCAGAAGGGCCAATTTCTATTAGATGATGACGGCATCTCTCGTCGTGTAGGTGAACTCTGTGGTCATCACACTTTGCCCAACGGTGGAGTCAAGTTCGTGGAAGCCTCGTGGGTAGGTACCCCGGCCTTCCCCGGAGCAGTTAAGCGGTCAATCGTTTCTGATGAATGGGTCGGCCCTAAGACTCCCTACACCCGCAAATCAAGCAGTTTGGATGGGATTACGAAAGCAGCGTCAGAAGATAGTGAATATCGGACACCTAATTTAGGCGAGGTTTTAATGCAAGAAGATGACCTTCGTGGGAGAAGCATACGCTAATGGCAAACAAAGAAGCAACACAATCAATTCTCAAGGTTATCGCGAACGTCAAGGCTAAGTTCGCTGAACTGGACATGCTCGATAACGAATTCGCTGACCTTGATGCCTCTATGCCTCAGGGCGAGGGTATGGAGCAGTTCAGCTTGCTCACCGATAAACGTGAGGAACTCGAAACCGAGATTCGCGCTATGCGTGAACGGGTACAGCTTATCTCCGAGTGGGAGAAGTTCAAAGGTTCGGGTTGGTCTGATGATGTACAGACTGAGCTAAACGCTCTCGACTCACAGTTTGCAACTATCGCCGATGGTGATGATGCGGGTATGGACATGATGTCCCCCGACATGCCTATGGCTCCTGATGCCCTCGCGGCTCCCGCTGCTCCGATGGCTCCCGAGGCACCGGCCTTGCCGGAAGTACCCCCCACCCCCGAAGTTCCGGCAGCGGATGCATCTGTTGCCACGCCAGAAGGTGATACAGCTTTGGAGCCAATGCCCGACGCGGCGATGGATGCTCCACCGGCTGAACCACTCGAAGCACCTGTGGCAAGCAACAAAAATGCACAAACCAAACAAAAAAACAACTATGAAACTTCTGATAAGAAGGGGTCTGCTGCTGACTCCTCTCACTTGAAGAAAGGCGATACTCACATGGCAAATACGAACAACCTCTCGCTGAAGGAAAAGCTGGCTGAGGTTAAGAACAAGCGGGAGGCAATTTCGAAGGAAGCAAAGACCCGTGTAGCTTCAGCTTGGGCTATCGCCAAGACTATGCTTCCCACGGCACCGACTTCTGTACAGAAGTCTCTCGCGGCTTCTCTTCTTTCGGGCAACAGCACAAAAGCCATCAAGGCTATGCTCCGTCAGACCGCTATCAACGCGCACTATCAGAAGCTTGCTGAGACTTTCAAGGAAGTCCACAAGGTCGAGTTGAACGACTTGCTCGAAGACCCGTCCGTTCTCAAGTCCGAGAAGTCGGCTGTGTCCTCGGAACTCAGTGGTGATGCGAAGAACGCCAACGTCAAGAAGGCTGACGACCGTAAAGAAAACGGACCTCAGGAAGGCACCTATGATGACGGTCGCGACGGCTCTGAGCCGAAGGAGATTGACGCATCCAAGGCTGCTGAGCGTCCCGACGCTGGCGAGAAGCCGGGTCAGACCCAGAATTTGTCCGATGGCAAGACCGAGAAGGCTGCTGCCAAGAAGACCGCTTGCGAAGGCAAGGATTGCAAGGGCTGCACCAACGCCGACTGCAAGGGCAAGAAGGCTTCCACCAAGAAGGCTGACGGCGAGTTCCCTCCTGCTGAAGAGACCGCTGCTCCCGCAGAGGCCGCTCCTGTAGAGGAAGCTGCTGCACCTGTCGAAGGTGAAATCGAAGCTCCGGCTGAGTTTCCCGAAGAAGTTCCCGGCGACCCAGAGGGTGAAGCAACAGAAATTCTGACCGACGAGAAGAAGCAGGTTCTCGAAGAGAAGATTGACGAAGCTCAGGCTGCTATCAAGGCTATCGAAAGTGAAATCCTTGAAGAGGGGGATGAGGAACTTGACCTCGCCAAACTTGAGGGTGAGGAAGAGGCACTTGGTGGTATGGAAGGCGAAGGCGAAGGCGAAATCGAAGGTCTCGACGGCGAAGTAGTGGAAGGTGACCCAGAGGGTGACGAACTCGACTTCTCCAAGGTATTCGACGCCGACGCGATGGAAGAGAAGGCCGCTTCCTTGGCGAACGAGGGTGAAGAGAAGTCTGCTGCTGGTGAGGACGATTTCTTCGCTCCCTCTGGCAACCTTGGAGCCTCGATGGACGACGACGGCATGGGCGACATGCACGACATGTTCTCCTTGCAGGGCTCTGACGGTGATCCGCTTGCCTCTCTCATCGCTGGTCTGAAGGAAGCTGCCGGTGTTGACGGGTTCGACATTGTTCCGTCCTCAACCGGGGAAGCTGCCAACCACTTTGAGTCCGACGAAGCCACCGGTGAAGGCCGCGACAATGAGAACGACCACTCGGGCGACCTGTGGGCAGAGACCATCGAGGACATCACCCCCGAAGAGCAGGGTGCCAAGCGTGTGAAGCAGGACTCGACCAACGAGCTTAAACTTCCCAAGGCTGCTTCCGCTCCCATCCTGAAGAAGATTCGTACCGCTGGTGGCCCGACCGTTGGTGCCCCTAAGTTCGACATCGGTCAGGCACTTTTCGGCTCCGACGACAACTAACCCTCTGTACAACAGAAACAGGAACGCCCCGAGAGTATCGGGGCGTTTTCTTTTGCCTTATACGCTGGGACGGTCGTGACAGCAAGGGCAGTTATCGTCATAGGTATCATCGTCATCTTCCCTGTGGAACCGGGAACATACTGCCTTCTCCGACTTCTTCCTATCGTTTCTGCTCCGGCCTTCGGCATAGCCCACAAGGTTAGCGATGAGAACCCCGACAGCAATCCTCACACAGTGCTGGGGTGCGATAAATACGAGGAGGTAGTACGGCAAGAGGATACCAAGTGCTGAGAAGAGAAGTGATACGGGACGAAGGCTGTCCCTGAGCGTGTCTTTCCAAAAACCCATAATGTTTGTTTCTCCTTAGTCGTCCAGAATGTCTTTCTCATAAGAGCCCTCAGCCGACTCACAGTCAGGGTCTTCATATGCATCACGGTGAACGTCGCTCAACTGCGAACGGAAACTCGACTTCACCAAATCCTTGATAGCCTACGCGGCGTGCATCCCGGATGCGGTTCTCCCCCGCGTCACCGACCACCCAGCTCGGTGAGCCGGAAGGTCATGATGAAGACGGAGAACGTCGGATTTACTCCCTTTACTCCCAAGTCCCGGTTGGCAATGTCCAGTAGCTCCTTGGCCTCATCCCAATTCCTGAACAACTGGGGTGAAGGGGCACCAAAAAGTGCCCTCATGTCTTTTGTGGTTACATAGCCAGTGAACTTCTGGCGGCGGTGTGGCTTCTTGATAGAGTTGTCCTCGTAGACGACCGTGTAGAACACATCGGATGGCTGATTCATATATTTCCTTTTGACTAGACTAGACGTAAAGCTGGGCTTTCGCCCTCACAGTAGTAGATACCAAGCTTTGCGGGAACTCGATAAAGAAAAAACTTCGCTAGGAGTCTAGTACCTCGTCTAGGGTCAGCCCAATTTCTTCTTCGACAATCTCAGACATTCTCTTCCAGTGTAGGCACGCCTTACGGTGCCCACCGTATACGCCTTTGGTAACTTGCTCAAACTCATTCCCGCAGTCAGGGCATAGGTAGTCCTTCAGTTTCTTGTTTTCAATGTCATTGACGCGACGGGCTACCAACGCCTGTTTACTACGTCTAGCTTGGCCTATAGGTGTGGTCTCATCCCACCAAGCAGCCATTTTCTTCCGCTGAATTATAGGCTTTGGCTTACCCTTGAAGAGGGCTGACGCAACTGCTCTCTGTTTTTTAGACGGAATCCGACCCATGGCCTTTTGTCTAATTTTTTCACGCACCTCCTCAGTTCCGGTAACCCCCTCACCTCCATAGGTCATATTGTACCCATATTTGGTGCTGTGAGTACCTAGTAACAAAATCCACATCTTCTCCAACTCGCTCAACTGTTCTGAGTTATTACATTCTGCGATAGTCTGTACATGAAAAGCGTCAACCCCATACTTTCGAATAGCTCGGTATAGATGGTAGGGCAACCCCATCTTTGCGTTCTGAAGGTGGGTTTCCCACCGTCCCTTGACGGTTTTCGAGGTTTTTCCAATGTAGGCTTTGCCGTTTATCGTGTTGGTAACTAGGTATATGAACATACTAAGGTATAGGTAGTTCACTTATTTATTATGGACAGAAAAACGGGCATAAAATTAAAATTTAATGTAAGTCTAGCTTTCTCCCAATACCCACCCCATAGGTATGTGAAGTAAGTCACTGCTCTATAGTTCAACGGTCGGTCTCCTCGACTAAGAATTGGAGTGAGGGCTAATTCAAAACTTCTACATGGAGAAAAAGTCAAAATGGCTCTTAAACTGACTTAATAGCTAGGCCAGTATAAACCCACTCTGATCGACTTGGAAGCTGAGATGCCAACAGGGGGCAAGCAAGTAACAAACAGTTACTGTGCAGCCTGAGAGACTAAGCGAGAGGGCACCTAAACGGTGATGCGATAGTCCGCTCTTATAGGAAATAGTGAACTATAAGAGGTAGGCAGAAATGCCCTACCTCCACGAAAGTGGATAACACATAGGTATTACGGACAGAACGACTCTCAGTGGTCGCCTGACGTTGTGCTCACGGGTGACCCCGGCACTGACCAGCAGACGTTGACTGCGGCTGGGTACCTCGGTGGCAAGATTGTTGCCCTCAAGGTTCCTGCTGTCAACACCTCGCTGGAAGCTGTCATCGTTCCCGCCGACACTGACACCGCTGCGGCACTTGTGCCCTTTGGCGTCCTGCTCAATGGTCCCGGCGAATTCGCTGGTGCGATTGGTCCCTCCGGTTCCAAGAAGGCTCCTATTGTCCGCGCCCTGTTTCAGGGCAACGTCAACTCTGAGTCTTACGACACAGTGAACTCGCCGACGTTTGTTATCGGTAAGTACATCTACTGTGGTGGAACCACTCACAGCAACATTGGTCTGTACACCGACACCACCAACAAGGGAACGCTTTCTGGCAATCCTGCGGTCGGTATCTGCACCCATGTTCCTTCCGCTGCTGAGCCTTGGCTTGGCGTAGCTTCACTGCTCTAACGAGAGAAAAGGAAAAGGAATATTATGGCTAATCTTTCTCGCACACAGCAGCAGACCGCGATGCTCGGACAGTTGCTTAAGACTGCCGGTGGTCGTCAGAAGCTTGCTGCCTCGCTTGGCCCGTCACTTCGTCGTCGTCGTGACTATATGTCCATCGCCCGTAAGGCGCTGATGGTTGAGACTTTGCCCGATGGTGCTCTGCCCATCTACGATAAGGAATTTGACACTGCTGCTATGACTGTGGGCTCGGCCCCCGGTGGTAGCTTCGTGGAAGCCTTCGTCGTCGGTGAAGAAGGTGGTGACATCGTTCGCGTGACAAAGCCGAAGCGTGTTACGGTTCCGACGTTCGAAATCGTATCCAACCCGATGATTCCTATCACCCAGATTAAGGAACGCCGCTTCGACCTCGTGGCCCGTTCGCTTAACTTGGCGAAGGCTGAAGTCGGTGCAGCAGAAGACGGCTACGTTTTCACCCTGTTTGACGCGGTTGCAACTGCCGCAGCAGGCAAGGCGCAGACCGACCCCGTGTACAACGTGGACATCGCGATTTCGGCTCCTATCGACATCAACAGCATGGCTGATGGTTTCGGTCAGGTTCAGCGTCACGACCTCTCGGTGGCTTTCTGCTTCTTCAACCCCCGCGACTACACTGACTTGCTCAAGTGGACACAGCAGAACATCGACCGTGAGACACAGCGCAAGCTCTTGAAGACCGGTGTTATGGGTTACCTGTGGGGCGCAACTCTGCTCCAGTCCCGTAAGGTTGGTTATGGCTGCGTGTACATTCTGGCCGACGCTGAGTTCCTCGGTGTCATCCCAGAGCGTATCCCGCTAACCGTCATGAGTGCAGACCGTCCTGACCTCCGCCAGATTGGTTTCTCCATCTTCGAGAACCTCGGCTTCTTGGTCTTCAACCCGTCCGGCGTACAGCGTCTGACTGTAAGTGGTCGCTTCGCTTCCCCGAACGTAGGCGAGAACTAATCTAGGTGACTAGATAAGGTTAAAGGGACTGAGAGAAATCTCAGTCCCTTCGCTTTTTGGGTATTAGTATGGATATGCTGGGTATGCAGTGGAACCGACTTCGTCTTGACCCTCAGCAGGAGAACCTACCTCTTAATCTTAGGGTGTCTCATACGAAGTATCGGTTCGTGTGCTCCTGCGGTGGAACAAAAGAAATATCGTGGGCTTCTGTGCTGCGAGGGTTATCCAAGTCATGTGGTTGTCTGGTAAAAGAGAGTCGCCAGAATCGTATCCCCAGTATGGTGGGCAGGAAATTCGGACGGCTTCTAGTTATAACATTAGACCACCAACGTAACGAGGGGTCGTATAACGGTCAGTCATTCTGGCAGTGCTCTTGTGAATGTGGGGGCATGGCACTGGTATCCACTGCTCACTTGAATAGTGGACACACGTCTTCATGTGGTTGTTACATGAGAGAACAAGCCACACTCGCTAACTTCAAGGACATAGAAGGGCAGCGGTTCGGCGCTCTTACGACAACGACTGTACATGGAGTGGGTCAGGGGGGGAAGTACCAGTGGAATGTGACTTGTGATTGCGGGAACACGTCAGTGGTTTACGGCGACTCCCTCGTACAAGGACTGATTAAGTCCTGTGGATGTCACCGAATGGGTATGATGGCGAACTCTCCAGCCACCCATATTGCCGATTTCATTCGTAACGAATACCACGTTCCGGTAGAGATGGAAGTCCCTTTGTCCTCTTTGGTTCCCCAGTTTTCCAGACGACATACAGTGGATATCTACGTTCCTTCGGCCTCGTTAGCTATTGAGTACCATGGACTGATATGGCACTCGGAGAGATACCTTCAAGGGTCTAAAGACGCCGATAAGTTTCAGTGGTTACAACAGGGCGCAACCCGCCTTCTCCAGATTTATCAGGATGAGTGGAATGAGAAACCTGATGTAGTTAAGGCACTCGTACGTTCGATGATTCAACCCCGGAGTGGGAAGCGCATCAAGCCGGTTTTTGCTATCCATCATGAAACTCCATTTGAAGCTCGAACCTTTCTAGATGCGTACCATTACCTCGGAGCCGCATCCGGTGGCCTGACGGTGACTGCCCACCATGGTACCCAACTTGTGGGTGTATGGGTTTTTATGAAACGTGAAGAGGGTGTCATCCTGTGGCATCGGGCTAGTTGGAATCATGAATATAAAGCATGGAATCCTCATGAAAAGGCTCTTCATCTAGCTCTTCCTGAGCTACGCTCTATGGGATTCAAGCGAATGGTCACCTTTAGTGATAATCGGTTTCACACGGGTGGGCTCTATGGAAAGCTGGGGTTCACATTCGAAGAGGAGTTAAAGCCGGATTACTCGTACACCAACGGTTCAGTTCGTAAAAGCAAGTACGCTCTAAGGGTCAAGGCAGGCATGGATGAGAAATCCGAAGCGGAAGCCAAGGGATGGTATCGTATTTGGGATAGCGGGAAGAAACGCTTCTCACTGAATATTAATTAGGTATGACGACGAAAGAACAAATCATCAACTCATTTTTTGTGAGTATTATGTTACTGTAGGCTGTGGTTTTGGACGACCCCTAGTCTATGCATCATCGTTACCTCCTGCATAGGTGCCCAGTGGAAACTAAGCTCCACTGGGCACTTGTGTGTTTTGGAACAAGTATTCGGGGGAACATCGCGAAAAGCTGAAAGGTGCTGATTGTGGATTTGCCCATGGGTTACATCCCCTCAAATTCAGCGGCATTCCTGATCGGTGGGGAGTTGGGAACCATCAGGGGCGATTTCATGGCCCGTGCTGTCTTCGATTCGAGCGTTGTACCAGCGGGCCGAAGTAGCGCCGTCGCGCCATGCGGTAAGCCGGTCATACCTACAGCGTTATCGTCCGCAACCCTAACTCTTGGAGCGCATCGACCGGCATCCATGAGGAGCTTGCCAACTGCGGTCACAATCACAAGAGCTTTGCGACTGCCCAAGCCTGCTAATAGGGGTGGATTTCATGCTGGCCTCCGAAGCCGTTCTAGATTGAGGTTTGTTGCCCCTCTATGTTTCTAAGGGATTCCCGCACTCTTGTCAAGAGTTATTTCAAACTATTTTGCAGAAAGGGAATGAAGTCCCTTTTATAGACTACCAAGGTCTTATACAGAACTCAAGTTTAGGCGGCTTCGGATGTCCATAGCATACGTACAATCAAATTCAGTGGGGTTTGCTGGTAGAGGCTCTCGGTCGTTGACCTATCTAACCAACACCACGTTGGGTAACTTTTTAATAGCCTCGATGAGCGGAGGGGGCTCGTCCTGCTCTGACACTGCGGGTAACACATGGGTTGCTACCGGAACAGGACTCTGGTACTGCTCAAGATGTGTAGGCGGACCCACCACTGTAACCATCAGCGGCTCGGAGGGGGTACAGGCCATGACTGTAGGGGAGTTTTCCGGTGTCAATGCCTACGACACTGGAAGTCTAATATCGGGAGCCGGACCCGACGCCATATGGAAGAGTCCTCCTCTCACTACCAGCTACATCAGTGAGTTATGCATCGCAGTGGTATCCAACGGTTATGGCAACCTTGGTATAGATTCCCCCTTCACCACGTTGGGCTCGGGGGAGAACTACTTCAGGGTGGGTTACTACATAGCTCCAACATTTCAAACGGGGCTCATCTGTACTGGAAGTAACGGTAATGGAAACGGCAATAACCTATGGGGGTGCTCTCTAGATGGGTTCTATCAACTAGGAGTAACCGGGATTACAGTGCTAGACAGCATAACAGGAGCACCCTTCGTCCTAAGCATAGTGAACGGAGCCGTGGATGTTACCCCCTCCTGATAGGGGGTAGGGGGTTATAACCTACTTTTACCAATATTCCCCCCTTTTGTAGGTGTTGAATCATAATTGCCTACTTGAGTAAGGTATAAGGGGATACAAGATGCAGCGTAGTTACGTCGCAACTACCACCATTGATTTCATGGACTTCCACTTCTACGTCCGTCCGGGAGATGTGCTGGTGCATGACACGGGTAATCACAATCGACTCACCGTATACCGGAATGGTCAGATTGTGAAGGTGGTCAAACAGGAGCCGCTAGGCATCGGGGTCTTTCTTAAGAACAAGTTCATCGAACCTGTACTCGATACCCCCGCTGTGGCTCTTGTCCCTCCCCCAGCCCCCCAGTCTACCCCTGTCGTCGCAGAGACACCTGTAGCCGCGTCTGAGCCCAGCAAAGAGGACAAGGATCGCGAACTGAAGCGTCGTAAGGCTCATCCCATCGAGCTTTCCGCTGATGAGGTTCCCTACCGCTTGAAGCAAGTCCTCCTCGAACTCAAACCAAAACCGGTTGAAGAGCCGGTAGAAACTGAGAAGTAATTTTCTTGTCCCGCATTTCTAGAACCCTTTGGATTGAAGCTATTAGAAAGTGTGAGGGGAGATGCTGGTTCTGTGGTCGGGAAGCTAAGACCATAGACCATGCCACTCCCCGCTGCATGGGTGGACAGAACACCATCGACAACCTCCTCCCCGCCTGTGAGTGGTGTAATAACACAAAGGCTGACCAAAATATAAGGGGGTTTCGAAAATACCTGAGAGCCCTCGTCGTTCGTCGCCTCCTTTCTATGGGGTACGCTGGGGTACCTAACCTACACAGTAGGATTCAAGTTGTTTTCTACGGTGAGAACAACAGTAGCCCATTCGACTTCCGCAGTCTCTCTGACAATTGAACTACATGAATCTATCATGAGGGCTTACTAGGTCAATGGCTTCCTTTATCACCATCTCACTCGGCAACATCAGCTACCCGCAAACTAAAGTGGCGATTAGCGTACCCGAACTTGTGAGCCAGACGAATTCTTTTAGTATCAAGCGTCGTCCCGGCTGTACTCCCTCCCTGCTCGACTCGAACCCGAAGCAGTTGTTTCTTCGCTACAACGTTAAGTGCCGTGAGTCCTACTCAGACCCTGCCGGTCACGACGTGACGGTGAAGTTTGACGTGGACAAGGTGGAGGATACTCAGAACGCCAACGACCTTGATGTGAAGCTTAATTGTAGCTGCCCTGCCCATCTCTACTGGGGGGCTCAGTGGAACCTTCACCAGCGAGATGCCCTGCTGGGTGAGCCACGCCCGGAACTTACTGCTCCTACGAAGCGGCTTGACCTACGTAAGAATTTTGTTTTATGCGTAGCCCCCGGAACCCGCGTCCTGATGGGGGATGGTACTGAAAAACTGATTGAAAATGTACAGGTGGGGGATTGGGTTGTCACTCATAAAGGGCGTGCTCGTAAAGTTACTCATGTTTCTGGACGACCTGCACATGTTGGAGAGATAGCTCGGGAGGTTAGAGCTAAAGGGGCATCCGAACCCCTGATTGTATCTAAAGAGCACCCACTAGCTGTTGTGCGAGGAAATGAAACCTGCTTCTGTGGCTGTAAAGGTTCACTGCCCCTCGGTTATAGGGGGGTAAAGTGGGGGCGTAAGTTCTTGCCGGGTCACCACCGTAATCGTCCTTCTCGAAAACTCTCTGAGGAAGCAATAGCTGAGATACATTCAAGTATAGAAAATCAGTACACTCTGGCTGAGAGGTATGGGGTTAGTCAGGGCACTATATCCCGAGTGCAAAACCGGGTCGCCCATGTGGGCGATCCTGAAATTGAAGACTGCTCACAAGGCAAGTTGGGGTGGGTTGAATCGGATAAATTGGAGTTTCACGAGTACCTGTTTTTCCCAAAAATACAATGGGATGGAGGCACTGAAGTTGATTCCAACTTTGCTTCTTTGCTGGGGTATTATTTGGCAGAAGGTAGCCCAATATATAGAAAGGGAATCCCGAATAAGGTCAAGTCAGGCAGACCCACCACAAAAGGAGTGGTATGCGATATAAACGGGGTAACCTCTCGTGTATGGGGGGTAAACTTTACGATTAATCAGGACGAGGCCGAAACTCTTGGGCAGGATATCCAGTCCAAATTGTTTGGGGTTCTCGGGGCTGAAGCTGATATTCAAATTAAGTTTCGCAACTATGGGGGGAAAAAGTGGCTCAATGTCATTGTCAATGACGGTAAGTTTGCGGCTAAGATGATTCAATTGGCGGGGTGCGGCTCCCTTACGAAGCGCCTCGCTCCTGATGTGTTTAAGTGGAACACAGAGGCCATTCAAGCCCTTGTGTCATCTTACGCTTTGGGGGATGGGCATTTTGATGCTTCGGGGCAACAATATGTGTATTCAATCTCTCCTCATGTTGTATCCCAAATATCTACCATGCTGTATAGCATGGGTATTTGGCATGGGCGTCTCCACCAAGATTGGCGGGGTAAAAAGGAGGGGGTTAGAAAGAAAAACAGGTATTTCCGCCTTTACTGGAATTACAAACAGTACCCCCAGCTTCTTGATTTGATGAGGGGTAGGTTGCGTACTCATGTTATCGACCAGTTGAATACAGGTCTTCCTAACCAAGAAACCGATGTATGGCAAGATGGGTTTACTAGAGTGCTTCACTCAGCGAATGATGTTGATGCCCCGGAATATTTTCACGATTTGACCGTGGATGAAGATGAATCATTTATAGCTAATGGTGTGGTCGTACACAATTGCAAGCACGAAAAGGCTGTGCTGGAACGTATCCTACCCTCTGTGCAGCACAACATTCAGAACATTATCCGTGAGAATACGGTTAAACGGAACAAGGACAAACAACAGCCCACGGAGAAGTCGGAGAAACTGAAGAAGGAACAGGACGCGATGAAGAAGCGTCAGGAGATAAAGAAGCTCCGCGAGAAGAAAAACAAGAGCATCCAACAAAAGCTCATCGATGCCCTGCGTGAACAGGAAGAAGGTAAGAAGGCTCCCGAAGAGGAAGAAGTCCCCGGTGTTGTCGAACGTAATGAGAACGCGACAGAACCCTTGGTTGTGGACACGCCGAAGACTGAGGATGTGTCCAAGGAAGAGCCGGAGGGGGAAGACGACCTCAACGCTATGGTGGAGAACGAAGAACATAAGCTTGAGCAACAGGAGCACGACAAGATAAAGAAGGAACCCCACTTGCATAAGGGGCTCCCCTATGAGACTGAGGCTGAGAAGGCAGAGCATGGACACAACGTTCCAACGGACGACGACCTGTTGAGCACCATGCGTAAAACCAAAGAACAGGTTGAACAGAAGATGAAGAAACGCAAGCAGACTTCACTAGAGATGAAACTGCTGTCTATGTTGGTGGGGGATGACGATGTTTAGTTTTGAAACCAATACCCCCTACCCTGACCGCATCCAGTGGATTCTGAATGACTACCTCGGTCCATTTGTGCAGGAAGGACCTCTAGGGGAGTTCGACCCTCGCCGCGACCTTGAAGTGTATGTGGATGGGTACCTCACCCCGGTACGTACATTCGCGTTCGATGTCGAAAATAATAGGTACCTGCTCTATATGGACACTTCAATCAACCTACAGGGAGTGATTCAAGCCATACACCACATGCCCAGACCCTTCTTTATAGACTCAGGGGTGAGGGGGTTACCCAGCTTCGCTTTGATAGCAGGGTACAGTAGCGCAGGAGACGTAGGAACAAACCCCACCCCAACTGCAATCCTTAGAGCTATCCCTAACTCGGTCACAGCCCTTTACGTCCCCCTCACCCTTATCTGGGAGACCACGGGTATTGTTCAAATTAGAATAACGGCGACGGGGTATGACTCTGGGCTCATCGATACAGGGGGCGTTGGGAGTGTGTTCTTTCCAGAAGGAGTGTCTACAACAACTCTCTTTACGTTGGACGCCTATGACGTGGTGGGGCACCTCGCACTTACTACAACGGCTCAAGTTACGGTGCTTGTATTCACATTTGTGGATACCGTTACAGAGGGTGCCTATAACGTTGTAGTTGCAGATGGAGCAGTGACTGTCATCCCTGTTGTAGTGGCAGCAGGCGTGAGTGAGGTGATACTGATTGACTCGGTTACGAGCAGCTTGTACCAGCTTCAAGTCACGAGTGGTGCATTGGAGTTTATCCCAGTGCTGAGTGGAGTGGGGGTTCCCTACCTGCCGTTTACTGACATTGAAACCAATCTCCCCTATAAGCTTTATATCACCAATGGTGCCTTTGACCTCATCTCTTTGTAGTCAAAGATAAAAACAGACTACGAGATTCTTATATACAAGATGGAGGACAAATGAAGCGACTTTTGTTGGTAATATTGGCGATGGCTGTTGGACTGGGTGTAGCCGCCCCCACCCCCCTTTCCGCCCAAATTACACGTACGCTGGTAGTATATCTGGGGGCGTGGAGTGGCTCAATATCCTATAACGTCAACGACATGGTTACCTATGGTGGGTTGACTTACATCTCCAAGGTCGCCAATAACTCGGGGCACACTCCGGCATCTCTATCCTCCTATTGGGATGCACTGTCCTCCAATGCTCCAGTCGCAACTAACTCAACCCTTGGACTTATGAAGCCAGACGGAACTTCCTGCACGGTTTCAGCGGGAGTGCTCTCCTGTAGCGGGAGTGGGGGCAGTGGCTCGGTCGTAGGTCAAACCCCCAATTATGTAGGTCTGGCAACTAATGCTAACACTATTGGTGGTCCCTCACACATCAACGAAAGCACGGCGGGTATTACGCAGGTTACACAGACGCTGGGCACCTCGACTCAGAATCTCACAGCACCCAATGCGTCATTCTTCACTCAACCGGGGGCGATCTACGGAGGTCTGTCCGCTTTTGAGGAAAACTACACCTTGCAACCTCCACTCACAAATGGGACATCAGGTCATACATTTAATATGACCTCGTATGGACCTTACTCTTTATCGAATGGGCTATTAGCCGCAGAAGGAACGTCTGCCACCACGGTTCAAATTTATGACAATATGTCGGCGGCTTCGACAAAGCAGGCTTTGACTATCTGGCACTTTGCCCCTAGTGTAGGTGATACCGGAGGGATATATCTCTACAATGCATCGCAAGCTGGAAGGGCTTATTCCAGTGACGAAGGCAATGTCGCATTTCACGAATTGGGTGGTGAAGCAGTCCCCGACTCACCTACCGTTGGAACCTACTCAGCACCGAACATAACCTTCTCGGCACATAATTGTGGTGGACCCGGTATTCCTCAGCAGTGCTGGCCTTCGGCGGGATCACAGCTTGTGGAAACTACTGCACCAATTGTTACTACTCAGTTGCGAGGATATTCGACGGGATTCACTGCGTGGTCTGCACCATGCAATACAGCAGCCCTTTATTGGATGTACCAGATGGCGACTTCTGGTGGTCTTCCCACCACTTCAGTTGGTGGATGCGCAATTAACGTGAATCTGGAGCCTAACACAACGCCAGATGCTCCTGTGTCCACATCCATCGCCATGCAAGGAGGGTCAGGTACTTTTAGCATAGGAGACTCCGTTGCAGTAATTGGTAATCAGTTTCTTGAAGAGTCCAAAATCACAGGTGTATCCGGCTCGGCTCCGACTCAGACAATCACGTTGCCAATTACTCGTCCGAACGTCAGTGTCGTCGTCCTGAAAAGCCATCTTCACAACCTAACATCAGCAGCCGACCTTGCCTCGCCTTACAACTTGCGTACGGGGTACTGGGCGACAGATTCTCTTGATGGGACAAACCTTATCTATATGACTGAAGGTACTTCGTCGGTCAACCCATTTCAACTTCCGCAACAATACTCTGAACAAATGCAAGTGTCTCTACCTGCTACTACGTCATTTGTGTACAACTACACAAACACCTACGTGTTTGATGGTGTGAACGATCAGCAAAATATTACTACCTCATCTTGCACCTCTGGCAGCACTTTCCCAGCTTGGAATAGCTCTCTGAATGGACACACAACGTGGGGAACCTGTACCTTTGCCAACCGGGGAACAACGCCATCGAACGTCACCCTTTATCCTGCCGCAAGAATTGTGAAGTCTGGGTCAGGAACTCCTCCGTCTACTTTTCAGCTAGGACCTAACGGTGGGACGTGGTCAGCAGAGGTAGTCTCTGACACTAACTTCGATGAACAAGGCACCGCATTCATACAAGGGACAAATCGGTGCCTTACTGCTGGTGAAGCCGGATGCCAAGGGTTCTTTTTTCAGGAATCTGGTCTCGGAGCGACTGCTAGTAACGGTGGTGCTATTGATATCGAAAATGCAAACGATGAGAGTTTTTACCTAAACGCTGACGGTTCGCTAAAAGGAGCCGCTCCTCCAACCTTTATGAGTGCTGGAACTGAGGGATTTGGAGGATCGACATCTGGACTGTTTGGGTCCGACTTCATCAGTAATTTATCTCCATATGGTATTGCCTTTCAGTGGAACAACTGGGCTACCGGACAAACCAGTATGACGGAGTTCAAAGACCCTGCTGGAAATACAATCAGCAGCAACACAAGTGGCCAGTGGTTGTTTAACGGTAACTCGGCTTGCTTCTCAGGTGGAACATTTTGTAACAGTAGCTATCTCGATTATGGAGTGACGCAAGGTGGTGTGATTTCAGCGAACGCTCCATTTGCGCCGCTGGATGGTGTTTTCGGCAATAGCAGCACAGCCGGACATCTGCTTATGAGCGGAGAGTCTTTCGCCAGCATTGGTTCAACTTCAGACCGAATCGACTTGTACGCAAGCGGTTTTGGCTACCCTTCGGTAAATTCCTTTGCCGGTGGCGTCGCGCTAAGAGGCGAGAACGGACCCAATACCGGAATGGTCTGGATTGATAGTTACAACCCTTACAGCCTGTGGCCTGCCCACGTTGGCAACGTAGGGCTGAACTGGACGGCTGGAAATGCCGTTCCGTACCCACTGTCAGTGCATGGCATCGCAGGATTCGGATGCTCCGGGTCGAGCACCACTGTAGTTGGGACATGCCCGGCGCAGATCGATGCCAGTGGCGACGCAACGTTTGTAGCTCTCACGGCCACCGGTTCCCTCTCATCAGGGGTCTCTCCTCCTACGGGATGCTCTACAATCACGGGCGGGTGTTTAGGGCTGAACGAGGCTACGGGGTCAGGTACTCCGACGGTGGGTCAGTTCTATATGTATGTTCCAATTTCAACCGGAAAGGTAACGTGGGATGTGGGTGCGGCGGGTGAGACAAGCATATGGAGTCCTGCTCAGGGCGGCTCGGGGGTAGCTAACACAGCAACTCTCACACTCGGAACGAGCAACCAGAATTGGGCTACTCTGGCTACAGGTATCGTCAAGAACACGACTACGACCGGAGCAATCTCGGATGCGGTAGCGGCTGACGTGTACGGGTTGTGGTCTGGTTCCTGCTCATCGTCAACCTTCCTACGCGGCGACGGGGCTTGCGCTGCGGCAGGCGGTAGTGTAAGCAACCTATACACTAACGCAGGCTCCCTTGGAATTGGTCCAACTACATTTGTGCCAACAGATACTTTGGACATACAGGATACAACGTCTGGAACTGGGAACACCGCCGTACGAATTCTTTCTGGTCCCGGACAGTTGGGTGACCCTCTCGACATTAAGCTGCCTAACGGGTATTCCTTCCACTTCGACCTATATGGACACTTGGGTATACCGGGCGCAATCAACAATCTGGAAGGATTCCCAACGGTTGGCGTCGGGACATCAGCAGACCGTGCCGACACAGGTCAGATAGCTGCTACAGGTCCAATAGGCACAACTACCTTGTTCAACGATTCGCAGAACCAGAGTGGGCCATGGTATTACGGTTGTTCTCTTTGGGTTACCACAGCTTGGGCTGGTACAGCGACAGTTACCCTTGGGTATACAGACCCAGCCGGAAATGCGCAGTCCTACTCCTACCCGGCGCTAAACACGACGACAGGGCACCCGAACCTCAACGGATCACCGATTCAGGTATCCACCGTAGCAACGTTCGCGACTAATAACTTCACCTATGCTGTATCAACATCGGGTACTGTCGGTGGGTACACGGTGGACTGTACTCTTACACAGGCTAACTAAGAGGGGTATGGCATGGATGAACAGCAGAGCAGATTGCAGTTCAACAGCAGGTTACATTTCAACAAGCAGTGGGAGCGGTGGAAGTCGCGACACATTTCTCCTGTCGCCGATTCGCTCCCGGTAATTGCAGGGGAAGAAAAGATGCGTGCTTTCGCAGTCTTATTCTGGGACGCGGGTATTAATTGGAAGAAGGAGCACGACCAGTGAAGAATATTCGATTACTACTGTTCCTATTCTGCCTCCCCGCGATGGCTCAGACCATCGTATTCACCCCCCTCTACGTTATAGTAGGGGACACGAAGCTGAATAAGATAGTTCTACCACACGGGGCACATCATAAAATTGGTACCTGTGCTGACTCGGTAACGCTCACAGGGTCGCCTTCAACCTGTGCTACGGGAACGGGAACCTACGTGCAAATTAGGCAAACTGGTAATGAACAGAGAGTAAAAGTGGACGGTAAAACCATAATAATCCCCGCCGTTCAACACGGTCTTTCAGGAGTTCGGGTAACCAATGCTAAGTAAAAACCTAGTTCTATTTTTGGTTTTATTGTTTTCAGGGGCTCTTTTTGCCCAGACGACGATCACGATTCCCGTGGCGTCGGGCGGCGGTATCCAATCCGTCCTGCCAACAGGTCCAAATGGGCACGTCTTTGGCGTCAATCTTGACGATGGCGCGCTCTATCTCAACGGTCAGATGTCGGCAAATCTGCTGGCCGCTGCGGGTGGTTCTTTTAACCCGCAGATGTGGAACATGGCAACAACCTGCCTTTCGGGAACCACATCGACATGGGTTGACCAGAACCAGTACTCCCCACAGCCTGCGAACTTCTGGCAGGGAGCTACTTTTCAGGTTGTTTACGGCGCAGACACGGGTGAGACAGGAACGATCACGTCAAGCGACGCAGCCTCCGGGTCCAACGGGCAGACTCTCCATGGCACATGGGGAACAGGATGCTCGAACGGCGATTTGATGATCGTGCGGTGTACGTCGGCTCTCAGCACCTGCGCCGGTGGGTATACATCGACGGCGGCGAGTTCAGCGGGTTACTTTGGCTTGAGCAGCACAGCCAACGGCTCTTTCGAGACCACAGACCTGTCGCCATCTTCTACCGCCCCGCAGGCTCTCCATATGGTCGCGCCAAATACGCTGACCATGCAGGCCGATCAGCCTGCCCTTGGTAACGTGTGGATCAACCTGAATGGGTCGTATACGCTGAGCTTCCGTGCCAAGGGCACCACAGGAACCCCGACGATTTCGTATCAGGTAAACCGAATTGGCGGTACATATTTCACCACTGGGACAGTGACTCCCACAGTTAATGCAACTGCCGGAGCCGGGTGGACGAACTACACCGAGACCTTCACAGCGTCTGAGACAGGCTCTCAAGTAACCGAAGGAATCAACGTCCAACTCACGGTCGCCAGCGGCACAGTCATTGTGCAGGACGTGGCGCTCACCGAAGCACCCACCGGTGGCAACACAACACCGTTCCGCAACGCCGTCTACCAGCGGCTTCTAGCGTTGAAGCCGGGGATTCTACGTCTGATGACGGGAGGCATCTGGGGATGCACAGTCGAGAATGTCATGCTTCCCTACGAGTCGCGTGCGATGTGCGCAGCGAGTACTTTTGGTCAGTACGGCGGGATCATCGACATTGGATGGCCAGAGCAACTACAACTGGCGTCTGCAATTGGTGCTGACCCGTGGATAACATTCTCCGCCTACGCAACCCCTTATGACGTGCAGAGTCTTGAGGCATATCTGTCAGGCACGTGCGGCAATGGCAATGCTTACACTACTATCCGTTGCAACTCGGGGCAGATTACCCCATGGACTTCGGTTTTTAACCACATCTATCTGGAGATGGGTAATGAGATTTGGAATGGCCCGAACGGGCAGAACCTGTATGCGAATCAGGGCTTAGTCTACGGCACCCTTCTCGGCGAGAATACGGCGATTTTCAGGGATTCGTCCTTTTACAACTCAAAGATGAAGATGGTTGGTTCCGGCTTCGTGTTGGAGTCGAACGATAACGGCGGCTGGAACCAGAACGTCTTGACGCAAGCCGCCAGTTCGGGCTCTGCCCCCGATTACATTGACGGCGCTCCATATGTCTTCAACATCATGACCGACACCAGTTCCAATGCCAACATTTTTGGACCGATGTTCGCCGAGCTTTCAAACTATAATTCGGTGTCGTCTAATATTCCCGGCACAGGCTATACCTACTTCCTCCAGCACTATTCGCAATCAAACTTCGGCGTGCAGGGAGCGATCTACGAGACCAACCTCGGCACCCAATGCGGACTGGCTGGAGTCACCCAAGGCACCATCAACGGCGTGGTAGCTGGTATTGGTTCAGGCTTGGATGCAACGCTCAATATGTTGCTCGGCGTGCGCGATGCTGGTGTACTGGTACAGAACGCCTTTGCGTTGCCGGAAGACGCCAACGCCTTTTATACAGCGACCAGCGACACGGCGGGAGCCTGCGGTACCTCCAGTGCGCTCAAGTCTCCCTTGTGGGGTTTTAATCGCATCATGCCGGGGCCGACGAATGCAAGCGTGGTGGACAGGCCGTCTGGAATCGCGCTGAATATGGTCAACGCCGCCATGCTGCCGAATCTGCTTGCCGTCACGCAGACGGGAACCCCGACCTACAGTTCACCAGCGGCGCAGCCCAATCCCGGCTGGACGACGCTCACGTATCAAATCGTGGCTAACCCCGCTGTTCCGTATGTGCAGGCATTTGGATTCGGGGATGGGGCGGGGAACTACTCGCTCATCGTCTACAACTTGAACCTGACCAGCAGCGAGGCGGTGACCTTTGCAGGCGCGGCGGCTCCAACCGGGACAGTCACGAAGACCGTATTTACCAGCACGAACATCACGGACAACAATGAGAGCACTGTAATCAGCAGCGGAACGCCCCCCATCGTCCAGCCTACGCCTACGACGTTGAGCAATCCGTCCGGCGACACGCTCCCCCCGTTCTCGATGACCACGTACACATGGGCTACTGGTCCGATTTACACGGACAACTTTACAGGCTCAACACTTGGCTCCCATTGGACTCAGGACAGCACTGCTCCGTCAACCTGCATAGCATCTTCTGGCACCGCTGTAACATCGGGCGGCAGCTATTGCATGGTTTCACTCAATAGTCTGACGTTCACCAACCCCTACTATAGTCAGGCAGTTTTGAATTGGTCTGGGGGCGGATATTCTGGACTAGGCGTAGCCGACACAACCGGCGATGGGTATTTTTACATTCCCAATATCGGGTCTGTCTTCTACATTGTCGCGGGTAGCGGTTCTAGAGCAGATTTAGGCGGGTGCTCGACCGCACCGGCGTCAGGCCACACGATTAAATTTCAATTCACGCCGGGTACGGTAGGGTCATCCCCAAATAGTTATATAGTCACCGATGTGACCACCAGCACAACCATCTGCTCGGGCACCTCGGGGTCAAACAACGCCGTCTCTGGGCTTATGCCTGCTATGTTTATCTATCCAAGCGACTCAATTGGGTCGCCTTATGTGGCCGACGACGTAGGAACCCCGGTCGCCAACCCAACCTTTTCGCCGGGGACAGGCACATACACATCCACTCAGACAGTAACGATCAGCGATTCTACCAGTGGCGCGACGATCTGCTACACGACTGATGGTTCAACCCCCGCAGCATTAACTCCCGGAACCTGCTCAAGCGGGTCTACATACTCTGCTCCGATCACAGTCTCTTCCACACAGACTGTGAAGGCTATAGGTACTAAATCTGGGCTTACGAACTCTTCAGTAGTGAGTGCGGTTTACACCCTTGTCGGAGCCCAGACATGGTTCGTACGATCAAATGGTGGACCTCGCTATGATGCTACGGACAACCCCACCGGTACCTGCGATGGTACGGCGGACACAGCGCCTATAGGCTCAACCCCGAATCAGCACTGTGCATTCAATGAAGCCCCCTATCTATACACGACAGGCGGGTATGGCAATCAAGCGTGGGTTGGAAACGGCGGTGACACGTACGTCATCCGTAGCTGCGCTAACCAGCCGAATGAAGTCAACCCGGCGTCACCGGCCTGCCGAATCGGTCAAGTCGATCCAAATAATACCTACGGCCTGTGTCATGGAGTTACAACCTCCTACGGGTGCTCTATTCCTCCACCCAAAAATGGAACGTCGGGGCAACCTACTAGAATCTTCGGAGGGTGTGCCTATGATGGGGACTGCACTCCTGTGATTGGATACCCTTTCTCCGGTAACGAAACTCAGCTATTCGGAGGATTCGGAGTAGGAGCAGTCTTGTACTTGAGTGGTAGCTCATACGTTGATGTAGAAGGTCTGGAGATTACCTCACACAATGGTGCGTGTACGACGATTGGTGGAGGAGGTCAGCAGTATCCATCGACTTGTAGCTCCGGCTCACCAGCAAGTGACTACGCCAACTGGGGTGTCATCATCAACCAAGCTACGTCAAATATCCTACTACAGGATTTATACATCCACGGCTTCACAAACCTTGGGATCGGTGGACCCTTGGGTGGTCCTACGACCCTGAACAGAGTCTCCGTAGACTTCAATGCCTTCGCTGGCTGGAACTTCGATGACGGAGGTGGAGGGGCTGAACCAGTCACTGCATTTTCCATCACCAGTAACGTCATCACTCTGACAGCGAGCAATACCTTGGTTGCAGGAAACCTCATTCAACTGGAAGGATTCTCCGCGCCGTACACCTACCTCAACGCTCAGACCATTATCATCACGGGCGCGACATCAACAACCATCACCGGACCACTCACTCACGCAAACGACTCCGCTACAACCAGCGGAACCTATCAAAGGTACGCGACTCCAGACGCTTCTGGTTCAACACTGACGCAGCACTACGTGACCATGGTCGGAAACGGATGCCTGGAGCAGTATCCAATCGTCAACACCGCGTATCCGGCGAAGTCGTGCTGGGACCAAGGAAGTGGCGGGTTTGGCGATGCGTGGTCTGGGCAAGGTTCTCTGCTCAATACCTTTACCTGCGACCATTGCTACATCGGCTACAACGTGAAGGACGGCGCCATGGGCCCACACACGCTCATCCACAATCTGAACCTGACAGACTCCGTTTGGATTGGCAACATGGGACAGAGTGGGAAGTGGGGGCAGGACGCAAACTCTACGCTCGTCTTCGACAACAACCTGATGATGGGCAACTGCATGAGGCTGTCCGTCCAGCTCACCGGGGCGGCGCAGAACTTCAACATCACGACTGGGCTTCCCGGCTCATATCTCTCAACCTACTGCCGCGCCGGTGGTCCGCTGTTCGACTACTTTGCGGACGCGGGGGCCACGGTCAACTTCACAAACAACACGTTCGTTAGCTATCAGCCTATTTTCTTTGAGCCGGGATGCAACACGGTCGGAGCCTGCACGACGACGCCGTACAACTTCACAAACAACATCGTTCTCGGCTACACCTCGCCATACACGGCGTCTCCGTTCAACCCCGGCAACCCGCCCGATATGTACTACTTCGATGATACGAATCCGGTTGATATGGTGTCCTCGTACAACATCGAGTACGGCGTTCAAAGCGGGGATACCTGCGGGACGAACCACATCCTCTGTGCCGACCCGCTCATGTTGAGTGAGCCGTCGCAAACTTGGGTTTCAGAAGCAGCGTTTGATGTATACAACCCGTTCGCAGGCTCTGGCAATAGTTTCTACCTCAGTGGGATAAGCCCAGCAATATACACCGGAATCTACACTGGGCTGACGACCGATTACTATGGCACCACACGGCCAAATCCGCCATCGATAGGCGGGGTGGAATCATCGGGGGTAACTGCACATAAGGGAAGCTCCCTTAACGGGGGAACTCTGAAAGGCTACATTCAATAAAGTTGGACTTTAAACTCCATAGTAAGGAGAGCTTCCATGAACACTGCATTTACCTACATACTTAAGTTTCTTTCTTCCTTGTTTAGCTGGCTGAGGTCTGTCTATAGCGAGTCGGATGGTTCCGGCTCTTCAACCCGAGTTCACATGGCTGGTCTTATTGCCTTTATTCTCGGCGTCGGTATCTCCTTCGCTGTTTCAGTTCATCACAAGTACGTTACCATCGAACAGTTCGATGCATTTCTTACTTCTGGAGCAACGTTTATTGTCACTACTTGTGGGGCTTTGTACGGTATTAACAAAGTGTCTAGCTGGGCAGAGAATAACCAGCAGAGCACAGTACCTACAACTACAGTACCCCCCCAAGGAGAACCCCCACAGTGAAGCTAATCGGTCTACTTACTTTAGCAATGGTGTCCACCAGCATCCTTGCTCAGTCAACCCCACCGCCAACCCCGACCCCGACAGTCACTCCTACTGAAGTGACGGCCAAAGTGCTTGACCCCCTTGCCCATGCTCAGGTTCTTCTCGCTATCGAGAAGGAAACGACTTTGACTCTCTCCGCCGCTGCCATGAGCGGAGAGTACAAGGAGAAAATGTCCGAAATGAAGGCTCAGTACGCTGTCCTTGAAGGGCAGGAGGCCGCATGGGTCGAACGTGTTCGCAAGGACAATGGCTGGGATACCAGTTATGTGTATGACCAGAGCAAGGATGCGTGGTACAAAACGGCTGCACCACCAGCACCACCCGCGGCAACACCAGCACCACCAGCAACGCCAAAGAAGTGAATAACCTCTAATTTTCAACTATGAAAGCCTCTATTATATAGAGGATTTCATTTTGACCTCAAACAGGAGAAAAGTTACCATGGCTAAGAAAATCGCAAAGTCCGACGCAGACGCGATGAACTCACTTTACGGTTCGGAATTGAACCGCATGGGCGTCAAGTACGCTGCTTCCGACGACAAGGGTGCTCCCCACGACCCACAAGCATTCGAGGATCACAGCGAGTACCTCGAAACTTTGAAGGCAGTGATGTCAGAAGATAAGAAGACTGACGGAGCACCTAACGATCCTCTCACGGATTGACCAGTCGAAATGTCAACTACGAATAACCCTCTATACTAGAGGGTTATTCGTATGTTCATTTATTTGATTGTCAACCATGTCACGGGTAAATATTTTCTAAACCTACAGTAGGTGAAAAAGCATGAACGCCAAATTCTCCCCTCTCATCCGTGCTGGTGCTATCGTCCATTCTGCTGACGGGAGTGTCTTTCGCTGCACGTCTAAATTGGCATCCGAAGGAACGGTACGTTACTGTTTCGCCGACTTGCAGGGCAAGCCTGTCCAACCACCAACTGATTTTTTTCCAGTCACTGCCGCCCTTGCACGTCACGCTGCTTGGATGCGTTACATTGTTGCTTTCAACAAAGACTTCGATCAGTATGTAAAGGAATACATACGTGAGTCCGGTCTGCCGGTTGACGAAACCATGAACTGGGCTAAGTGGTTCGCGGCAGTAATCGCTCCCAAACTTATGTCTCGCGATGAGGAAGAGCAGGACGAGGCCATCCACCATATCATCATTAACGCGCTGGCAAAGCGCAAGGTGCTTAGCCGGTTCGAAGAACGCATCCACTCCTTCCCCGAGAAGACACAATCCGAAACTCTAGAACGTCAGGTCACGTTGTTCCTGATTCAGACTTTTATGTGGCGTGTGGAAGAAGCCAACAACTACATCAAGAAGGTCATGCGTCAAGAGAACACGGACTCCATGTGGTCGCCGGGTAATGACGACAGCAAGGAAGTTAATGTGTTGGACACGGAAGAGCACGCGAGTGAGGGTGAGTATGAAGCTGTCGAAACCGACATCGACATCAACCACTTCCGCAGCTTCTTCGTCAACTGGCTTAACACCAACATCGGCGAATCTCAGGCTACTCGTTACGTGGTGCTGTTCGATTTGATTTACGATGCATTCAAGGCATCGGAGTCGGTCAAGCAGTCCACCCTTTTCGAAGAATGGAACGCTGAGATTGGTGCAGACCCAGTTGTCTTCAAGAAGGTCTGGCGTGACTTCCCCAAGCTGATTGACATCGCCATCAAGCGTCAGGGCAAGGGCTACCGTCCGAACCCCTTCCTCGAAATCATGCGGCAGATTGGCAAAAAGCAGAAAGCCATGGCAGTAGCAGCTTCGGCTAAGACGGCTGAAGACAAGTGTGCTCTGTGCGGCGAGACCCGTACATCAAATAAGGGTCACAAGTGTAACTCCAACTGCTGTAGCTGCCATCGTACCCCTGACAAGAAGGTAGCGGGTCCGGTAGCAGACTTCCTCAACCCCCCTCCCGACAGCGGCTCACAGGATGATAAGGGTAAGAGCTTCAACATGCAAGCTCCTATCAGTGGCGAAGGTGAAGGGGCTATAGGTGCTATCGGGGGCGACACACTTGCAGAACTTGGTGGTATGGCGTTGGCTGCTTCTGCTCACACCGCGAAGATGTGGGAGAGCCCGACCTGCAAGGGTTGTGGCAAGGGCAACAACCCCACGGAGTGCCCCGCATGTAAGGGTCTCTTCTGCGGCGATTGCGTTCTTAACCATCATGCTAATAATCCCTCTCATGATCGAGTGGGGAACTAACAATGTCCGTACCTTTCATGCCAGTTCGTCAGCAAACTACCCCGACTGTACCTCCTGCACCGGGTGCCCCTACCCCTATGGGGGAATCCATGGCGGTCAATGAGGAGCCAGAGCAGGAGAAGCACACAGTCGTCCCAGAACTCCCCAATGCCTTGTTCCACATGGCTGGCTGGGGTGGCTGGAACCGCGTCTCGATGAACACAGTGCAAAGCGACGACAAGCGTTTCACCATCACTCAGATTGACCCTACCCGTCGCATCAAGACTTTCATGTTGAAGGATTTGGAGACGGGTGAGTCCTACGAAGAGCGAACGATGCGTGGGGCTAAGAAGAAGGCTAAGGAAATCAGGGAGGGAGTTACTACTGAACCTGTAACTCCTGTGGAAGAAGTGGAAGAACCCACCCAGCCGACTTATACTCCACCAGTAGCTATAGCGGCCTCTTACAAGAATCCGTTGTTGAAGAAAAAGTAATTTAGAAACCATCTGTAGACTGCAAAAAGTGCAGTGGAGGAATCATGGCTAGTAAGAATGAACAATCGAAGTGGGCTCGTCTCCGTCAGGTAGCTGGCGAGGAGCCGAAAGAAGCTGATGTGGCTCTCGCGGAAGTAGCCGACGCTCTTGGCACTATGGCCGACGCCTTGTCGAACCTGCGTGACAATCTCGACCTCATCGAGGCTCCGAAGACTGCCTCCATCCAAGTCCGTCTTGCTACCACCAAGAAGTACGCGACCGCGTTCAAGCGTATCGCTGAAGAGGCCCCTGAAGTTGTGGCCGACGCTATCAGCGAGGTTTATCACTCACTCGATGATGTTGCCGGTGCGATTGAAGCTCTCGCCGAGAACATGGGTATTGACCTCGACCTGACCCCGGTCGAAGATGCTTTCGCCGAAGAGGGTGAGAAGGAAGTTGTCGAAGGCGAGAAGGAACATCCTGAAGAGAAGATTACCGTTGACGAGGAGAAGTTCGAGGAAGGCGAAAAGGAACTTGAGTCTTCTGAAGCCAAACCGGCTGAGGAAGCTTTCGACAAGGAAGCCAAGATTAAAACTAAACCTCACGCTTACAAAATGACCCCGTTTGCGGCAGGTCACAGCACAGATTTCTGCGAAGAGTGCCATAAGAAAGAGAAAGACCCGATTCATACTAAGAAGGAAAAAAAGGCCGATGGCTCCGTCCCGTTCATCACTGACCGCGACAACAACGCCAAGCCTGAGGCACCAGCCAAGCTGGAGATTCCCGAAGCACAGGGAAGCTCTGAAGAGAACAAGGCCGCATCCGTTCGTGAGCGTACCCGCAACCGTATTGCCAAGCGGTACGGCATCGAGCTATAATCACACTGCAACTGTGGTCGAGTGAATAATGGGGGCGTGTGCCCTCATGAGTTAGAGAAGGGGAGCCAGTAAAGGCTCCCCTCCTTACGTTTTGAAGCAAGTCAAGAGAATGACCGCCTCGTTCCGAATGACTACCATAGGGGCTCCCAGTTCAATGAGCCTCTTCATCCGCTGCTTCCGGACCTCGTAAATCTCAGGGGGAACGGCCAGTGCTGCGGTGTCTTCAAATCCAACCAAAAACTTCTCCATATTAATTGCCTCCTTAACCCTATAGGAGCCGAGAACCCCACATTGTTACCAAAAAGTTCAACTATTTCACTTTAGTGTGCGCTCACAATCCCCCAAAAGCATATAGGGATAGAACCCTCTAACCGGTAACGTTGTGCCGCTTATCCGCTAAAAAGCTCTTAACCGGTAACATTGTGTCGCTTTCCCGACATCGTAAAAAATTACCGAAATTCTTGTTCAACTTCGTGTCACGTCAGGTATACTGTACCCATGGCAATCAAGACACATACCGCGAAGTCCCTGATGGCTCTGGCGATGGCTGAGCAGAAGCAGGTCGAGGCTCTCGACAAGGAAATCAAGCGTATGACCAAGCCCCTTGAGGCACAGATTGCTGTGACTCAGGCAAACATGAACGACCTCATCGAACATGCCCATCGCCTCACCCTTGCCAAGAAGAAGCTCGACTGGAAGTTCCTGCTGGCAGCGTACCCTACCTCGGACGCTAAGTACACAGCTTTCGTCAAGACCCTCACGGACTTAGGTCTGACGGCGGTATTCTGTGGCAACGTCTGGAAGGATACCCAACAACGGGTCATTACGATTGACTTGCAACGTAGCCCTGAGGGTCTCAAGCACAACGAGCGGCAGCGTCAGGCGATAAAGACCCTGCTACTCTATGTCACCAAGAATGACTTTGGGCACAAGCACTTCGGCGTCTTTACGTGTGATGAGTGTACCGAAGTGGAGCAGTTCTACTTCACGGGGGAGTATTGGGTCATCTCCACCCGCTTCGGTAGTTCGCGCACGTACAAGAACATGAAGGAAGCCTTCGCCTACATCAGCCAGAACCATTACTACCGGAGTTAGGTCATGACTACAAAGACACGTAAGCCGAAGGCACCCAAGGCACCCAAGGCACCTGAGACCTACGAGGATTTCCGCGTCCACGAGTGGGGTTCATTCCAGCGTGACATCCGCGACCAACTTGCTCAGGTCAACCCCCCCAACTACGACTTCAAGGTTGGTGAGAAGGTTCGCATCGGCAACCTCGTGGACTGCACGGTCGAAGAGGTTCTCATGGACGGCAAGGTGATTCACATCAGCCGCTCAGACGTGGGTCAGGAGTATGGCAAGCCGTTCGACAACAACCGCCGTCTCCCGCTCTATCGCTGGTGGCACGATGTCGAGCCTCTCGTCACCGAAGAAGACACCAACTTTGGCCGGGAGTCCCTTCAGACCTCCTACCTCTCTACCTCGCTGGACTCACTGGTTCACATGGCGTATCACCGGGGCTTCATCACATCGCCGGACTACCAGCGTGACTACGTGTGGTCGCTCGAAGACAAGCAGCGTCTCATCCACTCCATCATGGACAGGACGGACATCGGCAAGTTTGTGTTCCTCGAACGTGACGAGGACTACCGTCTGGAAGTCATCGACGGCAAGCAGCGTATGAACGCCATCATCGAGTTCATGGAGGGCCGCTTCACGTTCAAGGGCAAGACGTGGTTCCAGTTCAGCCGGGGCGACAAGCACTCGTTCACGGACTTGGGTGTGCAGTACGCCAAGCTGCAAGCCAGCCGGGTCAAGCGGTCGGACGTTCTCTGGCTGTTCCTCTCGGTCAACGTTGGCGGTGTACCTCAGACCGAAGAGCACATCGCCAAGGCACGCAAGCTGTACGAGGAAGCCCTCGTGGAAGCCATGGCTCACGACGTTCTGGAGAACACCAAATGCTAATCCGGTTCACCATCGCCCTGTGGGCCGCATTCTTCTACGCCGACTACCACCTGATGGTCAGCCGGTTCCGCCTGAAGTCTTTCGCTGGTAGCATGGTGCTACTCGCCGCACACATCTTCGTGTTCTTCGACGCCCTGTACCTCACCGTACTTCAATTCCCGAAATAGGAGACCACCATGAAACTCTTCTACAAAGAAACACCCTCGATGTCTCGCGTCATCGCGGACGGCATAGCCTTGGGTGCCATCCTTGGCAGCATCGCCTTCCTGCTGGTGGGCTAACCATGTCCCTCAAGACCTCACGCTCCCTAGCCGTCCATGGTGACTGCCGCCCTATGTTCCTCATGGGGTATGGCCGGGACATCCTGACCGCCAACTACATCGACTCCGGTATTGAGTTCGGCATCCTCGATGGCCGGTACTGGGAGTACGACCCCCGTTACCTCGCCCGTCGCCGGGAAGCCGCCCAAGACCGTGCCATGGAAGCGATGGACAGGTAAAAAATTCCTAAAATAGTTGTTCGAAAGACCTGTCGCCCCGGTATACTGTGGGTATGAAGAAGTCTACCGCACTCCAAATTACCGCCTCCAAGATTGAAGTCTCGGCCAACAGCCACTCCAAGACTGGTTACTACGCCAGCCACCGGGTATGGGGCATCCTGCCGGGTTGCCGGAAATCTCAGCTTCTCACCATTACCGCCATGACTGGCTACATTTGGGTCAAGGCCCTGTACAGCTACAACGGGTCGGCTCACATCAAGCCTGAGGATTGGGCCGCGTTGCTCAATGCCAGCCCGGTCAAGTCGGACACGCTCCAGTCCTTCAAATACGACGTGACGCCTGAGGTTGAGGCTGCTGCCCGTGCGGAAGTTCTGAGTATCACGACCTGCCCTGCGGTCACCGACACTAGCCGTCTCCACCCGGATTACAAGCTGACCTTCAACCCCATCGAGGGCATCCGGGCCACCTACTACCCTTCCATGAACGCTGACCGCAAGGCCAGCCTCAACAGCCAGATTATGCACGCCTAATCCCATGCACATACTTGGTCTTTATCTCACGATTACCGCCGTTCTGGTCGCCCGTAGGGGCTCTGTAGAGGATGTTTGCTACCGAGCCCTCCACCCAACCCGCCTCAGCCGCCTGAAGCCCCGCCACACCCGCTAGGAGCCACCATGAAACAGCCCGTCGCAGTCCCCGCCCCGTTTGGATGGACACCAGCCCCGCAGTGGGCGAAAGACGCCAAGGATGCCGACCTCGCCGACGCAGCCGCTGAGACCTCCACCATGCCGGATGTCCTCCGCAAGTTCCTCACCGGCCTGTCCGACGATGACGCTGAGCAGGTTTGGGCATATCTGGACGGCAGCAACGGCCTCGAAGAGATTGATGTCCTTTGCGAGTCCCACCCATCATGGTCGCCAAGAACGGCGGACAGTAAAAATTTCCAAAATAGTTGTTCATAACCGTGGTTAGTCCCGTATACTACAGACATGGCAAACGTGAACGAAACCCGAGCCCGTAAGATTGCGAACAAGCTTCTCGCCGCGATGGCGACCTACCACCGCTTCATCCCCATCGCCGACATCGACGCCATCCTGAATCAGGCTGGTCTCAAGGGCATGGAAGAGGGAATCTACTGCGGTCGTGAAGGCCGGGTAAACGAGCAGGTCGGTGTCAACACTTGGCTCTGCCTGTCGTGGTACAAAATGGAAGTATCGGGCGACTATGAAATCACCGCCTACGTGAGCTAACCATGAGCCTGAAGACTATCAACGACGGCATCAAGAAGCTCATCAGCAACGTCGAGCTAGTACGTGGGATGTCCCGGTGGTGAAAGAATACAGCCGGGTTCGCGAGGAAGACGGCTGGAAAGAGTTCCCCGGCCCTCAGATGAACGTCCACTGCTGGTGGGAACTTGAGAACGGCAAGGCTGTAGGTTGGAATGAAAATCCGGCGACCGGGTGGTCTTTTCCGGTTGTATCCATGAAGTGAGGTAAAACCATGCAAGACCCAATCGTAATCAAAGCAACTGCACTTGAAGACGACAACGAGTTCCTAGTAGTCATCACGGGAGGCCCTGAGGTCATTGACCACCGAGTCAAGCCAGAGCCCACCGCTGACATCAACAAGCTGGAGCCCGGTGTCCACCTGTTCGACAGCATCGAAGACATCAAGATGTAATGCTTCACAATCTGTGAACTTTCGTTTCTAGGAGACCTGTCATGGCTGTTATGGACGCAACCCGCATCATCAAAATCAAAGAGGGCGACGACATTTGGGTGGGCAACCGCTACACGCCCCGCGATAAGGTGAAGAAGGTCGTTCGCGTGACCAACACCCGCATCGTCCTCGAAGGCCATGGCGTGTGGTCGTGACGCAGTGAACCTACCCGGTCAACGCACCTGTGCAAGTAACAATGGTCTCTACAACAAAGAGCGCGGGTGGGATTACCGCGACGAGCGTCACTGCCTCGCCTGTGACCGCCATGAGTACCACGCCGGGTACGCCCCGACCGGCAAGCTGGATGAGAAGGGCAAGCCCGAGACCGCCACCGTATGGAAGGTTGTCCCCGGCCACGAGGGACACATCGCCAACTATGGCTACGCCAACTACCACACCCCCGGTGAGCGTTACGACGCCTACGGCTATCGCATCTGAAGTGGAGGGTCTTCGCAAGTATTGTGTTGCTTCATAAAGCTGGAGTCTCCATTTAGCACCCGGCTACTCCGCACAATCCCTTCTTCCCCGCATACCCCACATTTAACCCTCCAATTAGCTCTAGTAGATGAGTAGCTAACAATGGAAATAGCGGTGACATCGCCAAAATGTTGCCCCTGTAGATTAATCGTATGCGCTTTACGGTTCTTTGCTCTAGCCCCCTCCGTATGATACCTATTGATAAATGGACTGGGTTTTCCTTTCTTAGTATCGCTCATGAGTTTCTTGCTTTCCTTAGAGTGAGTTTTCCCGAGATAAGGGGTGCCTTGTCTCAACTCATGGGTGTTAATGTAGTCGAAACCTCCACTTCCTCCCTGTCTCAGGTTGTAGCAGAGCGGGTCTTCCCTGTACGTCTCAATCAGTTCGAACTCTTTTGCAAAAGCTTCCTCTGCGTTGTCAAAGACGAAGCACACGTTCTTGATGAACGCCTGTTTGCCATACTTCTTCACTGCACCCATCAATATCGTACCTGACCCTAAGTATCCATCATAGGGGGCTCTCGTTTTGTGAACCCCAAAGTAGTACCTGCCATTAGCGATGTTCTGTGTTCGGTACACTGTATAGCGCATTGTCATCATGAACCTCTACTAAAGAGGTCAATAGTCAGAAAGGTTAACGGTACGACCGAGAAAATAGTTTTCAAAAAAAACTAACCAAAAGAGCGATGTGCTTGGTATACTGAGAAGTAGGAGATGCTTTTATGAGGATTACAGTACGCCCGGTCGGTCGCAGGAACATCGAAGTATCACATTGCGTGCTCTGCGGCTCGAAGCGTACCATCGGATTCGGAGTATGTGCCAACCAGTGCTTCTGGCTGCTGACAGGCTGGGTCGGATACAATGCAGTTCTGAACGAGACAGTCTTCGTGGACTATAGGGCTCTCCCACTGGCGAAGCTGCACAAGTGGAACCCGACAACCAAGCGAGTAACAGCACCCTCCTTCCCCAAGCTTGTAGCTATGGCTCGTGCATGGGGCTGGACAGGCGACACCGCAGCACCGAGTCAACCAACAATCAAGAACGCACCCAACCGAATGGAGACGCAATGATTTTCATCAAGGGAACAGCCATAAAAGCGGAGGTGATCCGCTACATTGAGTTTCAAGCCGAATTACGTAACTCCGCACTGGCCACAGCGAGAACCAAGAAGGAGCGCGAGCGCATCGAAGCGGTCAAGAACGGCTTACTGCTTTTGGCTGGCGATCTCAAGGATATGCACATCCACCTGCTAGATACCGAAACCGCGAGGTGGGATTGATTGATGCACACATTCGATCCCGAAGGGGCAGAACAAGGGTGAGCCGGAATGGTTTTATGGAAATACCTGCAAGATGCAGCCGATAGAAGCAGAGCGCGACGGTGAAGGATTGCTGTATTTCGAGCTGACCCCAGAGAAAGCAACCGAGTTTTTGACGAAGGGAGGAACGTCATGAGGAGGGATGAGGAGGATGCATGGATCATCCAGATGGCGGCAGAGGAAGATGGAGCATTCATCGCCGCAGGACATATGGGCATCCCGGCCATCGAGAACACAAGTTTGGTCGGGACGGATGCTCTGGCTGCACGGGTTTCGTTTGCACGTTTTGTTGAGCTTGCACGACTCAAACTCAGACTGAGTAAAGAACAATTTGCAGCGAAGGCTCGAATCCCGCTAGGAATACAAAAGCAACAGCATCACCCCAACGCTAGGAGGCGTTACAGAATGACATCCCGCCAAAAACTTGTGATCCGCATTCTTCTCTTGGTGGCCCGACTCATCGCTGACGAAGGGTGGCAGAAGGAAATCTCCGACCTGGCCAACCACATCACTTACTCCAATATCGCCGCCTAGCCCCGCACCACCCCCGCGTCTTTAGGAGGCGCAAACCAATGGCAACCTGCGTAGCATTGCACGCGCATCACGAAGCGAGTCTCCCTATCGAGCTTTTAGGTGAGTCCTATGCTTCACGGCTCGAAACCATCAACACAACAAAGGCGAGAGTAGAAGAGCCTTGGCAGATCGAACTGCGGAAGAAACTGTTTCGTGAAATTCTTCCTGCCGATATGCCAACTTGGTTGGCCGACCTGTGGAAGCAGAGCGACGACCTGTTGAAGCAGCGCGACGACCTGTTGAAGCAGCGCAACGACCTGTGGAAGCAGCGCAACGACCTGTGGAAGCAGCGCAACGACCTGTTGAAGTTGAAGCAGCGCGACGAAAAACTCATCGCTTTCCACGACTCTATCTGCGATTGTGGATGGTCGCGCACGAACAACAACATATTCGATTTCCCGCGTCTTTAGGAGGCGCACACCATGCCTAGCGAAATCGTAGTAGGTGAGAAGGTCGATGCCTTCCTCACCCAGTGCCAAGACATGACATGGTTCGAACTGGCGTGCTGCATCCGAGCCCTCTGGACGGAGATGAAGAGACGGAATCCCATCGGCATCAACTGCTATGAAGGTTCGATGGCCGGAGCATACTTCGCGGTGGAAGAGATAGCCAAGGCAGAGAAGATCAACCCGTCCGCCGAAGCAGGGCCGGGAATCGACAAGAAGAAACGGAAAGTGAACGGCTAGATGGCTTGTCTATGGGGATGACAGGGACCCGATGGCGGTTCGACTCCGCCCCAGTCCACCAAACCCGACACTCGACTCGGAGTTCGAGCGAGGTCAGTCGGAAATATGTCTACCTGCTGGCTCTCGAAACGAACCATTGTGAAAAGTCAGGGTCCTCGATATTCACCCTAAACTGACCGAGAACTGCACTAGATTTCATGTATATGTGCCCCATCTTCTGTGCCTTGCGTTTAGAGAACCCGGTTCCAACCGGTGATACCTTGTCGATGAGTGAGTGTAGCCACGCTGCCACAGCAGCTTCCTTGCCGTCCTTGGAGTCCATGAGAGCCTTGGATGCCCTGCTCATAGCCCGACGTACATCTGGTCGGTGTAGCCCGAAGTGATTTGCTACCTGTTGGAAGTTGCGAGTCCTGACATACTCCATCACAACCGTGGAGAGTCGGGGTTTCGGCGACGGGGATTCGATGCCTAGCGGCTCCAGTGAGTTCTCCAGCCCAGCCTTTTCCAAGACCTCATGTAGTAGTTCTTCGGTGGGCTCCCCCACCATCATGAATGTGCCCAGCGTTTTCACCGCCATGCGGATACGGAAGCTGCAAACGGTCTGCGTTGACTTGTGGATGAGGGCGAGGGTGGACTGAGTCTTCGACAGCAGATAGTAGCTGAGGAGAAGTTCTTGGTCTTCTTTCTTCAGGAAGCGGAGCGTCCGCAGGAATCGTTCAAAGTTCTCGCTAATGAAACTGAGGATGTCTTCCTCAGCTAGGTCGGCTTGCGTCTCCAAGCTAATGGTGGTCGCGCCTTCTAGTTGCTCATCCTCGCTCAGAAGCATAGCTCTGGCACTGGTCACGCTATCGAAAGTAAGGAGTATTTTCACTCATCACGACACCTCCACAACACAACGCGGCTCCGTAGCTCCGATTTTGTGTTGGTTTTTTGAATTTGCTAAGCCTTGTTTGCGTGCCCGTTCTGCTTGTGCAGCGCGGCGTTCAGGAGTCCAGCTTAGTCTTAGTGAAATGGATAGTTTCTGACGGGATTCCTTGGAAGGGGGTATTCCTTTATTCCAAGAGGGTCTCCCGGCTGTTGTAAAAGTTACAGGTGACGTATACCCACGAGCTTTCTTTCGCGCCCATGCAGCACGCATTTTAGCTCTGGTTTCTTCGCTGTGTTTATGGTTCAGGTGACTTGGGGGCGTTCTACCCTGACTTGCCGCTTTCTTTCTAGCTCTAACCTCAGGTGGGTCCTGAACACCCCTCTTACGCTCACCATTCTTCTTCCATGCTTCCCGGCGACGTTCTGTGGGCTCAAGCTGAGCCGCAGTCCAGCCGTCACGAGCGATGTTGTACCCATAGACAGACTCGGCTGACCGTAGCTGTTTAATCCAAACCGTCTCTCTCGCCCGGAGCCAAAGCTCATCAAGGACTTCTTCCACGATTCCAAATTGGAACGCAGCTTCACCATACTTATCCCACGCCGCTTGAAAATGAGGGCTATGATGCTTCCCCAACTTCAGGGCTCTAAGGTGAGCGGACTTTCTTCTGGGTATAAATTTGGCTGACCCGACGTATACTTTACCGTTCACCAAGTTCAACCATATGTAAACCCCCGCCACTCCCGCCATTTTTTCCTTTGTTATTGACAAATCTAAAAATTACAGGTAGATTAGTAATAAGTCGAAGTGTGCCTGTAATCACCTACACTACCTAAATACTGTACTTTTAGCTTGTATGTACATGAAAAAATAGCCCCCTTATTATAGGGGGCTATTTTGTGAGAACTTATAACAGGCTATTTCAGAGCCACGCCCACGACCGCTCCGCCATACTTCAGCGCGTTGCCGAAGCCAGCATTTGTCACGGCTCCACCCGTGATGCGGGTCTGAACCATGAAGGTTGAAGCGTTGAGCCGCTGCGAATACTGCAATACGGAGTTGACGTTGGTGTCTGGGGAGATGGTCGCCGAGTCAATCAGGATACCAGCTTCGATGATGATACCAGCGACGGCAGAAGTAGTGAATAACCCAGCACCAAGCGGAGTTGAGCCATACGTGGTACCATGCCCGTGAACGTCAACACCGGTCGCAAGACCAGCTACCTCGAACACCTGAGCGTGCAGACCACCGTCGAACACCGGGCGACCGTTGACGTTAGGCGGCGAAGCGAGGTTGCCACCCGGCTGAATAGGCGAGATGTATTCGTCCGGGTAGAAGGCACCAATGGAGATGTTCTGAGTACCAGTCGCGGCGGCAACGACATAGATGTAGGCCGAAGGGAAGAAGCCCGACGCATCAGGGTTGTTGATACCGTTCGCTTCCTGCGACACGCCTACGATGCTGTCAACAGTCGTGTAGACGTTGCTCTTGTCGTCGGTGACGATAGGGTTGGGGATGTGGGCACCAAAGGAGCCAAGGTTGAAGGGAGCCCCGCTCTTCGATGCTTCAACAACAACAGCGAGGTACGAACCTGCGGTTGTCCCTGCTGGGAGGGTCACCGTCAGCGGCTTTACCTGATACGCTGAAAAATTCTTTGCTTTCTGAACAACTGAAATTGCCATCTGAGGGGTCTCCTAAAGAGAGTTTCGTTTCTACCTAGTATTTGGTAGTTAGAATTTTGGGTATTTACTGCATATGTCACACGAAGAAAAAACAGATAGGTACCAAGCAGAGTACCGTAGGGCTATTGCGGCTTATATGGAGGGGTTAGGTGGAAGGTACTAAACCCCTCGTCTCGTGTATCACCCCCACCTACAACCGCCGCGAGTTCTGGCCGCGCTGTGTGGGGTATTTTTTGTCACAGGACTACCCAAATCTTGAGTGGGTAATTGTTGATAATGGGACAGACCAAATTAAAGACCTCCTACCTGAGGACCCTCGCATCCGGTATGTTTCGATGCCGAATGTGAAATTGAACCACGGTCAGTTGATGAATGAGGGCTGTGCGCTTGCCAAAGGTGAGTTCCTGATTGTGGTAGACGACGATGACATCTATCGTTGTGACAGGGTGTCTAGACAAGTGGCACCGTTCGCTGACCCCAATGTGTGGGTAACCGGAACCAGCCGCCTGTATTACTACATCCATGGGACGGAGACGGCCTACCGCTACCAGAATTGGACTTCTCAGCCATGGATAGGTGCCTTCGCTACTCGAAGGAGCGTGTGGGAGAAGCAACCGTTCGAAGACATACCCTCCGGTGCTGACTGCAAGTTCCTTCGCAGCATCCCGCAAGAGCACTGGAAAGACCTTAACACATTGGATTTGATGGTGGCTACAATCCACCCTGAAAATGCGTCAAAGAAATATTTGCCTAGCATGTCCTATATTGAGACTGAGTGGGAAGATATAGAGAAGGTCACTAAGGGGTTGTTGATTTGAGTCTATCTAATGTAACAATTCTCATTACATCTTTTCTGCGTCCGGGATATTTGGCGGACTGCTTGGCAGGTATCAAAAAGAACCTTCCTGAATGTCAGGTGGTGGTTGTAGACGACAGCGGCATAGCCGGAGCTACCATATCCCTAAAGTTTGACTCGGGACTGTCGGTGAAACGAAACCACGGGGTAGCTGCTACACGTACAAAATACCTTTTGATGGGCTCCGACGACTTCGACTTCTCTACCGACGAGGCACGTCGAGGCATCGAACGCCTGCTCTCGGTACTTGACGCTGACCCGAGCATCGACGTGGCTGGCGGACACGTGGATGGAAACGTGTACGAGGGTGACCTGATTGTCGCACCCGGCCAGTATATCGCCCAGACTAAACTCAACATTACGAGGAACATCACCCAATGTGACCTCGTAGTGAACTATTTCCTCGCCCGTACAGAATCTATCCGTCCATACCCATGGGACGAGCGGATGAAAATTGGGGGGGAACATGGTGACTGGTTCCTCACCCTGAAAGACCATGAGTTGAAGGTAGTCGCCGTCTCCGATGTGAATATCACCACCCTGCCCTACAACCGGGATAAGGAAGACCCTCGCTACGCTTCGTTCCGTGGACGTGCCAAAGCTCTGGGTCATCGCATTTTCTTGCGTAAGCGCGGGGTCTCTGAGTTCTTCGGCTCTGAGTCCACGCCTCCGGCTCCCCTACCTCTCCCTAAGTTCATCGTGGCGGTGGTCGCGTGCCATAAGTACCAGCATCGGGTAGATGAGATTCGCAAGACGTGGCTTAAGTCGATGTACAAGGTGGACTACAAAATATTCTACGGCAACGGTGCAACTCGTGAACCGCTGGAGGATGAAGTGTTCCTCGATGTGGACGACGGGTACCTTGGTCTCCCGGCAAAAATGAAGGCTATCTATCAGTGGGTGCTCGACAACGGCTATGAGTATGTGTGCAAGGTGGACGACGATACTTATGTAGAAGTCCCGCGTCTGGTTCAAGCTGGCTGGCAGCAGCATGACTATACAGGTAGGGAGAACCGTGGGGGGAATCCCTCGTGGGCTTCAGGTGCGGCTTACTGGTTGAGCAAGCGTGCTATGCAGATCGTCGCCGCTGCACCACTGACATCGGACACGGCGGAGGACCGCTGGTGCTCTCATGCTTTGCACAAGCAGGGAATTAATGTACATAACGACCTGCGTTACTCCCTCATCATCTACCATCAGCCGGAATGGAACACTGCGGTTACGGCTTGCATCTGCCACCCTAACGTGACAATGCCTATGATTGAGGAAGGGTTTGAGTTTGGAGGGTCGGTAGCGTTGAACAACGCTCTGCCTCTATCTCCGACCGTCGTCAATTCACCACAGACCCATGCCCCGATGTACCACGAGCCCCCCACTCAATGGAAGTCCACGTTCTTGGAATCTAAAGTAAAAGTTCTTTTCCAAAAGTTCCGATATGTGGTAGCTACGGTTCCGGGCTCTTCGCATTACAAATCCCTGTGCAAGATTTACCCTGAGCACATGGAAGAGGTAGTGGAGACACCAGAGGGTAGCCGCATCATATTTATTGTGGATAGGTAAAAAGGGCAGCAACCGAAGTTGCTGCCCTTGTGTTAGAAATTTGCCTAGCTACTTCTTTTCTTTTTGTAGGCTACCCACAGCATCAGGATCAGAAACCCAATGCTTGTACGTGCCTGCTTTCAACTCAGCCATCATGGTCTTTAACCGGCTAACCGGCATAGCTATAATACTGGTTTTATTTGGTAGTTCTATAATACTGAGAAGTCAGAAAAGCTTTTGTTTAATCATCCAATCTGACCAAACAAATTCCCTGTAGTCACCCGCGTGTTGGCGGTGCTGTCTTTGCACACCCGGATGTAATTCCAGATAATACCCGATGGGTTAATCATGGCTTGGTGGTTCGTGGCGTCAATGATGACCTGAAGCTGGTTGAACTCCGCAGCCGGGGCCGGAGGAGTATAGCTGACAGCGGCCAAGTTGCCGGTGATGCTGACACCCGAGTTGGGGGAGCCTGAAGTGTTGGAGCCCGGTACCGTAATGCCACTGTTTTGAACCCCGTTCAAGAGAATGAAGGTCTTACCAAAGGCAAGGGGTGCGATGACAGCACCGTCTTCTAGATTCTGGAGGACTTCAGCACCGCTGGTCGTGCTGATATAGGTATTCCACGAGGTGGCGTATCCGCCAGCGTCTTTAACCGGTGATGCAACTACGAGAAGGTTACCCGCTAACACGGACAGGTTGGCCTCTGCACTGGCAACAGTCTCACCGTTCACGGTCACGAAGGTGTTCTTCACGTAGAAGGTGGTCGTGGTAGCGATGCCCTGCTTGTGGCTGTCTGCTGTTGGGGTGTACTGGGTCAACACAGGAGTTCCCGGAGCACTGATGGTAGGACCGTCCGTCATGACGGTGGGGTCATTCGAGGCTTCCACCCACACGTTTCCTTCGAGCCCGGTGATGTGTAGGGAGAAATTGAACCAGTTGTTGATGTTCCGCCACGCACCAGAAAGCGCGGCTTGGGAACTGAAGATTGTATTATTCGCCGTTTGCATGAGAATCCCTCTGATATAGAGGGTCATAGTTTGTAAATCATAATTCGGGGTTTTTCTTGGGAAAAGTTTTAGAACTATGAACCTCTATTGGTGAGGGTACTAAAAATGGCTAAGCTTCGTGCTACTGCATCTTTCGGACTAGGTGGGAGTAAAACCACAGAGTCCGTCTTTTCCAAAAACCACTTTTCTTCGGAGACTACGCTGTCGCCGGAGGTTCGCCAAAAGATTGCCTCGCTTGGTTTAACAAGGGTCGCAGGGAACCAATTTATCTGTGAGTCTTCACGTGATTTCTGGGTAGTACAAGGAAACAAGGTCATGAGACTTTCAGGGGACGAGGTAGATAATGGAGAAAGCTTGAAAGCTGCTCCTGTGGATAATCCTGCGAGTTTCCTAGCTGCGATACTGGACGACCTTTCGTTCTGACGATGGCTAACCCCTTCAATCTCGGTGTCTATCGTTGGCTGAATACTGTCACAGGGAAGTCCTATGTGGGTAGTTCCAGTACTAAAACAGAGTTTGAACAAGCACTAGCTGAGTACAGGCAGAACCCGACACGTTGCGAGGTCTGCTGCAACCCTGTGCAGTTATTATCTACTCAACAGAGCAAGCGGTGGGTAACCAAACTATACAATCGCAAGCATTGTAGCCGCGCTTGTGCTAATAAGGTAAAGAGTTTCACAACCCTCTTGAAGAAGGAGAAAGCAGCCTCGGCTGTGGTATAACCCCTATGGCAGATACACCAAAGTATTCTAGTATTATCGACAGCTTTTTAGACTCCCGTGAGCCTAACTGGAAAGACCTTGGGATGAAGGACGCCAAGGACTCCGGCGACGACTGGCTCGAACGCACACGAGGCGAAGCCGACACCGACTTCATGGATGCCATCGCCGAGGGGTCGAGCAAGCATACCGCCATGCCTCCGACAAGTAAGGGGGCCACTCTTCAGAACCGTCTGCTGGACAAAGAGACTGCGGCTCCTCGTCTCGTTGGTGCTCGTGGTGGAAACCTGCGTCAGGCTGCTAACTCTGACGACTACAAGTCTGCCGTGGGCGATGACGACTCTCTCATGGCGGAAGTCACTCAGACTCTCGAAGAAGCTGCCAAGGGCGGCAAGGTAGAGAAGAAGAACCGTTCCGATGGAGAGATTCAGCGTTACGTTCATCAGCTTTTGAATCAGGGGGTTACTCCCTCAAAGGTTGCAGCACAGTTGAAGAAGCTGGCGAAGATTGAAAAGTTTGACGTGACGGCTGCTGCGACGTACCTCCACAAGAACGCCGGTATCCTTGGCGTTGCTTATCTGGAGCCGAACCACAAGACCGCCGAGATTGAACTCTACAACAAGGGCAACAACATGAGCAACTCGTTCCTGAACAACTCCGACGCCGGGGGAACAGGGATGCAGATTCTCGAACCGAACACATTCATGGACGGCAACAACCCGCAGTACGGTCGCACCGCTTCTGAAGACAAGACCGCATTCTTCAACTCCAACCGTGAGTTGCAGGTCTTGCAGCAGCTTAGGGAAGAGGGCAACATCGTAGGTCAGATTGAACCCGGCGACACCGTTACCATCCTCACCCCTCAGGGTCAGGAGCGTAAGGGACGTGCGGTTATGTTCAATGCCGACCATCACGCTTGGGTTCTCAACATGGGCGGAGCCCACGGTACACCGGGCATGGCGGATGCAGAGAATATCGTCAAGGTCAAGAAGGCTCCGAAGAAGTCATCGAGCAACGACTGCGTACGTCAGAACAAGGCGTGGAAGTCCGCTGGTATCACCCCACGTGCCAAGTCGGTCAAGCAGATTACCGCTTGCGCTGACTGCTCCTACTTCAAGAAGAACGGCTCCACCAAGTCCTGCGGTCTCTATGGACTACCTGTTGTCTCTTCGGCCTCAGAATTGACCTCAGTGGTCAATAAGTTAACCGCTGGCGTTCCCTCCGACCTCAAGAAGGCTGCGTTGGTGCAGATTGCCAACCGTCTCCCTCAGCAAGTCACCCCCAAGGCTGCTTCCGATAAGGCTCCAATTGTCCATCAGTCGTCCTTCACTAAGGAACGCAACTACGGCTTCAAGGAAGGCCAGCATTTCAGCGGCAACCTTGTACACAAGGCTCACGTCAAGGGCTTCACGCTGAAGCAGATAACTGCCGCTGCCGAGAAGAAGTACGGCACGCTCGAAGCTTCACGCGGTATCCGTGAGTTCGTCGCCAGCCTCCAGAAGGAACGGGGCAAGATTATCATGGCGAAGGCCGATGCGGACTACCTGAAGAAGGTGGGTATCCACAACGAGGCTATCGTTGGTGCTGCCAAGTGTGCTTCCTGCAAGGCTCACACCGGCAAGGAAACTCACAAGGCTGCTTCGGTCGAAGGCGTGACCCGTGCAACTAACCCGTTCGTGGAAACAACTATGGGTTCGGTTCGTGGAACCCGTCACACTGCTGCCACTCACTTTGACTCTGCCTCCGTGGACAAGTACCACAAGGCGGGTCACAGCATTCCGAAGATTCTCAAGGCTGCATCTGCCAAGTTCGGTTCGGCACAGGCATCCAAGGCAATCCGCGACTGGGCACACAACCTTAAGAACACCAACACAAAGATTGCTCTCAGCCAGATTGATTGCACAGTATTGAACAAGATGGGCGTCAAACTGGGTAGCCAGAACGCCATCGTTGGGGCAGAGAAGTGTGGCTCCTGCTCATTCCGCAATGGTATGCATTGCGGAATGACAGGTGGTACGCTCATCCACTTTCCCGGCATGAACCAGACGGCCTCGAATCACAAGGTCGCAGCGGGTGCCCCGGAAGACGGACGTTCTATATTGAAGGAGTTCGACTTGATGGGTAGCAAGCCACAGGGCGACATTGACATGAGTGCTCCGTCTCGTGCGGACATTCAGATGAACAACGTGATGGACGCAGGGGACTTATGAAGGTGTACCTCGTAAGAAATACTATCAACGGCAAAGTGTATGTAGGTAAGACCGTTGAGAGTACCGGGTCGCGATGGGTTAAGCATGTGTCCGCCGCAAAACACGGTAGTAGGACGTACATCCATAAGGCCATAAGAAAGTACGGTGCTGAGGTTTTTGTAGTTGAAGAGTTAGCATCAGCGGATTCAAATGAACAGTTGTCTATTTTAGAGCAACAGTTTATTAAACAGTTTGAATCTTCAAAGTCTGAGTATGGCTACAATCTTACTCTTGGCGGAGAAGGCATCACAGGTTGGAGCCATTCAGAAGAAACGAAAAGGAAGATTGGGATAGCAAATAAGGGTGGTGTAAGGGATGAGCAACTGAGAGCAAGAATCTCGCAGAAGCTAACCGGGCGTAAACTGAGTGCCTCCCACCGAAGTAAGTTAGTGGGGCAAGTTGTTACGGAAGAAGTGAGAGCAAGAATTTCAAGTAAGCTTTTAGGGCACAAGGTGTCTGATGAAACGCGGAGAAAAATATCCGAATCTCATAAAAAGCGAAGGGTGAAGGTATGAGCGGTAGGAATACCAGCGGTGTAGAAGTGAATGAAGACGGCAGCATCACGGTGCTTGAATCGGAACGGGAGAAAGACCGCCGTATCCGCAGGGAACGTGTGGAGAACATTCGGGAGAGCATTACTAACCCGAACTACGACCCCGCTGAAGCCAGCCGTATGATTGCCGTAGAGATTGCCAGAGTAGCCGAAGACTTGAGCGACTGCCTTGGCGATGGGCCAATGGACACCACCCGGTTGAAAGTCTACGAGCAGCAACTGAGAGCGTTGCGTGAACTCGGCAAGCAGTTGGGTGACGCAGACTACTTGAGCAAGAAGGACGTTCTCAACTTTGACGGGGCAAAATTCACCTATGTATTGGGGGTTATTGTTGATAGCTTTGTCAAAGCGTTGAAAGAGGCTGGGGTGGGAGAAGACCTGCGAACAAGTATTATGCGGCACTACCGTGATGAAATGCAAATAAATGAGGCGAAAATTCGTAAGGAAACTATGGCTATAGGTAAGAAATGAAACTCATAGATTTGACAAATCGCAGGTTTGGTCTCTTGACCGTAATCGGTAGCTGCAATAGCTGGAAGAGTGCCCTATCTACTGAGGCGTTCGAAGCGCATGTAACACAAGTTTACAACCACCTTCATAATATGAAGTGTATGAAAGTAGGAGCATAAAATGGCCGCTAGTGGGAACTCAGTCGCAATTAAATCTTTCCAGTCCTTCGTTGTCAACGAAGGGCTCCTCGCCAAGGTCGTAGAGGCCGTCAAGGCTGGTGAGAAAGACGCACGCACGTCTGGCGATGTAAAATCTTTTGAGATTTTTTATTCAGGTTTCCGTCAGAACATCTCCATCGGGCGCATCTTCATCGTCCCGGCGAAGGTCTGCGACGTTCGTAACAACTTCCCCATTGCCCTGCTCTACGGCACTGTGGTCAAGGAACTGAATCTCGGCGAAGAGACCGCAGACCTCATCACCAACAAAATGGGCGACACCGAATTTGATGAATACAGCCAAGCTGACTACGCCGCTATCAAGGACAAGTTCTTCACGAACGAGGAGGGCGACTTAACCTCGCTGGTTATCTTCGCTCCTCACTGGTCGAACATCCGCGAGTACATCGGCTTCAAGTTCACGGACGAAGACGATAAGCTCTCTAACCTGCTCCGCCACCTTGTGTTCTCGGCGTACTTCAACCCGGCTGTCTCCTCCGCGTTCGACGCATTGATGACCACGGTGGACACCAACAAGCTGGACGTTACCGACATCACCCCGAAGCTGACCTACCCCTTCCTCACTCAGAATCCGCTCACTGCGTACCCTGAGTTCTCGAAGCAGGGTGGTTGGACGAAGACCAAGATTTTCCTCACCGCCAAGACGGCGGACGCCATCACTCAGGAAGTGCTTGAGCCTCAGGAGTTGAGCGTGTTCGATGAACTCGACGCGGTTCTCAATGAAGTCACCATGCCTCCGGTTGATGCGATGGAAGATGTGGCCGACTACAAGGGGCCTGACGGTTCCAACCACGGCAACGCTGAGATTCCAGAAATTGCCGACATCAAGGACTCCATCCAAAACACCAAGGAAGAGGATGAGCCGAAGACTGCTGCGGCAAACCCTAATCGGTACCCTATGTCTTCGTTATTGGCAGAAGCGGGTATGTCCATCAAAGAATTTATGGGCTTTGATGAGAATACAAAGAAGACTGTGCTCCAGAGGGCCGCAGATAGTCTGTCAAAGGTTTCGGCTCTTGATGACGGAACAGAACTGCGTCATCGCCCTGACTACGGCGAGAAGGGTTCCTACACGCAGGAGATGAACGAAGACGCCATGAAGATGGGCTCAGAGGCTCCTTTCGAGACCCCGTTCACCAACGTCGGGCCGGGAACCTCCGCTCACGACAATGCGAACAAGGCTATCGCTGTAGCAGTTGACACCATCTCGACCAAGGGTGACGCACCTATCGGTATCGCAATTGACGAGACCGGTGTGCCGCGTCGTGCTGAGGAAGAGCGTAAGGTTGCTGCGTCATATCCACAGTACACCGTGAATGGACGAGTCTGCACTTCTTATGAGGATGCCAACCGCTACTGGGAAGCCAAGGGCGGCATCATGATGGAGAAGCTTGAGGGTCTCCCGGCTCACGTGTTGCGGGAACGACCATTGGAGTCAGCAAAGTCAGCGAAGAAGACCAGCTTCGACATCGTGGCTGCGGTGGTTGACGCCATCGACTTGGACTTGACCGATGACACCGACGCACTCTCGACCAACGCCAAGGCCGCACGTGTGAAGAACGAGAACCACCTGAACAAGTACGCCATCCGTCGCAAGAAGGCCAACGTGAATCTGACTGAAGATAGCATCTGGGATGCTATCACCGAAGACTTCGGTGAGGCTCCGCAGGTTGAACTTCCGGGTGAAGGCTCCGCTCCCAAGGGCGGCGATGAGACTGGCGACAGCGGCGTTTCCGAATCTGAACCTAAGACCGATGCTCCCAAGAAGGACGGGTTCAAGTCCAAGATGTTCAACAAGGACAAGGCCGAGAAGCCAGCGGAGCCCAAGGCTGAAGAGCCGAAGGAAGAGAAGAAGGAAACTCCGAAGGAAGCTGCGTTTGACCAGTATCCCGGTGAACACGGTTGCCGTACTTACGTCGGCGAGACAGACACTCAGGGTCGGGCAAAAGGTCCGGGTCAGGTCTGCATGAAGCCTGAGACGGTCAAGATTGACGGACGCATGTACTGCGACGAACACCGCCCTGACAAGTCAGCCTCGGCTAAGATGGCTACTTGGATGAACGACTACGAGATTCAGGACGCCCAGCGTCGGTTCGCTCAAGACCCAATCATCGGGCCGGTGTGCAACTTCCTCGCCGCGTTCGCTGATGAAGTCAACAGCAACTCCGATGGTTGGCACTCGTGGCCGCTTCCGGCTCACGCTGCGTCATCGCTGATGGGTCTGGTACAGAAGGCTAAGGACAACAGCCGCAACAGTATGCCGGGTCAGGTGCCCGTCACCGTTGAAGATGTCAAGAAGGCGATGGCACCTATCAAGGCGTTCATGACCCGTCGCGGTCTCAAAGCTGGTATGGTCATGCCGTCATTGGTCATCAGTTCGAAGAAGGTGGCTGCGGCGAAGAAGGCGACTGCCCTATTCCCTTGCAAGTGCGGACGTAAGCTGATTGGCGGAGAAGGCGAGGAAGACAACTACTACTCGTGCAGTGGTTGCAACAAGATTAGCACTCAGTGTGACTGCCCTCCCTCGAAGACGGGCAACGACGTGAGCGCAGACATCTCCGAAGCCAAGGCTGAGGTTGTATCTCCGACCACAGTTGACGCCGACATCAAGCAGCCGGTCAAGACCGTTGAAGAAGCGGCTAAGGTTGGTGGTTGCGACGACGGTCTGCGTGACGATAAGGTTGCTAAAACGGACTCCACGGGAGACGACAAGTACCGTGAGATGCAGCGTGTGAAGCAGCAGGAGCAGTTGAAGAAGCAGGAAGAGGCACAGGCGTCCAAGTCCGCTGCTGATATAAGTGGGGACATCTCTGAGGCTAAGGCCGAAGTGGAGTCCCCTGCATCGGTCGATGCTGACATCAAGCAGCCGGTGAAGTCGGTTGAGGAAGCCGCAAAGGTGAAGGTACTTGCTGCCATCGCTCGTAAGAGGGCGGATGCTATTTCTGGTGACATTGCTGATGCGAAGTCTGAACTGGATGCTGGTGCCAAGGCTGAACTAGCCGACAGCCCTGAAGCAACCAAGACCGTGAACCCAGAGCACTTCGCCGCCGCTGGTGACGAGCACGATGAGGCAGTAGAGATGAGCGACACCTTTGGCGAACTGGCCGACCTCGCCGACAATCTTCCGACACAGATTACCGCTGGTGCAAAGACGGGCTCTTACGCCAGCAAGAATTTCAAGAGTAAGAAGGACTTCAGGGAAGCTGTTCTGTCTGGCAAGCAGATTTCTCTCTATAACCCCGGCATGGGTGAACCCCCAATGAATGGTCGGGCAACAGTCGAAGGCCCTTGGTACCCAGAGCCCCATCGCTGGTACGCGGAAGTTATGGTTAAGGACGGAATTGTTGTAGGGGTGAAATAATGGCTACCGATAAGAAATCCGACTACAACATGCCCGGTGCAACCTCACAGCAGTACGAGGATTGGGCTGGGTCATTTGGTGAAGAGCAGCCGGAGTGCGAGGCCAAGAATGCTAACGGCCACTCTTGCGGTAACCACATGAGCAGTCTCAGCCAAGACCCGTGGTGTGCCTCCCATGAACTGTTGTACAACACTGTAGAAGCCGACCCCACCGATGAGCCCTACCTCACTCCTCAGGACATCGCGGAGTTGACTGAGGCTGCACACGGAGACGAGTACATTATCTACGACAAGAACGGCAAACAGTTCCCGCCGCCCCGCACCAAGACTGGTGCATGGAACCCTCAAACGATGTATCCGAGCGGAGCTTGCAAGCACTGCAACGGACAGGGTAAGTTCCGTTCAACGGAGCCCAACTCCAGCATCCCGCAGACTTGTAACATCTGTCACGGCACTGGTGGTACGGTTCCCTCCCCTGAAGACAGAGCACGGCACCCGGAAATCTTTGCTGCCAAGACCGGAGCAAAGCTTTGCACCATCTGCCACAAGCCAATCACCCTGTCGCCATCGGCGAAGGAACGTGCTGAGCGCCACGGAGGAAGCCCATCTGACTACACCAACATTTTCACCACCCACTCTCAGTGTGAACTTGATAAGCGTAAGGCTGACACTTCAGCCCTTATGGCTAAAAAGAGGGAAGAGTCAGCACAGGATGAGGCGGCACGTCGTGCCCCGTTCAAGCAGGGAGCGGCTGAAGGATGTGAATACTGTGCGGGTAAGATGCCCTACGCCGAGCAAGCCCCGGTGAAGGGCAACGGTGGCACGTACTACCACTACAGGCTCAATGATGGAGACCCGTTGGCTGTCTGCACGAATCCGAAGTACAACAAGTACAAGGCCCAGCAAGAGAAGCAGGGTATGATTACCAGCGATGCACAACTCGAAACGATGTCCCCTGCTCCTACCGGTACAGGGGGGGCTAAGGATGATATCGGCATCAACTCTTCTCCGGCTTCGACCAAGGGTGGAGTGGAAGTGTTGGATGGAGCAGTACATCACACCGAACGTCCTAATGTAAACGCGATGCGTGAAGTCATTGAGACCCAAGTTGAGATGGAAGTGGGCAAACCGATTGAACAGACCCAAGCTGAAGTTAAAAACGAGGTTAAGGAAATCACCGTGGACAAGAGTAGCGGGACGCAACTTATCATCAACATCGCGGGTAAAAAGAAGACCCTAATGTTCTCCAACGTGGCGACGGCTAATGCCTTCATCAAAGGCGCATCAGCTAAGTTTGGGGATAAATTCAAGGTGGTTCGTCCTGACCAGTGCCCTGACTGCGGCTCGTTGGACAACACAGCATACTACAAGGACGGTCGTCGCTATGACCCGTGGCAGAAGGGTCAGCCCCTATGGGACATAAACAAATGTGATGATTGTGGAAAGCAATGGCCGTTTAAATTTGTCAATCTACCCAAGTCTGCCGCGCCAGCTATCGGTGGGGAAGACCAACCTGTCACCTCCGGCATGTCCGACATCGACGGCCCCGGCCCGAAGTTCCTTGACTTTCGGGAACCATATCAAGGCCAAACTCAGCCTTCCTCGCGTGTGTACATCATCATGGTTGGTGACCAGTACGTGATGGTTGCACCTGACCAAACCTACCGTATCGTCCCTGAAGAAGAGAAGGCAACCCGCTTCGACGGTGAATTTGGTACCGAGGATGCCAAGGAAATCGCAGCGGAAATCAAGGTGAGCACAATGTCGGGAGGTAATCCAGTTCGTGTTATTCCTGCAAAGACAGCTTTCCGTATCGTTAAAGAGCATGGAGACGGCTCCCGCTCTACCCGTTTGGAACCCGGCGACCGTGTACGACTTGTCCGGGTCAGTCAAACTGATGGTTGGTTGATGAAACCGGGCGAACTTGCAACCGTCGTTGGCTACACGCATAAGCGGGAAGCAGAAGCCCAGCCAGACAGCACCATTCAGTCTGTTGATATCAGAACAGACAAAATGGTGGAGGGCAACTGGGGCTCCGCGAGTGTTCCACCATGGTTTTTAGAGTATGTAGGCGATTCACCCAAGAAGGAAGGTTCTATGAAGTCAGCAGGATTCAGCTTTGCCCCCCAGCAGATTGGTGGACAGGTGATTGAGCAGTTCTACCCTCAACTCCAGCACGAGCTTATCTCCTACCCGAACGCCAGCAACGCTCCTATGCCAGCAGAGATGTCCGGTGACGCTCACACGGTTCCCGGCGATGAGAACGGCGAAGAGATGCTGCCCGGTGCCATTGAGGATGCCTTCGAAGGCATGACTCGCATCGGCTACGTTTCCACATCACCGGCTGGTGGTATGGGTATCGGTCGCGACGGTAAGTCACAGGTTCTTGAAGGTGCCCCCCTCCGCAAGGAGAACGATATCCGGGGGCCGATGTTCACCGAAGAGTTCTACGCTGGCACCGACATGGTTCCGGGTTCAGCGTTCGCATCGCTCACGGCCAAGGTTGCCGCTGGTGACGAGAAGAATCAGTTTGGCCTCTTCCTCAAGAAGGTCATGGGCGAAGTTGCCGCTGCCTTCATCGGTGCCTTCAAGGCCACCACTCGTATGCCCATGAACAAGATTCCGGGACTCGGTGAGATTCAGTTGGCACAGATTGAACAGCCGAGCACCATGAACCCGGCCTACAATCTCATCAACACCGGCTCTCGTGTCAAGTACCTCATGGACAAGCTCACGGATAGTCAGGTGCAGGATTGTGTTAATGACGCTTTTGCACAAGCAGCCGTATGGCATGAAGCAAAAGACGGCGGATTTGTGTATGAGGTTTTTGTCCGTGCTGAGACCATTGACACCGAATCTATGCTCCTAAAATACAAATTTGTGACTGGAACCAAGGACTCCGACTAACGCCCTTTCAGACAACTCGTTGTAACAAGGGTAAATCAGATCAAATCAATTCAATTCAGTTGGAAAGCGCAAGGAGAAGGCGGAGTAAATGGCGAATCAATCTGGGTTTCAACTTAATCCTACATTCACCACCTCTCTTTGGTGGTACAAACCAGACCCGGACATTTCGCCCCAAGGTTTGGAAATGATGCTTGAGATTAATGCTATACAGAGAATAGAAACTCTGTTGAATCATAATCAGGTTTGGATATACTACGCCGCCACCACGGGTAACACCAATTCTCAACCTCACATACTTTATGATGCGGTGGCTCAGGCGTTTATGGCAGACATGGAGAACTTGTTCTCAGGGACATCTACGGGTAATACCAGCATACCAATAACAGATGCGACTACTGGAACGAACTATGAGTTGCAGATTGTTAACGGAGCTATTGAAGTAGTACCGCTGAGTTGAGGATTCCACTGAATGGCTAACCTACGTCGTGGGGTAAAAACGGATACAGCTTCGGTCTCATGGCAGGAACACCTGAGCCTCATCGACGTTGAAGCTGATGCCGATGACGGCTTTGATGACCTTCTGGAGGCGGTAGAACCTACCGCTTCTCCTGAAGAGCGTGCTGCCGTGCAATCAGCCCTCAAAGAGATGGCCATCGAAGCTGGCGAAGATGTGGACGAGACCTCCCACCGTGCCTTACCAGTCTCCGCGTCCCTACGTCGTGTTCCTACAACCTCTGGTGTCTTCCAGCGGGGCGGGTCTATCCCTGCCAAAAAGGCAGCAGCAACCAACTGGGATTCTGAGTTCAAGAACGCTCAAGCTCACGCCCGTGATGTTCTGGCGAAACTCGGTCGTTAGGCTTCGAAGTCGTACCCAGCAGCGTTAGCTGCCAGCCGTAAGTCCTCATCACGCTTGTTCATAGAGCACGCTCTGCAATGAGCATAACGGTCGAAGCAGGAGTCACACGTTTCGTTCCCACATCCGGGGCACTCCCATGGTTCCTGTTCATTCGCCTTCTTGCATGAATCGCATTGCCATACTCTCTTCGCCATAGTTCCTCCAAAAAGGTGAGTGGGAGGGGCAATACCACCCATCACCCCTCCCTCAAGTGCCCGACATAGAATTGAGGCTCCCGTTCAGACCCCGCCATGAGCGGTTAGTGGCCTTACTTCTTTTTGGCAAATTCTAGTCGAGCCGCATCCTCCAATTATACCAGAGACTCCACACAAATTGCAACGGGATTTTCTTCCTAAAAAATTTCCAGTAATTTCGCCAATATTGTCCTCTTCTAGTAGAGGAATGTTGAATGGCCCGTGGGCAACGTTTTACAAAACCGACAGACAGTAGTGTTTTTGGAAAAGTCATAGATGGAGCCATAGAAGATGCGAGTAAACTTCTCAATGCCATTGAATTTATCGAGTCACCACAAGGTCTGAACATTAAACTGTACCCGCTTCAGCGGTTGATTGTGAAGTGTATCTTCGCAGTTCCAATTGACTTCGCTCCTATTAAGGTACAGATGTGGGATGTGTTCCGCGAGAACCCTGTTCGCGAGTGCAGCGAGGAAGAGTGCCTGCATATCCTTCATGAAGAAGGACGTTGCAACGTCAATGACTGGCGGGACATGCCGGAGAGGGGCTTCACAGAGGCGGCGATTTTTGCGGGTCGGCGTGGCGGGAAGATGCTTCACGTTGATGAGCCTATCCCAACACCAGATGGATGTAAGCGAAACGGCGATTTAGAAGAAGGAGACGCCGTATTCGGTGAGGATGGACAGGTTTACAAAGTAAAGTACGCTCATCCAGTTGAAGAGTTAGAGGCGTTCAAGGTCTCCTTTGATGATGGTACACACGTATTCGCCCATGGCGGTCACCTGTGGAACACCCTAACCAAGGTTGACCGGAAAGCCGCCAAGTGTTCTAAGCACGCCATTGGGGGCACTACGCGCACTACCGAAGAACTCCTAGCTACTCTAAGGGTGGGTAAGAAACAGGAAACAAACCACTGCATCCCACTTGCAAAGGCAGTAACCTGTCCTGACATTGACCTGCTTCTCGACCCTTACTGTTTGGGGGTATGGCTGGGGGATGGAAATAGCGATTGCGGGATTATCACCGCTGCCCCAGAAGATGCAGACAAGATACTACCCTACTTTGAATCGGCGGGTATGACTTTCTACCAAAACGAGAAAGCACCCACTCGGTGGCACGTACTGGGGTTGTTCTCTCCCTTGCGTCAACTTGGAGTCTTGAAGAACAAGCACATCCCTCATCAATATCTATGGGCGTCCGAGCCGCAAAGGTTATCTCTGTTGCAGGGGCTGATGGACACAGATGGGAGTTGCAGCCGCAGCCGATGTGACTTCACAAACACAAATCGTAGTTTGGCGGAGGGGGTATACCACCTCGCTGCTTCACTCGGACTGAAACCCTATTGGGGGGAGGGCAGAGCTATCCTAAATGACCGGGATTGCGGCGAGAAATACAGGGTAACATGGACAGGCACCCTACCGGTCTTCCGTCTTCCAAGGAAATTGGCAGAACTCCCTAGTACAGTAAACTCCACTCAAAAATGGAGGTTCATCACTGACATTCAACCTGTCGGTAGGATGCCCATGCGGTGTATTACCACTACCAACCCTACCAGTCTGTATTTGTTCGGCAAGAACTTCAATGTCACCCACAACTCTCAGGTAGTGTCCGCCATCGGTGCCTACAAGCTCTACAAACTGCTAAACATCCGGTCGCCTCAGGAATACTTCGGCCTCATCGCCGGGTCGCACATCGACTTCACATTCATGGCTCAGGACGAAGAGGGTGCCAACCGTCTCTACGACAAGCTCCGCGAAGACATCAACCGGGCTCCTTTCTTCAACCCGTATCTGAAGGCTTCCAGTTCATCATGGATGGGCTTCGTGTCTGAAGCTGACCGTCACAAGCGTGACGTTACTCCGTCCATTAACGTCAAAAGCTACGCCAGCACAACCAATGCCGTCCGTGGCCCTTCGAATATCTTCCTCGCTCTGGACGAGTTCGCTCACTTCCGTTCCTCCAAGGGCTCATCCTCAGATGAGGTCTACGGAGCCGCCACGCCGTCTACAGTCAACTTCAAGCACGCGGAAGACCTCAAGGGCGGCTGGGTAGACCAACTCGTCGCTGCGGCCACTATGAAGCCGGAGGAATACAAATCCTTCCAAGACTCTCTTGTGCTTTCCATCTCCAGCCCTTGGACGAAGGTCGGTAAGATGTTCGACATTCACAAGGACGCCATGGAGCGTGGTGCGAAGGAGACTAAGGTATTCACCATCCGGCTATCCACAGCGGAGATGAACCCTACCATCCTGTCCGAAACCCTGCGTTCGGAGTATACCAAGAACCCACTCACGTTCAAGGCTGAATACGGGGGTAACTTCCTTGAGTCTTCTGAATCGTACTTGACTGAAGCACAAATTCAGGCTTGCACTGATGTGAAGTATGTCAAGACGAATGGTGGTTTTGAAGAGCCCGACGAAACTTCTGCTCGGTTCAACCTGTCTCACTTCCATCCCAAGGACATCGGTCGCCAGTATTTCTGGGCAATCGACTTGGGTATGAGTCATGACGCTACGGCGGTCGCAATCGGCCACTTGGAGTATGTCGGGGGTTCACAGCCGATTCACTTGGTCTATGACTACATCGACCGTATGATGGTCGGGGAGAAGTTTGAAGGCCCCGGTGTGGGACACATACAGGGATTGGAGAAGTACGTCGGATTCAAGGCTCTCCCGCTGGAAGACATCCTAGCGTGGCTCAAGGCTCTGAATGTACTGATGCCCTGCTGGCGTGGTGCAACCGACCAACACGGGGGACAGCAGCTTGTGCAGTTGCTCGAACTCAACAAGATTCACAACATTGAACTCGTGAACCTCACGGCGACATTGAACTCACAGATGGCTTTCGTGCTCCAAGGTTATGTCCGCGATACCCGCTGCCGGTTCCCCTACGTTCCAAAGTTCCTCAAGGAACTGCGGTTGGTCGAAGCTGAGTACGTTAACAAGTACCAGATTCGGGTCGCGGCTCCGCTTGAAAAGGGTAGCCATGATGACATGGTGGACGCGGCTCAACTCTGTGCATGGAAGGCTCAAAAGTGGCTCATGGAAGAAGGTGGTTTGAAAATTGACCCCTCCGGTCAGTCACTACTCATCGCACAGCAAATGAACCTCCCTTCAGGGGCTATCATTAATATGGACGGTGTTATCTTGCGGGACCTCCAGATTCTTGAGCGGATGCGAAAAATTCAAAGAATTACGGAAAGTTCTATGGGTGATGTAGTCCGAAACCCCTTCCATAGGAGAGGCCGTTAGGAAAATACTCAATACCCAACTCATAAGTGTAGTCGTGTATTTCTTCCGAGGGTCAATGTCACATGCTTATGATGCTGCTTCAAGCCACAAATCCTCTTACGCCCATCTGGCAATACGGTGCCGCAACTGGTTCGGCCTTCATTTGTGTGGGACTTTTCATTTGGTCACAAGTACAAATTATGACTTTCAAAACGACGGTCGATGCTAACACCAAGGTCATCGCAGAGAGCAACCAAGACCTAAAAAGGCTCATACAGGCACAATCTGCTGCTCAGGATAAACTCGTGGAGTCAGTTCATCAACTGGCGGAAAGCGTCAAGACACAAGCAGACGTTCATCATGAACAGTTTAACCTAATTCGGGAGATGGCGGTGGAGCAGAGGGTGCTTTCAGCCAACCAGTTGACTATTATGAATGGGTTCCAACGTGTCGTGGAACAGTTGATCGGGGCTCTACGTGAATAAAAATTCCAATATGAATGCCCTTATTAAAGGATGAAAATCTATGGCAGTAGATAAGTTCTCAGGAAACACCCCGATTCTCGCTATCCTCACGAGTCGTGTTACACTTGAGGACACACTCGCTCGTTTCGATCAGCAGGTATCCAGACTCCCTCCCGAAGTTTTCAGGTCCCGCCTGAAGCGGGGTCTAGCCGATGTACAAGTCAACATTAATGGCTGCGAAGACGACTGAGTTTCACCCCTAATTTTTCTTTCCACCTCCCCCTTGACTTCAGTCTTAGATAAGAGTACAACCAATCTACACGTGGATGATGCTCCCCCTTTCAGCCGGGAAGAATTTCAGTCTACGTTGTAATCGTCTTGGGTAGAGGGTGAAGTATTGGTTGAGTCAACAACTGAGTGCGGTCTAAAACGGTTACTGAAGCTCTAATTTAAGCTTCGGTAAACCGTTTTTTGTTTGTCCAATGACGATTGCGGCGGTATTGTAGTGGAAGTGTTGAAACCCTTAGTCCCACCAACCCGTGGGTTTTGTTTTGCCGTGGAGGCAGGATGCATCAGTCTACAGTTTCGAATAGCGTACCTGACCTGTTGCCGGAAATCAAAGTCGAAACTTCGACAGTCGGCTCCAAAGAGACACCAAATATTGTTCCTAATGAATCAGTTGATACGGCTTTTAAGGTCGTCCTCAATTACCTCGCTGAGACTATCACTGCTCAGCTTTTGGAGCCCATCACCAGTCAGGTACTGGCTCGTATCGGGGCTGTACCTTCTACTTTAGTTTCGTCGGAGCCTAAGGTACAGAAGCGTCAGCTTAGCCCTGAGGCTCGGAAGCGCATTTCCGACTCTCAGAAGGCTCGTTGGTTGACTCGTACTCGTAACCTGAGTCCTGAGGTCAAGGAGCGCATTTCGAAAGCACAAAAGACCCGATGGTCAGCTAAGAAGGGTATCACCCAGTCTACTCCCTGCGAGTCTTCGACCGCTACGGAGGCTGATAGTCAAAGCCAGCCCAACAATCCAGTCGTAGTAGAAGTCGAGACTCCCAAGGAAGCTACTCTGGCAGCGCGTGAAGGCTACAGGGGGGACAACTTCTACATCAGTGAAGGCGGTCAATTCATTGGTGACGACGGGTTTGTTGTGCCGAAGAACTTCAGCGAGTTTTTTGAACGCTACCCCCGTTATCTTGAAAACTGGGTGCGACGGCGGCTGGGCGGTAAGGGTATTGAGGAAGACATTGAAGACTGGGTGCAGGAACTCATTATTCACATGAAGTATCTGCCTCAGACCTCCAAGCACCGTTTGGCAGGTAAGGAGGATGTCATCCAGACCTTCGACCCCTTCGCTCAGTACGGAGCCAGCGAACGCCGCTGGCGGAGTTATGTCAACTATTGTCTCACCAACAAGTTCAATACCATCTTTGGTAAGCGGCAAAAAAACCCTGTCTGTCTGGTTGGTAACGTATCCTTGGTAGCTGAGACTAACCCGGATAGTCGCGGTGAAGTAACTGACGAGTACGCTTACTCTAAGTCGAGCTACCTAACTGAAGCTACCCACCGAGAGGAAAAGAAGGCTGAGACCAGTTTCTTTGCGCATAAGTTCATCGAGTATGTGCATGACACTGACCCGGATGTGTTTCCTGTTCTTGAAGCTGTCTATGTGGCGGGTAGTGCGACGGATACAGTGAAGGAGTTCTGCCAGACCTGCAAGAAGCTTGCAACCACTAAGGATGTCAGGGAGGGGCTTCACGAAGGCCACGAGATTGGCATGAGCCAGAAGGAATTCAACAAGGCCCGTAACCGGTTGAAGCAGCTTGCCGTCGCGTTTGTGAAGAAAAAGCCTAAGGTAGCTGTGACGCTTACAACCCGATAATTCGTAGATATCGTCCCCCTAATTAGGGGGACATATTTATGTTTGCAAACTTCATTGCTTTCGAGAAAGACCTCGCTGCCGGATAGGTCTCGTAGCCCACGCATCCTACTCGTACATCAGGCGTCACCGGCTGTCTAACCACAACCAAGTAACATATGGCGGTATTGATAGATATGGAACAGGTACCTTCTCAACAGCAATTGACCGAGCACATCAAAGCGGTGTACCAGTTGTACTCGGATGTCTCGAAGAAGATGATTTCTAACGCAGAGTTTGCCCAGCGTATGGCTCCCCTTGCAGTGGCACATAAGCGTTTTGTCGAGTCCGGTGCGTTCCCGCTGAAGATGAAGGTACCGTTTGCCATCCCTGTTATTGGCGTCGTTGGTCAAGTAAGAGCCACGCCGCGTGCTCAGAAGACCGGGCACGCTCTTGACCTCAAATGCCAGTGTAAAGTATGTGTCAAGAAGCACTGCATCAGTATGGACGACCGTACCTTCCTCGCTAGACTAGGCATCACTTGGAGTAAGTAACGTAACCACAAGCATATTCTGTTGTGCGGTTATAAGCCAAGGTTGCGTATTATAGGGTATGTACATACACTGTCATAGCTGCCCGTGGGAACAAGACGATTTCTGGACTTCCAGCTACAACCCCTTCACCGTCCTGATGAGCGACATCAAGTGGCTCTGGTTTCCCAAGATGGTGCGAACCGAGAAGAAGGAATTCAGTTGGGTCGTGTTGGCTAGGTGCATCTACTGGCGGCTCTCGGCTCCATTCACTCAGAAGTGGTGGACGCACGCAAGCTGGAAGAAAGCTATCGCGGCTAACGGAGGCAAGTGGCCAGCGTGCCCCAAGTGCGGCGAACACAATCTGGATACGGACTAACTTATGACGAATGCAAAGCTGGTAACGATGCTGAAGTATTGGGCTGAGAAGACGCCCTGCAACATCAATGAGACCTCGTCCGATATTGAGGACGTGTACGATGATGGATACCATGACGGACAGATTGAGTTAGCCAAAGAACTCATCGACCTTCTCAAGTCCGAGGATGCGTGGCCACATGAGCAAGACTAACCACCGCACAGACGGCAAGGCTGACATCAAGTTCCCGCCTCCCGGTAAGGACTACTGCAACGGGAAGCGTGGAGAACGCAGGGATGTTGCTGGTGCGAAGAAATTCATCCACAGCCGCCACCGTGCCAAGACCAAAACCAACCTCGCGTCCTCCTCGTGAACGAGTTAAGAAATCATGGAAAGGGAACCGGGAAATAAAAACCACATGCAATGGAGTGGACAGGAAAGATAGCAGTCTTGGTTACACCGAACTAAACGTGGTCTCATGTTGTTCTGAGTGTCAATACGCTAAGAACGATACTCCCTATGCTGAATTTATCTCGTACATTATTCGAGCCGCTCGTCATATTCAAAAAGAGGGGCTAATGTGAACCCACGGGAAATATGTGAAGCTCTCTATTCTTGTCGGTATCGGTACAAAAACGAGAAGGACTTGCAGCAGGGCGTCAACCTCGTTCTCACTGGCCTCGGATTGGAGTTCGAACCAGAGGTCAGCTTGACTCCCCGCGACCGCATCGACTTCCTTGCCGGGACGCTCGGTATAGAATGCAAAGCAGACGACTCCAGCGGGGGTACCAGCCTCGCCGCCGTCACCCGTCAACTCATGCGGTACGCTCAGTCCGATAAGGTCAAGGAACTCGTCCTTCTCACGACCATGAGCAAGCACAAGAATCTACCAGAAACACTGAATAACAAACCGCTATACATAGTCCATCTCTTGCTGAGCTTCCTCTAAGAAAGTTTAGAATGAGGCCGCTATGCGCCTACGTAAGTTTGCCATCACCGTCATGGTCTTCGCCGTCGCGTTCTTCCTCGCCACGGTGCTGAACCTCGGTGTGTGTGCCATCTGCCCTAACTGCCACCCAGCCATCGTCAGCGGTCTCATCGCGGCTACCATGGTTGTGCTTTTGCTCGGAGGAATGGGTAAATAGTTGATATACGATAGTATAAAGTGCCAACTGTCAAAAATCAAAAATCACCAGTATTAGAACCCTATGTACGGCGGATAGCATGGAAGATTTTTCATTTAGAGGACAACGAATTGACAACAGTTGTGCATGTAAGGAAGAGCCCTCAGTTTGACATCTACATTGGCCGGTCGTTCTTGGAGTTCTCCCAGTCCGACTGGCACAATCCCTTCCGCCTTGGCTACGACGGCAACCGCAAGGTCGTGCTTGAGAAGTACCGTAGGTACGTCCTATCCATGCCCAACTTAGTTGTCCGTCTCCCAGAGTTACGCGGGAAGACCTTGGGCTGCTGGTGTAAGCCGAAGTATCTGTGCCATGGGGATGTGCTGGCTTTCTTAGCCGAATTAGACCATGTGGATGAACGCTCCGGGGAGGCAAAGTTTAGCTATCTGGGCCGACCTTCCCCCGTTCCGGGGTATTAGGTTAGTATGGCGAACCATAAACTCGACACCGACCAGCAGGTATTCTTCTACGAGCAGGACTTCTACGTCCTGTCCAACTTCTCGTCCTTCACCCTTCAGTGGAAGGGTATCCGCTTCGACACGTCTGAAGCAGCGTACCACTGGGAGAAGTTCAACTACAGACCCGAGGGGGCTCTGGATAGACTGACCGTGTTCGGCATTCAACAGAGCATCATCAAGGCTCCCTCTGCTCACGAAGCCTTCAAGACTGCCGCTCAGTACACAGAGTACCGTCGTCCCGATTGGGAAGATGTAAGGACTGGCATCATGCAGGACTTGCTCAGGGCTAAGGCGTATCAGCATGAGTACGTGCGTCGTAAGCTCATGGAAACCGGTACCCGTGAGTTGATTGAAGACTCCTATCGGGATTCATTTTGGGGCTGGGGAGAGGACGGCAACGGCCACAACATGCTGGGCAAGCTTTGGATGATAGTCCGTGAAGAAGTAAAGAGCCCGGACTTCCACATCCACGAATTCATCGCTCCCGGCAATGATGACGCACAGCAGTGTGATGCCGATTGTCGGCAGAACGCCCACAAGTGCAAAACCTGTAGCAAGACGAGGAGCGAGTTGCCAGCATGGGTCTAAAGATTGACGTTGACATATTCGAGTTTGCCGACACACTGGCGACCAAGGCACTCAAGTTCATCCGGGAGACTGACGGCGACCCCTGCTTGGAGTCAGTGTCGCAGTGGGGTAGCTTCGTTCAAGCCCTTGCCGAACCCATCCAGAGGCTACGCAACCATGCGAAGGAGAAGGCAGAATACAACCGGAAGATGCGGGATAAGCCGGAAGAGATTCCGTGTGTGAACCCCATGTGTCCCTGCACTAAAGTACCGAATTCGTGAGTGCTTAGAAAAGCAAGGTAGCTAACTTGAAAATATATGGTTCGGTAACTTATAACAAGAAGAAGAACAGGTTTGATATCACCTGTGAACCACACATCGCCATCCGCCTCAAGCGGGTGTTCGCGAAGATAGACACGTGGCAGTATGGCACCCAGTCACTTTCAGCCACACCCGAAAACTGCCTAGACCTACAGTGGTTTATCGAACGCCACCCACTCCTACTATCCCCCGAAGCTGAAGTAAGGATGCTGGGGGAGGCTGGTAAGTACAAGGAAAAAGTAGCATTGGTAGACCGGCTACTTTCAGGTCAGGAACTCCTGTCTACCTTCACTCTAAAACTCCCACCTAGACCCTATCAGGTGACTGGAACTTCGCTCTGGTTAGCGAATAATGGTCTGCTGTTGGCTGACGACGTTGGTTTAGGAAAAACCCTAATATCAATCGCGGGGCTCACCGACCCTCGCACCCGTCCGGCTCTTGTAGTCACCTTATCTCATCTCCCCAAGCAATGGGAGGCTGAGATTCACAAGTTCTCCGACCTGACCACCCACATCCTGAAGAAGGGTACTCCGTACGACATCCTAAAGTACACCAACGGTAAATTGCCAGATGTGTTCATCACCAACTATCACAAACTGGCAGGATGGGCCGAGACGCTGGCCCCTGTATTAAAAGGGTTAGTGGTTGATGAGTGCCACGAATTACGTCATCGAGACTCTCAGAAGTACAAAGCGGCCAGACACATTTCAGAAAATGTAGAGTATAGGTTGGGTCTCTCAGCAACCCCCATTTTTAACTTCGGCGGAGAAATCTACAACGTCATCGACATCCTTAGCCCCGGTGCCTTGGGTACTTGGGCCGAATTTGAACGGGAGTGGTGTACCTATCAGGATCAAAAGCCAAGGATCAAAGACCCCTCGGCGTTTGGCAGTTACGCCGCCGCCACCGGTCTTATGCTACGTCGCACTCGTAAAGATGTGAAGCGAGAGCTTCCTGAGGTCACCTCAGTTCCCCACTTTATCGAAGCTGATCTAAAGGTGCTTGACTCGATGAAGGGTCAAGCGGTTGAACTGGCTAAACTAATCCTGAAACAGGGAGGACAGGATTTCAAGGGGCAGAAGATGCAAGCTGCGGGTCAGTTTGACCTTAAGTTGCGTCAGTATACAGGGGTGGCGAAGAGCCCTTACGCCGCTGAGTTCATTCGAATGTTGATAGAAACCTCGGGGGAGCCTGTGCTCGTTGGGTTATGGCATAGGGAGGTTTATTCTGTCCTCATGGAAGAGTTGAAAGACTTGAACCCTGTTATGTTCTCGGGGTCAGAGTCCTCCGTTCAAAAGGAAGTTTCCAAGCAGAAATTCATCAGTGGAGAGTCTAAGGTGATGCTTCTGTCCCTTCGTTCAGGTGCCGGAATGGATGGACTTCAAGATATTTGTCACCTAGTTGTATTTGCTGAGTTGGATTGGTCACCGTCAGCCCTAAAGCAATTCATAGGTCGTGTACATCGTGACGGTCAAGACGACCCTGTGACTGCCTACTATCTTCTCTCAGAGCACGGTTCTGACCCAGTGATGTCAGATCGGTTGGGTATTAAGAAACAACAGTTAGAAGGGATTATAAACCCTCACCAAACTATAGTAGAAGAGCTTCAAACGGATGACGACTACATCAAAAAGATGGCAACCAAGTTCCTAACAGACCACGGAATCGAGATACCTAAGCATGATGACACCATACAAGCTACAACCACCGACACTGACGACGGGGACAGCACCATACGCAGTACAGGAGAGGGAGAGGGGTCGGTTACTTCTTGATGCCTTCATCTCGTGGGTCAACGCCGATGAGGAAGACGCCATTACCTTTAGCCGGAACCTTGGTTGTTCCATTCGAGACGAGATTGAACGTCTTCGCAAGATTGAAGCTGCGGTCATAGGGTTCGGAGCTTCACTATGAAGTGTGACTATGTTAAAGACGATGGCACTTGTCTGGGCCTTCCGTGTAATGAAGCGGCTGAGTGGCGGTTCAACAATCAGGCCGAGGATGATAGCGACTATGAGGAGTTTGTAGTTTGCAGCAACCATCTTACTGACATGATGGAACCAAGGGTAAGTTACGTTGTATGTAGTCTGGAGAGCTAATGTTCAAGAAAATCAAAACCGAAATCAATATCCTCGACTCCATCGAGCAATTCCCCCACTGTGACCAGAGAATCCTTCACGCTCCCGGTGAGTGTGAACACTGCGACAAGCAGAAGGACTGGCAAGCTCTCCGCGCTGCTTGGGGTATCGCTTTCACTGGCTGGGAACCAGAAGGGGTGGAGTTGCCTTGCCCTGCTGACCATGCCCGTGGAAACAAACACAAACTCTGGCCGGGTAATGTGGCCGAGGGCAAAAAATGAAGGTCATCAATCTCATCGGAGCATCGAACACCGGCAAATCCACCACCGTCTACGGGCTCCTGTACTACATGAAGCGTATGGGTTTGAGCGTGGAGTACGCCAGCGAGTATGCAAAGGATATGGTGTATGAGCACAGAGGAAACATCCTTGCCGACCAGCTTTACATTCTGGCAAAGCAGAACCGCAAGCTATCCCGTCTGGAGAACATCGACTACGCGGTCACTGACACGTCCCTTCTTCTCGGCATCGTCTACGCGACCGACCCCAAGCCTGAACTGGTGGATGTAGTCCACGCCTACTTCAACGAGTACGACAACATCGTCTTCTACCTTCCCCGCAACGACGACTTCAAGTTCCACGGCACCGGCAGGGTGCAGCAGGACAGAGAAGCGTCGGACTCCTTCGCCCCCAAGATTGAAGCCGTACTCCCGCCCCATGCCATCCGCCTTGAGCGGTCGAACGATTACGTGATGCCCATCCTCGAACATCTAGGTCTGGCTCAGGAAGCATACCGGATGAAGGTACTGAAGGATAAGTATGAACCCAAGTAAGCCTGAACGACATTGTCCCTGCTGCGATTACTCCTTGAATGAATTGCTGTACACCACTCCCACCGGCCAGCAGATTGTTAGCTGTGAGAAGTGCCAGATGGTGTACGCCACCCACACCCCTGTAATCGACTATGGCAAGGAATCCATCTATGCTTCCGGCACCTACAATGCCCAGAAGGCTCACTACCGTGCCATCGTAGCCAACACTATGAGAGCCGGAGCTACCGTAAACACGTCGGTACTGGACGTGGGGTGTGCGACTGGTGGGCTTATGGAGGCGTTCATCGCAGCCGGATTTACCAACGTGGAAGGTATCAGCCTCTCTCAGGCCGAAGTCGATTGCTGCACAGCCAAAGGATTGAAGGCTCGGTGCTGCGGTGTGGAAGCATGGCTCCCGAATACGTATGACCTCATTACCGTTTCCCACGTGCTGGAACATGTCCCCGACGTGCAGGGTTTTCTCCACAATTTGAAGCGTT